CCTCCCATCATACCCCACCTCATCTCTCCAATAATGTCCCGCATACCCCAAACTATACCCTCATCCTTCCAATAACGTCCCGCATATCATCCTCCCCGCATATCCCCGTCCCGAATATCCCTCATACTTCCTCACAACCATATCACCCTCCATCTCATTTAATTTGTTATATTTGTACGTAACTTAAATTATTTAATCATGTATCAATATATTACAGATAACTTTGTGGAGGGGGGGGGTATTTTAACCATCAGATAAGGAGGGGGTATGTTTAGGCGCAGGGCTTCTTCTTCCGGTAAGATCCACTACCGTATTAATATAGACAAGATCATGTGTCCTAATCCTGTAGATATATATATTGATGGAGATACATATCAATCTGATTTTAACGGATCTTATCTTGATATATATCGCAATAAGAAGATAGAAGTTATAAGAATAGGTGGACAGATAGTTTCAAAGGATCAACAATATGAGTACAACGTTTTATTAGGCACAACTGGAGGTGTTTCAACAGGGACTCTTACGTATCTATATGATTCTGGTGTGCATTGAGATTTAGCTGATACGGAGTTATACGGGCATAGGATAACTAAATTTACTCCTATAACGGAGATAACTGATCCTGAGGAGATCATCAATTTCACTTACATGTCTGAATTTTATAATCAGATTACAAGTAACAATCGTATAACTTGGCAAGGTGATCTTATAACAAATGGTTATTGTATAGTAGCCAATACCTGCCATGGATGCCAATCTGTTGCAGTTGGAACTGGCATTTACAATAACACCTATAGAGTAGGTATAGTAATTGTAGCACCTAATGATAGCTTGTGATGAGGATGTAGTACCAAATGGAGGGAGGCCTCCCTTCATCCCTCCGAGCCTACCCATCGGGTCTTCCTCCGGCTACTTCCCTTGGTATATATCTTTATGGGATAATTAGATAGGTAGTGGCACTACCACTACCTTAATATTATAGATCTCGTATCAGTCTAATTCTTTTAGGATTTCTTTTATCCGATACGCCTACTTGACCGTAGCCTGAAACCGACCAATAATTTCTATCATTACATTCAGAGCTTGTCATATACGCCTCAGTTGAGGCTTGGAACATCTTACCTCCAATAAGATACAATATATCATTTATATCAACCATCCTCATATATACCAATGACATTTGCGGACAAGAGGGGATATACCAGTCATCGAATCCAAGGGAACGGTCTGGCTTCCATCCTACCGTTCTTCCCCCGCCCTCACACCGCCTCCCCGTTCTTTTTGGCTTCCTTCTGGTTTTATCCTCAAAATTTCATATCTTTGGGAAAAAGCTATAATCATGTTAGACATATTTCATAAGCTTAAGATCTTCTTCTGCGACGATGATGTTGAGAAGATATATGTAAGGGACAGTACGGTCATCCGCGACAACGAGATCCATAGGATGTATAACGAGATACTGGACGAGCTAGGTGATTTGGCTACTGTCGTGTCAAGGAACTACGTATATGGTAAGATAAAGGACAGGACGGGATTAAGCATCCGTCATATCAGTAGGATAATAAACCATACTAAAGTTGAGGAGATATGATTAAGGATACGATGGAGCTGGATATGATAAATGAGATATCAGCGTTATTCGTGATGATATTCACGGCCGGGTTGATGTTTGTCATGCCGATGTTAGATATAGAGTGCGATGATATTGCTATTATAATAGGATCAGGAATCATACTATCTTTTATACTAACCATAATACCTATCTTACTTTCTTATGATATAAGGGATGAGATCATTGAGTTGATTGGGGATATGGATAGCCAGATCGTGGTAGATACTTCGGTATATAAAACGAACCTGCCCTAAGTAATTCCTAGGGCAGATATTGATATCATTTTAATTTCAAGTAAGATTCTATTCTATCAGCGACCTCATTAGGCGTATGACCATCCCACTTCCATGCCGTTTCACGTTCAGGGATATTGAATAACCCCCAATACCGGTTCTCATAATGATTGGATATCTGTCCCGTTGGCAGTTCTGCCATTACGATAAACCACCCTCCACCGAAGCATTCCTCCCCATCATAATGCTTATGTGACTTACAGACCTTTACATCCCCTTTAGCCAGCTCGTTGAAGAGAGCGGCATTGTAAAGCATACGGTATCTGTATAGCTCGTTAAAGGTATGATATCCATCAGATACGTTACCCATATCTAATTTCTCGAATATTTTATCCATCTTATTATAAATTACACAAACTTTATTTTCTTACGTACTTATCCAGCAAATCTATTGACAACTTCGCTCCCAGCTCCTCCTCCAACAAATTAAGGTAGTTCCGATGCAGGCATCCGCCCCGCTCCACCTCCCTAAAGCCGGCCCCATCCCGGATCCTGACCAACCCTTTCCTTGGATCCATGTCGATCAGATCCCGAAGCTCGTTCATGTTCTTGAACCGGTTCTCTATTACCTTAAATACATCGATCTTAGGTTTCTTATCCTTATCTTTGGACTTTATCTTAACTCTTCCACTCATATCAATTATCTAGTAGCTTTACATGTAATATGATTCATGTTATTATTGCCGCAATAAGCGCACATAGACGCGAAAGGAGAATACACCCTTCCGCATACTGGACATCTCCATCCATACATAACAGAATTTGTTTGTTTGTCAATTTCTTTCAACCCATCATTAGTAGTGGTTGATACATTTTTGTTTTCCATATCATTCATTACCGCGGTGGTTTCCTAACCGATATTCGCCGGTCATAGAGCCATCCTTATTTATCTTATCTGTACTACCAAACCCATTATCCCCTCTATCAGATTTTCCAAGATCCTCTAATGACTCTACTTCTTCCCATATGATACGTTCCCGTCTACGAATAAGAAGTTGTGCTACCTTACCACCTACATTACAATAATAAGGACTATCCCTATCCATTTTTCTGTGAACTATCATAATATCCCCACTATATCCTTCATCAATGGTAGCAGGGGCGTTTTGCATAATTAGCTCGCTATTAGTAAAACCACTACGTGGACGGATTTCCATCTCATAATCCTCTGGCAATTCTACATGTACGCCAGTATGATATATAATCCTGTCTCCGTCAAGTTCTATATCCTTAACGAACAAATCCATGCAAGCGTCTTCTTTATGAGCGTATTCAGGCAGCTTAGCCCCTTTTTCCAGCCATATCTTGACCTTACAAGTATCTATATCTTCAAGTAATGATTCTACCTCATTATAACTCATTGGTTGTTCTGACGCCAATGAAATGGCTCTTGCCAATACATTTTTAATCTTACTCATCGTATCTTGTTTTTAAATTCCTTTCCTTTCGGACATTGTAATTTACATTCCTCGCCACAAGCGGAACAGTTGGGTCTCATTCCGGGCACCCCTCTTCCCCCGTACGGCCAGTAGGCGTAATCGCAGACGCTCCAGAACGCCCCCATCGCCTTGATCTTGGCATCGACGGTTATCTTCTCCTTCACCTTTTTCATGCTTTTCCTGAACTCGTCTTTCATATCCTTCCCTTCTATCTGTCTGGCCTTACGTCTCTCATTCCACCAATTATAGTAGAATTTATCTGCCATCTTATAAGCTTCTGGGTCAAATTTATCACGGTGCAGGATAGGGGCATCCTTGACCTTTCTCAAATTCCTGCCACAAACATAAGCGAGCCCGGCGTACGGAGGTATGTCCTTAGGATCAACCAACCCATCCGGAACGCAGTAGTAGAAGTAATTGGGGCGGCCGTACCTGACCCAGTCTCCGGTCTCGTACAGGGCTTGCTTTCGCGCCTCGAACCAGCCTTGCATTACTTGGTGCTTACCCTCCTTCTCGAAATCCTTGTTATAGTCAGCCAACGAGATCTTCACCTCAACCTCATAAGCGTACATGGATCTGGTTATAGCCAGATAATCGGACTCCCAGTTATAGACATACAAGTTGTTTATAATCCATCTAGGAGATACCAAGAACTGTCTGTTAAGGATATCCAATATCCCTCTTTCAGTGTATTCCGTGCCTTTATTTGATTGCCGTGTTCCCATCTCCAGTAAGAGGATTATTCCTATATCCTACCGCCATTATAGCGTTACCTATCAACATCCTCAACTTCTCCATATCCTTATCATGGAACGAGAAAGTGGTTAGAATATGACCATTGGTCTTATCATAAGATTTTATCATCAACACAGCCACATACTCACCCATCATCTTACCATTTATGATATCAAGATCAATTATGCCGTGATCTATTAGATCAACCACATCCCATCCTGATGGTAGATACGTTTTTATTTGATTAATGTCCATCCCAAATAGTTATTATAAATAGGAGGGTCGTGCTACCCTCCTATAGATTACACACGAAAAATAGAACTGAAAGCGATCTTAAGCACGTAAGATTTTGTTGATTCCCGTAGGCTGTCTACCGGTTATCGTTAATTACCGACCTACGGGAATATGTTTAAGAAAACACCATGTGGGGAGTGGGGGAATCGAACCCTTATCCACGCTACGATTAGGAATCGTAAATTCTATCCGTTAAATTAACTCCCCTAATTATCAATCCTTTAATTTTCTGTAGTAAGAGGCATGTCTTGGAATGCCAAAGATATCACATATTTTCCTTACCATATTGTCAGATACGCCTAATTTTTTACCGACACTTAGGAAAGACTCATTTTTAAGCATCTCAAAAAGCTTATCCTTAGTTATATCACCATATTTGGATAACATATCCTCTCTTCTTTTCTTGTTATTACAATCAAAACACAAACTTCCCTCAGTATCATGACATAAATCCTTACCGCAGCACGAGCAATACTTAACTTCCACGGGTTTACAATACGCTATCCCTTCCTTATCAAAGTAAACCTCAGCTCCATGATGAAACCTTGTATGATCGGCATTAGATCTAAATATCATAAGATTATCAGGTCTATTATCATGCCTTATTTTATTGATATGGTGAACGACTTCTTCCGGCTTCAAAAGTCTTCCTATTTTTCTTTCAGCCACGATTATATGTTCATATACAGCTCCGCTACTTCTAGCTCTATGATGAGTCGTATCTATTATCTCTACATATCCATTATCCATATTAAAACAATATTTTAGCGAATCCGGCTGGAATCGAACCAGCATCTCCAATATTATGGTAATCATCCAATGATCCTCGGATCCATATGTCCCGATCCTCCCGGACAAGGACATCAAACAAAATCTAAACTCTAAATCTAATGACAAAACTCTATGCTAGTTTTTCCCCAAAAAAAATAGCGTGGACCCGGCCGGACTTGAACCGACAACCTACTGGTTATGAGCCAATTGCTCTTACCGATTGAGCTACGGGTCCTAAATATACCACATCGTCTTTCACAAGAGGATGTGGGACGGAATTTCTCGAAGTTTATATAGTAAAGTTATGAAACTATTGTCCAACATTCTAGCATATAGCACCAATCCTCGAACGGGAACGTCTCTACACCAGACCTACCCCATCCCGTCCCCCAACTGTTCTGTAGGACGAAGCCGGCCTTGTCCCAGCCGGTGAGGATAACGGCATGACCTCCCAAGTTCTGTCCTTGGCCTTGCCAGAATCGATTACCATAATTATAGCAATACAGACCTATAACCAGAGGCCCATTCAGCATCAACGCTACCTTAGCCGATACCGGATCTATGATCCTAGCGTAACTGTTTATTTTCTCCCCATCTACGCCTACGTTTTTAATAGACTTGATAGCGTCACGAAGAACCATCCCGTCCTGATCCTTATCCTCTCTCAGATCATATATATCGTAAGGAGAGATCTTAGCCGGTCTTTTAATAGCCCTTATACTCTTTCTCCAATTAAGTATCTCAGCCAAGCTTATTGCCGCGCAAATAGGGGAAGAACCTTGATCCACTACGCTATCGACATTATTGATCTTATACTCATCAGGAACAGCCTCGTGCTGCATGTTCATGATAGCGTCCCTATCATCCGATGGTGATGGTATGTAACCTAGTCCGTATTTCATCACTTATCTTTTTTATGATAATCAATTATCTTGATATTAAACGTATCGGATCTTTGCCTTACCTGTATCGAACCCCTAGCCTTTCCCTTGGCGTCGTACAGGGCGGTGAAACCAAATTTATCGACCCGACCATCGTCCAGCGTAAACCGCCACTCCTTCCATTGGCCCATCACGGTACCGGAAGACACTATTGAATCCACTACATAAGATATATCAGTAGTATCATATTCCGTATAGTAGGTTCTTGACGTACCGCATCCGACAACCGCTAAGGTAAGGATAGTTATCAATAATAACAAGATCTTATTCATCCTTTTTAGATTTTTTACGTTTCTTAGATTTCTTCTTATCCTCCACCTTATTCTCGACATTTACATCATTACCGGCATCGGCATCAGTAACCTCAGGAGCGTTATTTTCAGGTATATCAATATGACCGGAATTAGGATCCATCTTATCCTCATCAACAACAACCTCATCAGGCACATCGCTATCTAAAGCCTCTGGATCGATATGATTCTCTAAATACTTGATACGATCGGACATGATCTTAATCTGATCCTCAAGTTCAATGTATCTTCTTCTGGCTTCGCTTAGTAATTTGGATGATAGCTTATGTTTCTTCTCGATATCCATATAAGCCCGTTTAAGAGTCTCTTTCTCTTTCACCGACTCATTATATAACTCTCTTGATTTACTAAGCTCATTTCCCATCTTAACTATATGAGAATCCTTTGATTCTATATCTTTATTAATAGAATCAATGAGCGTATTAAGATAACTTACTTTCTCGTTCAATTCAAATACCTTCGCAAGAGCATTTTTGTAATCTTCTCTTAATTTATTTGAATAGTTAATAGCCTCATCAAGATCCTGATTTAGAGTATTTATATAGCTACTCTTTACTATCTTCAATCCGAACATCCTCAACGCTTTTATAAGTTCTACGAATATCGGCCTTTATCTTGCCGACTATAATTAACTCAGCTATATGCTTATCTTTCTCTACTATAGCTATATCCTTGCGGACATTAGTGACTCTGATCGTAATATTCTCGTTGTTGGAGAAAACGAACGGTGATCCTACCAAAGTGAGACCTGTATCGTTGGTGAACGATGGCAGCATCATAACCATCCCGACAGTATCATCCGGGAACGACGCCGATACACCTGTATCTATATCAAGAACATCACCTTGACCCAACGGGAAGACATTACCTTGCTTGATAGGAATATCCTTTCCCAATGAGTTCCATGCCTTAGAGAATTTTAAAGAGTTAAGAAAAATTTTACCATCTTTCTCAACTATCCCTACCATTGGATCGCAATTCATGTGAACCTCATCAAGCTTATCATCCGGCTTCTCATCAAGATCATCAAGGTCTCTAGCTGATGTAAACGACTTACTCTCCAGAAGTTTTTTAATATCCTCAATGCTGGTCATTATAATTTGATTATTAAATAAACGATCTTCAATCCTAACTTCAAATCAGATGTCTTTTCGAACATCTCCCTAAGAGGTAAGATAGTAGCGTCAAGATCTGACGCTACCCATTCTCCATCCTTATAATACATATCCTTTTCCTCGGAATACGCTACACAAGGTCGATGCCCTAAGTTCTTCATAACCGTATCTACCTTATTTGGGGTAGGCATCGAGACACGGTTCACTTTAGTAGATATATTAAAATTACTTTCCATCAACTTTCTGATTTTTAATTAGTTAATTAAAATGGAAGATCATTGTCATCTCCAAAAGGAGGATATTGAGGAGGTTGCTGTTGACATCCAAAAGAAGGTGCTTGGGCTGTCTGAGGCGGAGCCTGCTGGTATGATGGAGGAGGTGTCTGCTGCTGGGCCTGCGCCTGATATGACGGTGGGGGCGTTTGCGTTGTAGCCTCACCATCATTGTTTTGGATTGCCGACTGAGCAGGTTTCACACCATCTGTTTTAATGCTTTGAATATACTTATTAAGTACCTGATAGGCGAAAGCGTCTTGGGTCGTATAATCAAACTTCTTATTCCCCATTATATCAGTACTCTCAACCCTGTCAGGCCATCCATTCTGTCCATTCTTATAATATTGCTGGATAAGCTCATCTTTTCCGTCTGGAGTCTCCCTAGCGTATGAGATAAAGAAATTACCATGAGCGTATTGCTCTCCTTTTTTAGTATGCGCAGGATTGATAACAATCTTCCGTTTTAGGTCGATATTAGGCAAGTATCTTACAAGAGACTTAACATAGCTGTTAATACCGCCTCTTGAGGTCATCAACGGAACTTTTATAACATAATTACCTTCCTCATCGCTTATCTTTATAAATAAGAAATTTGTCTTAGCGCCATTCATCTCCTGCTCTAATACAAAAATATCGGAAAGATATCCTTCTATACCGTTCCAGAAAACCCTCCAGTAGGATACGGCTCCTGTCTTCTCATTTATATGTTCCTCGAAACCTTCCTTAGGTTCTCTTGACGATTGATATAATACACCACCTCCACTTATATTAAAGTATTGTGTATTAGATGATAATTGATTTTCACGAACTCCCATATTATATATATTAAAACGTTAAACAATAATCGATGATGACAAGAAATACTCGTTCTTATTATCCTCCCCATAAATCTTGTTGAAATGAGATTTATGATCATGTTCGATAACGACCCTATTACATGATATGCTTTTAACTATACCAAGATACCTACCACATAGCACATCGCATATAATATCATTACCGTTATGCGATAAAGCCGTAAGCCTTTCCTTACAAGATCTTCCAGACATAGGGTTCTCCGACATAATACCGCATCCTTTTTCCGTAAATATCAATTTACAATGATCAAATTCATTTATCTTGATATTATTCTGGAAGGCTTGGACGAGTAGATCCTTATCAAAGACATAGGTACTTGTTTTGACAAAATGCTCGTCCACGAACCTCCAGTTAGGATAATTACCGTCAAAGTGAATCTCATACATATCCATATCAGGGGTAGAGAAGTAAGTCCTAGTATCATCTACTTTGATAGACAACGTATCTAATGACTTATCTATATGTTTATCAAGTAATATAGAGGAGGCGTTTGATACCGGGATGAATACCTTCTCTACCTTATCCTGATTAGAAACAAAATACCTGTAAATAGTATTCCTGTCAGTACTTACTATATTAATATTAATCTCATCAATATCAATAACCACATTCTCGATGCAAGGATAAAGCTCGTTGATCTCCGTATAGTTACTGGCCTTGTTAAGTATCGATACATAATCATTCATCTTAACATTAATACCTCCTTCAGGAATATTATATACCATAGGGAAGGTATTTACGTCAAACGCCGGACAACTATACTCACCAGAGGCGTAGTATATGGTAATACTGTCCTTCTTATCGGAAAGCGCGATCTTAATCTCACCATTCTTCTGCTTTTTTATAAATCTGATAAAAGAGCTTGCCTCGACCAAGAAGGAGAAGTTAGAGTCAGCCTCAACCTCCAATCGCTCTATAACACATACCTTGGCGTTTACGGAAGTGATATAAGCCAGATTATTGACAATATCTATCTTAATATTCTTATAAAGTGAATTAGATCCTACATTTTTAACAACCAGCTCCAATTTACTCAACTTCTCATTTAATGATTTCGACAAGCATCTTATAAGCATAATGAACTACTTTTTATTACATAGCAAATGTAATCATAATTATATTAATACAAATACAATAAATACTTAATAGTATTAAAATAGTTTAAACTTACGTCTAATATACTCGGCTATAAGCGTGGCGTCACACATTCCGTCTTGTATCTTAGTAGGTTGTACTCCTTTTCCTGACCATGGTTTCACGAAAGAAACCAAAGGGAAAAGGCGCATGGCACATCGGATGGAGGTAGCCTTCGTGTCTAACTTCGCCGCCGTATACACCCGATCGGCTGTCGTATGAAGTTCCTTCTGCCAGGTCTTTGGTTGCACCTCCTCGAACATGAACCTAACATCCGGGTGAGATCCGTATCGCTCCATCATCTCCACCATCATAGCGAATAGGGCGTTCGGTTCCCGGCGTCTCCCGCCAAAGGTGAAGTTGCTGGCTGCCGAGCTGTTGTGGATGCTATGGACGTCCTCGACGGCGATCGCCAGCGTCCCGCCTCCCTTTTCTTGGATCTTGTCAGCGGCATCGAGGAAGAAGCTTGATATAGCCCTAAGATCTATATCCCCCTTAACCGATATCCTTGGAGTCATAATTACCTTAACCTCGCCATTTTCTGGGATCATGGACAATCCTCCGGTATCTATACCCGGATCTATTCCTATCGCTATATTCATATTTTTAAGGTATATAATGAATGAAAATCCTCAGGTCTAAACACCTGTATTGAGTTATCCGGATACATACCTATATAATAACCGTAAAAAGCCCGTAGAATGCCATTTTCTAGCCTTATATCCAATGCCTTTACCTTATTCCCTTCAACCATAACATCAACCTCATCAGTCTTGTTAGATATCTTATCGAACCATTCAGGTACAGGATCAATACCGTACCTGAATGCGTTTACCGTTGATTTTATAGAGATATATGTTCCCATATTAGATTAGATTACAATCGTCTCGTTTAACAACCTTAAAATCGCCATTTCTAAGTAATATCGCTACATCAGATCTCGTATATGTGAGAGGCGTATACGATACCAAATGATAAGAAGCCTGCCCTGTCGCTGGCCGAACCGGTCTTAATACGGCTATGGCTATATCGCCGCCAAGTTCCGTACCACCGGTGACACCCTGTAGGCACATGTATATGAATCCCTCATACTCATATCTCTTCCCGATAAATTCACTCATGGGAATACCTACGAACAGATAGTTCTTTACATCCCCATTCTTAACCTCGACAGCGTTATCTACGCTGGATGGTATTACGTCTACAAATTTTACTCCTATTGCCATGATTACAAATTCAATTTAGTTCTTAACTCTTGACACAATTCTTGATTATCTCTCATGATACTTAACGTATTATCCACCCCATTTCCTACCCGGACATCCCCGTACCAGTACCATGATCCTTTACGGGTAAAGATACCGGTTTCCTCGCACAACTTCAAAAGTTCAAGTTCCTTGTCAAATCCAACTCCATAATATAAGGCTGTCTCGGCTATCTGGAACGGTACGGCAGTCTTATTCTTCAGCACCTTTATCCTGACCTCATGACCTACTGAAGATCCGTCCTCACCTAATATAACCTTCTTTCTCGCCATCTCCATACGGATAGAGGCATAGAACTTCAAGGCGTTACCTCCGGTCGTTACCTTAGGATCTCCGTATATAACACCGATCTTCTCCCGATATTGGTTGATGAATACCAGAACACAGTCGCTTTTGTTTACGATCCCTGTAAGAACTCTCATAGCCTTTGACATCAATCGAGCTTGCAATCCCATGTTACTATCCTCCATATCACCCTCGATCTCCTTCTTCGGGACTAGATTTGCCACGGAATCCACGACAATAAATCCTACCCTGCCGGACTCCACCAGCTTGGCCGTGATGTCAATAGCCAGCTCACCGTAGCTTGGCTGGGAGATCAAAAACCGGTTTATATCCAACCCCATTTTCCTAGCGTACTCAATATCGAAAGCGTTCTCCACGTCTATTATAGCTACTAGCTTATCTGGATGTTTTTTCTGGAACTCGATCATACTTAACGTACACATCATAGTCTTGCCACAAGATTCCATCCCGACCAGCTCATGAATCCGGCCTACCGCCCATCCGCCGCCGAGAGCCTTATCCACCACCAGCGATCCGGTGCTTTCCCTTGGTATGGATATTATAGGCTTATCGTCGCCGAAGTTCATTATCGAGCCTTCTCCAAGCTCTTTATTTAAAGATGATACTAATTCATCTACGTCTGAAAAAAGTTCTTTCTTAGCCATTATAATCCAAATTCCTCAAAGTTAAATAAATCCTGTTGCTTCTTTATCATATCCTTACCGATGTCAGATATCTTTTCCGGATTCAAAACACCATCATTCTCATCCACCTTATCTATGAAGTCAGATATCTTATCGCTTAGCAGTACCATATCTTCCTTAGGCACTGATTTTAGATAAAGACCGTCTATTGACCTACATCTTGAAAGAGCGGTATATATCTGTCCTATCTCGAAGGCTCTACTAATGTCTACAAATATATTATCTAAAGTCATTCCCTGGGATTTATGGACAGTTATGGCGTATCCTAACCTCAATGGATATTGTATTATATAGCCGCAAGAAATGCCTTCAAGGGAATCGTCTACCTGCTTATACTTCATCTTCTCCCACTTCTCTTTGGTTATCTCCACCTCAGTATCGTTATCTAGATGAACATATATCGTCTCATCAACAGTATCTATGCTGGTTATGATACCCATCGAGCCATTGACATATCCATTGCCGTTTCTGGTTATTATGACCTTAGCTCCTACCTTTACTATAAGCTCATCCTCACAGGGCGCTACAGGCTTCTCCCCGAATACAGTAGCATCGAACTTAAATACCTTATTATTGATCTTATCAAGATTAGTCTTATTTATCTCATACGCCTCTTTGTTAGTTGAGCATATAATTATAGTATTATCCATATTATCCGGACACTTGACCCTACTATCCAATATCTGTCTTGACTCATCGGTAATAACACCACATCTTATATCCTCAAGTACGGAAAGAAGCTGAGGATCTTTTTGACGGAACACGTTCTCGAAGGTAATGACCGAGAATCCTGAGGCTCTTAATGCCTTAGATGAGAAAAAGAACCGGCTCTCATAATACCTATCGATAAAATCATCCGCCGTCACCACAGGAGGCAGTTGCGATAGATCTCCAAACATAATCAACCTAACTCCACCGAAAGGTTCCTTGCTACGCCTGCATTGTCTAAGTACGTCAGCTACCTCATCAAGTAAATCAGGCCTTACCATACTGATCTCGTCGATAACGATAGTATCAAGATTCTTGATCTTCTTCTTCATAAACGGACTTACATCCACCTTATTCGATAACATACCTCTCTCGATAGAAGGAATGTAAGGATCGTTCTTTATAGAGAAGAACGAATGGATGGTCTGTCCACCGGCATTCAAAGCCGCTACTCCAGTCGGGGCTACGATAACACATTTACCCAAGAACTTTACGATACGTCTCATGAACGTACTTTTACCACTACCAGCTCTACCGGTAATAAATAGATTCTCCCTAGTGGTGAAAATCTTTTTCAAGGCACGACCTTGCTCCACGTTTTTATCCACCGTCATAATATGACGAAGGAGGTCGTTTTCATTTCTAAAATCCTCTTGTACCATATCTTTTAAGTTTATGGTACAAAGATACGAATAGTTATAATTAACTATTAAAAATAAATGTGAATAATATATAAATATTAAATTTTATATCTGATACTCAAATCATCCGGCTTTACTCATCTCTGACCCTTTTACCCCTAAAAAGACGTCTTTTATAAAATCTTCGGAGATGATTATATGCATTATCTTTCCTCTGTATGATAGTCTTAGGTGTCCGATAGTTACATTTTTCCTGTCTTTGGTATTAACTATTCCGTTGTTTTTCTTTACCTCATCATATAAATCGGATATAGTCTTACAGCACATACTAAGAACTTCTTTTATCATCCGATATACCGTTCTTTGGGATATTAGCATCATACCTTCTTTTGATAACTTTATATTCAATCTATCCATAAGATATGACACATTGAATTTGACAGTTCTTTTTTTAGTTACCTTATATATCTTATTTATATTTCTGTTTCTAGCTGAGAATATTATTTTTGATAACATCTTGACTCTATTTAATTTACGACTTTTGTTAGCCATCCATCTTCTGGTATTCGAATCAAGATTTTTATCAAGGCAGGTATATACAGATTCTCCTTTCTTTACAAACATATCCTTTATCCTTGGGGTCTTACTAGCCTTATGCTTGTATTTTATGATATCCGATAAAGCTATCATAATCTCTCCTTCAGCCCAAGCCTTTAAGCTTATAAGCTGGTAGTTCATATCCTCATGAGAATCCCTTAACACATGGCGGTAGCAGAAATAAGCGCATCCATCTGATAGGATATCAATAAAATCATTGGTATTGATCTCTATCTGATCTCTATTTCCGCCATGCATCCTATTTCTTAGAAACACATGTTTGAATACGTTTATGATAATAAGATATATCATTGCCATCTTACATTCATCACTGATCTGAATACCTGATCCATGATACTCCTCATGTTTCAATGAATATTTTATAGCTGTCACTTTCTTGCCTTCCTTATTGGTAACAGGTTTGAAATCGACTGGGCATATAAGTGACCCGGCTGGAAGTTTTACGCATCCTAGCTCATCTTTTTTGGCCTGAATATTACGTGGAGTATATCTTTCGGTAAGAATCTTATCGAAATTTGATTTCATTTTGTGTAAAAGTGCTATCTTTGTCTCCATAATTTTTTTATTTGCTGCGAATATACAAGTTTCATCAATACGAAACAAGTTATTCAGATGGATGGGTAGCCTGTGAAGGTCACCCATTTGTTGTTTATACGAAATTATCGTAATAAATTAGAGAGGGTAAATCACTGTGTTTGTGGAAGATCATTTTTGACACAACACTTGTTACGCGCGCGTTAATAGGTATATTTATTAAATATAATTAACTCTATAAACATATACTATCTTCTAATATCTCTATCCGTACACAGAACCTCTCCTGACGTCGAGTTCCTGTGTACTCCACTTAAAGTCTCTATTTAATAAAACATTGCTTTTTACCGCCAAGGTATAGTGCCGTCAGGCAGGATACCGCAGGCTAAACCTGGTAGAAGCCGTATCCTATACCGGAAGCCGGTACCCCGGTAGGGGGATCGGGTGGAGCATAAGCCAAAGAAGAAAAAGCGAGGTCTTGTACGATCGCTCGCGCTCCGGCCGTCCGTATCTTCTACGGCAGGCTCCATGCCCCAAGGCCTCCCATTTCCCCTTGGCTTTATATCCCATAGCTTGGGAGGAAGGAAGCCAAAGGGAAAAAGCGAGGTCTTGTACGATCGCTCGCGCTCCGGCCGTCCGTATCTTCTACGGCAGGCTCCATGCCCCAAGGCCTCCCATTTCCCCCTTGGCTTTATATCCCATAGCTTGGAGGGAAGGAAGCCAAAGGGAAAAAGGTGTGGTCATGTCCCGTGAGGCAGGATAGGGCTGTCCACAGCCGTCCTGGGTGCTCTGGACCTGTGCTCCACCGGCCTCGTTCCTGTGGCTCACGGTAGACCTACCCAGCTTCCCTCCTCGACTCCCGCTACCTTTTTCCTTTGGATGCCTGTTCTTTCTCTGTCTACCGTACCTCGACACAAGTGCCGGCCTTATCCCGTAGGAAGATGGAGCTGTCCTCCGCCGTCCATGCGCGCGCGAGGGTAATGCAGATGCTGGTGCTGGCCTAGCTGGGATTGGGTTCCGCCGTCCACTCGCGAGCGTGAGGGTAAGGGCTACGCCCAATGTCGTAACACCCACCCACCTTTCCTTGGATTCACTTAATGTAATCAAAATCATCGTATATTATGTTGATTATGTAGATATTTGTTGACAATGATATTTTTTTTAAGTAGTTTTGCTGAAAACTAATTTTATATGTCGGAACAGAGGAAAGCTTTCGTATTTGCGTTGCCTTACGACACTAGGCTGGATATGATCCAGCAGTTCTTAAGGATATACAATGGCTATCTGGATTCCAAGGGTAGGAGCTTGATTACTGAAAGGACGATAAACTTACTTTCTTTCTACATCAACTACGGATACTCGGATGATACCAGGGCTAAGTACATGGATTGTCATGGACAGAAGGAATCTTACGTCGCTGTCCTGAACAACGAGCTTAAACGTGGGGGTTTTCTGGTGGACAAGAAGAACGGGAACTTCCGTACCCGTGAGCTGTCTATTGAGATGAGAAGCTTACGTAACTATTTTATTCTTGACGGGGAGGGTGATGATACCCGTGTAATGGGGTTTGTGTTCAAGAGAAACAAATTGGATATTGATGGGTAGGAATCTTATTTCATTCGATAGGGATATCGTGGATGAGGTGGTAAGAAGATCTGATGGGAAGTTTACCAAACAACAGGTAGAGTGGTGCATGAAAGCATCCGTATCTTACGTCCACCACCTAGCTAGGTATACTGACAATATATCTATCAGAATCCCGTTTATCGGATACGTTGTATGCAATCTCCGAGAGATGCGGGTAAGACGTGATAAGATACGTCGGATATTTGTCAAGGAAGGTAATCGTTATCCGGATGAAAGGATGCCTATTGAGCTTGATTGTCTGGATAAGAAGATTAAGGCGATAGAGGATATGGAGGGGTTGAAGAACGGAGATCCTCTTATACGTGATAACCATGAGGCCATGTATCAATGTCGGTATGGAATGACATGGGAACAATTACAGGATTTTCAACAAAAACAATTTAAGAAATAATATGCAAACAATCGGTAAAGCCCAAGTGATAGCCCAAGCTTGGGAAGACAGTTTATTGGGTAGGATTCCTAAGGATGAGAAGGATTATCCGGAGTGGTACAAGAATCGTCTTGATTTATGCAAGAAATGTCCTAAGAACTCTTCTAATATAGCTTTCTTTAAGTTACCGGCTAAGGTATTGATGCAAAGATTGATGGGAAGACAGGCGTGCTCGTTGTGCGGTTGCTTTATTAAGGAGAAGGCTTGGATGAAGACCGAGGTATGCCCGCTGAAGTTCGTGGAAGGAGAGAAAGCTAAATGGAATGCTATGGAGGTGATAACAGCCGATCATAACGATTTTAATATCGAGTGCCCTAACGATTCCTTTGATATAGGACTGACGGATGACGAGAGCGAGTTTTATCTAAATATTTTTGATCAGAAAATAGGTGATAAGATAGAAATCGTGTTATTTATCACCCATAAAGATGGTTTCCATGTCAAGGAGCATCATCTTGGATGTGGATGTATGGGAGACGTTTCATATAACAAACATCCTGACAATGAGAATAGAACTATATTTAGGATGACATTGGATACCTCAAAATATACGGAAGGTCATTTTGAGAAACATCTATCTCTTATGGGTTATACGAAGGACGATCCTGAACGTAATTTCAAACATTTCCCGCTACGTATTATAGGGGAAGCTTATAAGTAAATACTATGCGAAGTCCCGTAAGAAGTAAGATAGATGATCGTATCCATGCCCTTATTGTCATGGAAGTCGGTTGCCGTGAGTTGCCTGAATATTCATTGGGTGATATACTTTACTCCGCTTTAAGGAGGACAGCTAGGGCTAATGGTGGTAATGTCCGCTTCTTGCGGGATGTTAGTACCAGGGATTTATTGAGGTCTATAGACCAAAGTATAAATGATGAGATTGAGTTGAATAGCAATGATTATAACGCGTGATTATTATGGAGGAGAATAAGGATATAAAAAAGGAGATCAGGGATTATCTTAAAGAAGAGTCGGATACCCATATAAGGCATTGGATAGCCATAAAACGTGAGAGCAAGCGTCTGTATAGCGATATTGAGGATAGGACTAAGAAGATAGCCCTTAAATCATCTTCGTTGATAAAAGAGGAGGATTTTGTCGTTCTTCATGAGATGACCCATAAGATACAGATGTTGAATATAGAGGCTGTAAAAGTCAATTCTAGGTTGATGTTCATAATCCAGTTGGCTACCAGCTTCGGTATGGATCTGGATTTAGACACGACATATGCGTCCACCGCCAAGGGTATTATAGAAGACAGGACATCTGGATTCGTGTTTTATGATGACAAGGAACGTCTGAGATATGCCGACAAGGAGCTTGAGGATATGTTCCATGACATGAGCGTGAAGGAAGTAAGTAAGATCGGGGTTGTTCAGTCTTATGAGCTTCTTATGAAACAGTATAACGAGTTTAAGGATATAATCAAAAATAATATTAATTCCATATAATTTCATTATAGGGCTTTAATATATCCATAAGGATCTGATTATTAGCCTAAGCCTTGAGACAGAGGCTACGTTATTTGAGAATATATAGTTACCAAGGAATGTTTACCCAAGTTCCTTGCTCTAAGGTAGGTGATTAAACAGGGATCGTATTTGGGTTCCAGTGTTGCCTATATAAAACCTCAAAATAACATTGGCGATGGGTACTTACAGGAAGCAATTTCTGAGTTACATCTTAATTGATGTTTTATTTATTAATTGAAAAATAGAAAGTTAAATGGTATATATAAAGGACATAGACGGACGACCTTTAATGCCTACAAAAAGACATGGAAAGGTTCGGTGGCTGCTTAAAGAAAATAAGGCAGTTGTAATAAATTTATGTCCTTTTACGATTCAGTTAACTTACAAATCAACCGATCATAAACAACCGGTTACTCTGGGTATTGATGCAGGAGCTAAACATATCGGTTTTTCTGCAACAACTGAAAAAGAAGAGTTATTTGCTTGTGAAACAATCTTAAGAACAGATATCGTAGATTTACTTTCAACGAGATCTCAAAACAGAAGGACAAGAAGATCAAGGCTCAGATATAGGAAGCCTAAATTTAACAACAGAGTTTTCTCTAAAAAGAAAGGCTGGGTAGCCCCTTCTGTAAAACAAAGAATTGATTCCCATTTAAACGAAGTGAATGAAATTCATAAAATCCTTCCGATTACTAAAATAGTAATTGAGGCCGCTCAGTTCGATACTCATAAAATGAAAAATCCTAATATTTCAGGAATTGATTATCAAAACGGAGAACAACTTGGATTTTGGAATGTCAGAGAGTACGTTTTGTTCAGAGACGGACATAAATGTAGTTATTGTAAAGGGAAATCAAAAGATCCGATCCTGAATATTCATCATATCGAGTCTCGAAAAACAGGAGGTGATTCCCCTTCCAATCTCATTACCTTGTGTGAAACTTGTCATAAGGAATATCACAAAGGCAATATTGATTTAAAGGTAAGGCGAGGCAAGTCGCTTTGCGGCGCAGCCATAATGGGAATCATGAAATGGAGATTATACGATGAGTTGAAGTCAAGATATTCAAACGTTTCAATGACGTTCGGTTACATTACAAAATATAATCGGATTAAATACGGAATAGAAAAATCACATACATCCGATGCGTTTGTAATTTCTAAGAACTTCAATGCGAAACGAATTGAGTATCAATACTTGAAACGTTTAGTTCGTAGGCATAACAGGCAAATACATAAAATGAAAATTTTAAAAGGAGGGAAGAAGAAAAATAATCAAGCTCCTTTTGAGGTTTTCGGATTTAGATTGTTTGATAAAGTATTGTATAACAATGAAATAAATTTTATTTATGGAAGAAGAAAATCGGGAAATTTCAATATCAGGGATTTCAATGGAGAAAATCCAAAGGATGTTTCATACAAAAAGCTTAAACTCATTAGAGGAAAGAGGCATCCGATTATATTAAAGTAAATGAATGTATATAAACAGGTTTAATATATTTTTAAATATGAAAGCCAATGCCACAGGGAAGACGAAAGCCGACGAGTAAGGACGTCGATCGGGTAAACGATAATCTTGAGGTCATAGCCAAGGCCGTGGATGACGCCAAGACGTATATCGCCAAGCATCCATGGGATAAGGAGAAGCCTGAGGATATGGCTAGGGCGTTCGATTTCATATCCAAGTTGATCGATAAGATCAACGTATGGAATGACTCGTATATGGAGAAGAGTGGGATCATGGACGTGTATCGATCCGTTAGCGATGTTCAGAAGAAGGAACGTAAGGGTCAGGTGTCTGGAGGTATAGAGTCTGTATTAAAAAGTATGAGGTGATGGGTTTAAGCACGAGTCCGGAATTTTACGTGAATATGAAAAATCCTCCCGTATGGAATGATTTGTTTGGCTGGGAGGATCAGGATGATGACGTTAAGCAGTTCTTTAAAGAAGAGGCTTATAAGGTCAAGTACGGGGTGACTATCAATGGTACGTTCATCCCGCCATGGCTTTATTGGCATGTTAATTTCTTTCCCGTATTCCAGGATCTTCCAAACGGGGAACGTGTGCCAGCGATCAGTCGTTTGCGTGACAATGAATGGTTTTTCGCCGAGATGTACCAACGTGCCCGTCAGGAGAAGAAAGGATTGGGGATGTTTGGTACTCGTCGTTTTGGCAAGGCTCTTCTGGACTCGGAGCTTATATACACTCCTTATGGTTCCAAGAAAATAGGATTCGCCGACATAGGAGATATCATATACGGTGATGACGGGAATCTTACTACCATAGTGGGCGTATATCCTCAGGGATTCGTTGATACGTACAAAGTGACCTTTGAGGACGGTCGCAGCGTGGTGTGTTGCGGGCAGCACCAGTGGAAGGTCAAGTATCATGGTGATTATAAAGTCATGAGTACGATGGGTATTATCCACTCTGACTTCTCTAAAATGACTATAGATATGGGGGATGCGGTTGATTTTCCTGAGCGGCGTTGGCTGATATCACCCCAGCTCATGGGGTCTCTGGTCGCCTCCTTCCTTTGTGGCGCTACCGACAGGATCTTTGAGCTAAGCAAGAAGGAGATGGATGATGTCATTTATTCATCCAAAAAACAGAAAGAGTTATTTATAAGCTCGTTCATGAAGATCGCTTGCGGTATAAGCACCGGCGATGATCGTTTTAAGGTTGTTTACAAAAGTGAGTATATTATATCCTTCGTAAGAAGAATATTCTGGTCTATGGGATATTATTGCGTCATGGATGGTGATGATATATATATATCCAAGACCCATAACAGACTTAGGATATCCGATATAGATTATTACGGGAAGTATAAGGCTACTTGTATTGAGGTAGATAATAAGTCCCATCAGTTTCTTACCACCAATTTTGTCGTATCTCATAATACGACTATCATGTCATCCCTTCTTCAGATGAACGCTACCATGACGATCGGGCTTAGTCATTCCGTGGTAGGTTTCAGCGATAGCGATTTATCTAATATAGGTGAGTATTGTGAGTATGGTCTTGATCATGTGCATCCTTTTTTCAGGATTAACAGGACCAAGACCGATTGGAGTTCTGGTGTCACCTTAGGCAAGCGTATGTCCAACGGGGTTCGTGATGTTCATGCCATAATATCCATAGCCAATATCAACATGGGTAGGAAGACATCCACGCAGAAGACTGCCGGTCTGACCCCAGCCACGGCTATTTTCGACGAGGTAGGTAAGGGACCTATCAAGAAGCCGTACACTGCCGCCATGCCGTCCTACGACACTCCTTATGGCTGGCGTCTCAGTCCTATCTTGGCTGGTACCGGTGGTGAGGTGGAACTATCCAAGGACGCTCAGGAGATGTTCTCTGATCCTGATACATACAATCTCATGGTCATGGACTGGGATATTTTAAATCGGAGAGCCATGAAAGGGAAAACATGGAAAGAACGGAAATGGGCGATGTTTGTCCCCGGTCAGATGGCTAACTCCGGTGTCAAGAGAACTATAGGTCTGGGTGATTATTTGGGGAAACCTGATGATAAGAAGCTTAATAAGATCAAGATTGATGCCACGGATTTTGAAGCCAGTACCAATAAGCTTAACGAGGAACGGAAGAAGTTATCTACGAAAGATAGGGTAGCTTATACCTCTCATACCATGTTCTATCCATTTACGATCGACGACTGTTTTTTAAGCTCATCCCAGAACCTATTCCCGGTCGAGTACGCTATCAAGCATAAGAATGATCTTCTTGAGTCAGGACAATATAGCGGCATGCTGTGTGATGTTTTCCTTGAATCTGGAAATAAACTTGGCACTACTAAGTCGAATAAGCAACTGGCCGGTTTCCCGTTTAGCGGCGGTGTTATTGACGCTCCTGTCCAGATATTCGAGATGCCTCAATCCAATAGGTTTGATGACTTTATTTATGTAGCAGGATGTATGCCTCCCGGAGAAAGGGTGTTGACCCCTGATGGATATAAGAATGTAGAGGATGTTGACTATGATGATTTCTTGGTTAATAATGAAGGGGATAATGTTAGGATACGCAAGAGACTTGTCAGAAATATGGTCGAAGAGGATCTTTATTCGATAAAGATGTATAATGGCGTAAGAATAAATAGATTTACTTCTGATCATCCTATTTTTGTTTCTGATCATAAGACCGTAGGGAGAAGGGTTAGGGAAGATTTATTCAAGTTCGATTACATACCTGTCAAGGATATAAAAGAGGGACAGTGGACAAGGATCCCAAATATGTATGCCGAAGAAAGGATGGATATTCCGGGATTTAGGGATTATATGCTTTCTGATGATTTTTGGTGGTTTGTCGGGATGTGGCTAGGGAATGGATGGATTGATAAGCAGTGTCGTGTACAGATGGCTATTTGTTTTGACTATCCAGAAGAGAGGGATAGGTATTACAAGGTTATAGATAATCTTTTTGGTATTAAGCCTTCGGAGAGATGCAGGAAGGGTAATTGGGAATTAAATTTTAAGCATGTTTATCTAAGCGAGTGGCTTGTTAATAATTTTGGTAAATATTGTTATGGTAAATATATTCCTGAATTTGCTAAATACCTCCCGTTTAGCATGAAGGTTAGTTTAATTCATGGATATCTGGATACGGATGGATCTATCCATAATGATTTTCGCAATTATTCGGGCATGGATTTCGTAAGTGTCAGTATGGATCTTCTTGAGGGTATACAGGATATATTGTTATCTCTTGGAGTAGTTGGAGGTATATCCATAATGAAAAAAAATAGGGCTGAATATATAGATGGCAATAAGGTTAAATCTCAAAGATCATGTTATCATTTAAGGATAGGCCATAACTATACTGTGTATTTCAGAAAGTTGGTTGAGACATTAACTCCTGATTATATATCTAAATTGTCTAAAGTATGTATGGATACCAGCACAAGAAAAAGTCCTTCCACAGGTATATTTATTAGTAATGATAATAAGTATATATATGTCAGGATATCATCTATAACTAAAGAAAAGTATACCGGTCCTGTGTATAATTTTGAATGTGATACGAATAATTATTTATTAAGGAATATATCTGTTCACAATTGCGACCCTTATAAACAGGCCAAGTCTGATACCCCTTCATTAGGTGCTTTTTATGTATTCAAAAGGCGTGTTGGTATCCGAGATCCTTATGCCTATAGAATAGTGGCTTCATACGTATCCCGCCCATCATCCATAGATCAGTTTTGCCGTACGTGCGAAGTGCTTCAGAAGGGATATGGTGCTATATGTCTTATGGAGAACGCTGACCAGATGTATGAGCAGTATCTTAACCGTAAAAGTGGTATGCCAGCGTCTTTCTTTCTGTTTGCTGGTGAGGCAATAGCCAATAAGTATGTGAAGGCCGGCTCCCGGCAGAACAGCAAGCTGGGGCTATACCCGACCCCCGGCAACCAGAACCTGCTATTCTCGTGCGTCGTGGATTATTGCTGGCAGGATTTCGTTATTGGTTATGATGATCAGACTGGTCTTGATATAACTGTCAAGGGTATTGAGCTGATCGATGATATAGCCCTATTGGATGAGATAATACAGTATAAGCCCGGATTGAACGTCGATAGGATAATAGCGTTCGGGCATGCGTTGGTTCTCGCCAGATATTTTGACGATAACAATTACATGCCTAAATCGAAGATCGAGGAGATGAATAATGCCCGCAAGGAAGACGCTTATAAACACCATGAGGTATATGCCTCTGCCTTTGGATCGGTATCTATAGGAGCTTTTAGGTAAATGAATGTCAATTAAACGCCTATCTTTGTTGTAAATAAAATTGAATAATCATGGAAGTGTTTAATAGAGATCATTCGTTTCCAGCAAAAGGAGCGTTATTAGGATTACCTCCTCAAGCTATTTCCACGAAGAAAAAGAACAGGAAGTGGAAAGAGGATTGTATGGACGCTCTTGAGGCGATAGGATTGAAACAGTATGATCGCAACCAGATGTACCGTGACTATTATCTAATGGCGGATGGTAAGTTATCTTTTATGGAGATGGCGGATGTTATCCCTCAGTTAAGGAACGTGCAGAAGCTAAGGAGTGATATAAGAATCCCTTCTTTCTTGAAGCATTATGATATCATAGGTGGTATCGTAAACGCCTTTGAGGGATGGCTGACAAACCTACAGGATAAGTATACGGTTAATGAGGTAGGTGATATGGCTATAAGTGAGTATGAGGATACGATGTCAAACTTACTTCATCGTCATATACAAGAACAGTGGGATATTATCGTCAATCAGCGTCTTGTGGAGGCTGGTCTTGATCCTACGTACAATGAGTTTAACTCTGAGGAGGAGCGTCAGGCTTATGTTCAGCAAATCCAACAGGCCAAGACGTCTATGACCCCTGATGATATCCAGAGGTTCATGAGCACAAGATGGAAGACGCAGGCGGCGGTATGGGGGGATCATACGATCGAGGCTGACCGTAGCCGGTTTTATATGGATGAGCTTGACAGGGAGAATTACCGGGATCGTCTTCTTAGCGGAAAGATGTTCCGGAATCATTTCGTTGGTTTCGATTACTACCGTCCGGAGGTATGGAATCCTATGGAGGTTTTCCATCCTGATGTAAAATACCCGCAATATGGATCTTATGTAGGTCGTCTTCATTATTATGAGGGTGTCGAGTTGATATCAAGATACGGCCATAAGATGACAGCCAAGGACAAGCGTCGGATTATGGGAGGTGATGATGATTATGAGGGATGGATATCTAATGACGGCGCTAGGTATGACTGGAAGAAAAAGAAGCCGTCTATTACCGGTATGTACGAGAATGAGGTTGTCCCATGGAAGGGATACCATGACTATGAATCTATAGTCGCCGCTGAGGATTACTACGGCGTTCCGATGGGTGAGTACCACACCTTCGGGCCGGACGGGGAGGAGCACACCCAGCCCCGCTTCTTGCCCCGCTTCCATCCCTTTGGATATTTCAACTCCGGAATGGCCGATGGCAAGAGATATGAGATAGACTCTCGCCTTTTTAGGGTCATGGAGGGATATTGGGTATCCATGAAACCGGTATTCTTAATAACTTACATGACGGAGACCGGGATGGTGGATCAGGAGCTTGTTACCGACGAGCTATTGCCTGAGTTTTTGGAGAAGAACGGGATAAAGAAGGTGAAGAGGGTGATGGCAGAAGCCGTTGGTGATCCTGAGGTTAATACCTATATCTTGGAGTATGTGCCTGAGGTTAGGTTTGGAGTTAAGATCACCGGAGGTAATTTAATGGATAAGCCTATATATATTGGTGGGGATCCAATACCTCATCAGATACATGGTGATAGCAGTCTGTATGATTATGTCATTCCGGTTTCGGGATTTATAGGGGCTAGTCTAGCTGATCGCATACAGCCGTTCCAGATGATGTATAACCTTGCTATGAACCAGTTATACAATAACGCCGAGAAGGAGATCGGTAAGTTCTTCTTAGGCGACTTAGGATTCCTGCCTACGGAATATAAGGATATGATGGACAAGAAGGGAGCTTTGGCTACTTTTATGCAGATCGTTAAGTCCGTCTCATTTATGGGTGTAGGTGGTAATAACACAAACAATCCTTACCAGAATCCGCAGATGAGCAGCATATATAATCAGTTCGGTGTATATGATCTTACTAATACGGATCAGATAAGATCCCGTATGGAAATGGCTTCTTACGCCTATATGATGGCTTATAGGATGATAGGTATATCCGAACAGGCAATGGGTCAGTCAACGAGATATGAGAGTTCTACGGGCGTAAAACAGGGAGTTAACGCTACTATGTTACAGACCCAGACTTACTTTAATGATTTCGATGACTTCAAGAAACGGACATTGGATATTCATCTAGCCGTGGCTCAAGTATGCCAGAAGGAAGGATACGATTGGACCGTGATGTACAGGAACAGCGATCTGTCCTTGGCTTACGTCAGTCTTACGGATAATAGCTTGTCGTTACGTCATCTTAATGTTATGGCTGTCTCTAATTCCAAGAAACGTCTGGAATTGGAGAATTTGAAGCAATATATATTACAGACGAATACTTTAGGCAATGACTTGCTTGATATCACTAGAATGATGAATGCCAACTCGACGGCTGAGATGAATCAGATAGGAAGGGATGCCAGATCTTACGCAGATCGTGTAAGACAGGAGGAGTACCAGAATCAACAGCGACTTGTCCAGCAGCAAGCTGAGGCCGATCAACAGGCTCGTAATGATGAGCATGAGAAGGATAAGGAGCTGGCTTATATCAAGGGCAACTTCGACTTACGAGGTAAGAGCATAATGGCCGCCGGTCAAGCGGCTAGGACACAAGATAACGCAGAGGGTATGGATTATGTGGAAGCTATAGCGGATCGAGCCTTGAAGGAAAGGGATCTGGATATCCGTGAGGAGGATATGAGAACCAGACAGGCTAATGCCGAGGCTGAGCGAAGATCTCGTGAGGAGATAGAGAAAAGGAAGTTGGAATTAAAGGAAAAGGAGATAGATGCTAGGAATAAACGTTCTGATACAGATAGGTTTACGTCGATAATAAACAAGAATTGATTACGAGTTTTGTAAATATTTTTACAAAATTTGTAATCATTTTGGCGTAAAATTCTGTCATATACTATAATGGGCTTGATTTAATTGGTAATTAGATTAATGATAATTTTGTAAAAAGCAAAAAAGGAAATTGTATGAATGACATGGGTGATTTCGCTAAAGGTTTTAAGACCATGAGTGTCGAGGAGCTTTTTTACCGTGGTGACGGTGATGGCGATAAGAATAATATCGAGGGTAAATATGATAAGGATGGTAATCCTATAGGTGATTCCAAGGAAGAGCCTTCCGACGGCGGAGCGGCTGACGGTGGCGGGGATAAGGGCGGCGATGCTACCACCCCAGACCCTGATTCCCTTGGCGAAGGAGGTACTGATAATAATGTAGTATCAGGATTTAACGGAAAATCTTTTTTGGAGAAGATGGCCGCTAGAGGTATTATCGATAGTATTGACAACCTTGATATTATGGTAGATGATAAACCGGTCGATCTTTCTACTATCACTAAAGAGGATGATTTACTCGATATAGTGGAGGGATTGATCAAGGATAAGGCTGATGAGTTGTTGAAGGATAAGGTTGATACCGGTTCTATGTCTGACTTTATGAAGAAGATGATAGAGGTGGATAAGGCCGGTGGTAACGTTGGCCAACTATTAAGCCAATATCAGAACATTCAGGCGCCGTTGGACAACCTTGATATGAGTAACAAGAATGATCAGCTTGCGGTCATCCAGCATTATTATAAGATGTTGGGTATGCCGGAAGACGAGATAAAGGATAATATGGAGATGATGATCGGCAAGGGCGATGAGTTTATTGAGTCCAAGGCCAATAAGTTCCATGATATCCTGAAAAAGGAGATGGATAACCTTATCGAGGAGGAGAAGAAAAAATCCGAGAAAAGGAAACAGGAGTTGATTGAGCAGATGAAGATCTATAAGAAAGGTCTTAAGACATCTATAAGCTCAGGATTCCAGTTGACTGACACTATGATAGGTAAGGCTGTCGATTTCGTTACCAAGCCGATAGACAATCAAGGTCATACGGCTATAGATAAAGCTTATTCGGAAGCTATCAAGAATCCGGACATGGCCGCTGATCTGGCTTTGTTCTTGATGAATAAGGACGAGTTTCTTAAACAGAAGACTAACAAGGCTAAGATGGAGGTTAATAAGAAGACCATCACTCTTCTTTCTGGCAATAAGGGAGGAAAGCAGAATAAAAATAATATCGATAATGATACTATAGAGGCTAACTTCCTTGATCTGAGTGGATCAAAGAGTGTATAACATTAAAAATAAATAGAAATGAATCCATTTTTGACAAAAAGTTTTCCGGCTACCGTGAATGGTGATAACGTTATTGCCTTCACCGATGCCAAGAACTATAAGACTTCGCTCGTAGAGCATAACTTAGGCTCATTGGCGAGCTGGTATTATGAGGATCCTGACAAGAATCATTTGGGTGTGTTGAACTTGTTCTCTAATATCGCTAACTATCCTGTCCCGATGTATATGGGTATGATTAATAACGGCGCTACGATCTCCGTTAACGGTATTGGAGCTTCTTTCCGTTATGATTTACCTGTTACAAAGACATTCGCTGTCGTTACGGCTGAGGATACTTCAGGTCATCATCTAAAACCGGGTATTGACGGTAGTTTGTTTGATATCGTTTTGAATACCTCTGAGTTTACGGCTTATGATGTCATCACCTATGACGCCGCTAACGGCTGTAATATCCTTATCTCAGGTGAGATCCCGTCTAAGACAGAAGGTGATTTGACACGTTATTGGGGTCGTGTTATCGGCGGAAAGGCTAAATACTTCCCTAAAGAGAAATTACGTCCGGGTATCCGTTATTGGAAGATCGGTCATGCTCTTGGTGAGTACAGTACCCAGTTCTCTAAGGTATCTGGAGCTGACAAGGCCGGTTCTATGACTTGTGAATTCCGTTTAGGAAACCACCGTGGTGTTGAGGGTGAGACAACTATGTACGCTGGTATGAAGTCCATGCAGGCCGCCCAGAATAGCACTTCAGAGTTCGTGGAGACTGCCCTTCGTCGTATGAATGCCATGAGAAGCGAGTATGAGGGCAATATTCCTGATTTGGCTATTATCGGTAGGACGGTTAATGGTAGGCTTGATTTACGTACGGCTAAGGTAGCGTCCACGCTGGAGGTATTCTGTATGGCTGAGTTGGTTAAGCTGGAAGCTAGACAGTTGATGTGGCAAGAAGGTGGTATTATCATGGATCAAAATGGTCCTATCCATTTAAATGAGGGTATCTACCGTCAGCTTCGCCGTGGTTATACTATCTACTATAGTCGTCCGATGGGTATTACTAAGGATACTCTTATGGCTGCTGCCGCTTATATTTTCCGTGGTCGTCAAGATCTTCCTATTACGGAGCGTAAGATTAAGTTCAAGGTAGGAGCTATGGCTATGGTCAACTTAGAGAAGTTGATTAGAGAGGCTTTCTTTACTACGTTGAGTAATTTGAGCTGGGGTATGGGTAGTGACCGTATGTTGCCTTCTAATCCTATCTCTGGTACTAATGATGCTATGATTTTAGGTCCGGTACAGGTTAAGGGTGCTTTTCTCCCTGGTATCGGAAATGTAGAGTTCGAGCACGATCCTTCTTTGGATTACGCTGACATGACAGATCGTAGCGAGTTAGTGAATGGCATGTATCCTAGATCCTCCTATTCTTGTATTATTGAGAATATCACTGACGCTGGATCGACTAACGCATATTCCGCTATTCCTAATACGGCTAACGCTAAGTTAGGTAATATGAATAACAACGTATTTTATATCAAGCCAGAAGGCGTAAGCATGTGGTGGGGTTATGAGTACGGTCGTTGGGCGCACAAAGCCAACGGAAATGAGATCGTATCATCCTTGCCGGGCATGAAAGAGCAATTCTGGTGTCACTCAGCTTCAGCGGCTTGGGTTATGGATAACAGCAAGTTCTTGATCATCGAGCTTCAACCGAACTACTTCGGCTAAGTTTTTTTTCATATGTAATTTGGTTTTTAGAGGGGAGGATATTCCTCTCCTCTTTTTTAGGAAAGTAACGCAAAAATAAGGAAATGAAAGAGATTTTAAAATCAAAGAAGGTATTGGTCGAGGTAAACGGCTTCAATATCATGTCAGATACCTTGTATGAGGTAGTAGGTAAGCACGACGGAAGCGCTCCGCAGGCCTTCCAAGACGCCAATATAGCCAAGGCTCCGTTCCCGGAGAATGCTACTCACGTATGTTGCCCGTGGGATGATTTCTCAGAAGTTTACAATACCGGTTTTTATCCAAGATCAAGATGTTATAATGGCATGGATAAGGATGAGGTTGATAGGTTGGTTAATCAGCGTGTCAATAATATAATGAAGCCTTTTGAGAATATTTCCCAGAAGGATCTTTCCCAGACCAATTTCGAGTTTTGGGATGATGCTAAAGACAAGATCTATATGGGTAAGGTTTATAACACGGCTAATACCGTTGAGTTATTTTATTTATATCTGGCTGTATTTTCTGGCATGTTGACCCCTCAGGAAATGGATGGTGATCCTATTTTCATGAACTCCATGTTCTGTTTCATCGAGAAAGACAACGCCAAGGATTTCGTTCAGCAGCGTGAGATCAATAAGATGAATATCAGCTATAAGTTTATCAACGCCCTTAAGAAAGGTGGCAAGGAACGTCAGGCTGTCATTGACCTTCTTCTGTACATCGGCATCGTGACCCGTCCTGATTTCACGGAGGATGATTATTACACCGGATCACTATCAAACTGGATGAATGAGAAGAAGACCAACATCGATTATCTGCTTGATATTTGGGATCGTTCATTGGAGGGTGATTTCAAGGAAGTTCTTGAGTTCTATCGTATCATAAACGTCCTTCAACGTAACGGTCGTATTAACATGACTCCATCCGGCTTGCAATATAATGGTCAGATCATAGGCCCTGACACCCGTACGTCCGCCGAGTTTTTGGCTACCAAGAAAGATCTTATCAGTGTAAAGGCTAATGTCTTGGATGAGTACGAGGAACTTATGTCTATTTCTAATATAGACGATAAGACCAAGACCAAGAAGGTTAAGGATGTCAAGAAGAAGGAAGACGTAGGGGAAGGTGATAAGGAGGAATAACGATGACGATCCAAGAAGCGTATCTAAGGTCTTTGCAGAAGAATGAGCAGAATCTCGCCAATGGCGGGATTAAGCTTGATCCAGGAAGGTTCGTGCTTTTGTTCAATGAGGCTCAGGATAGGTTGATAAGATACTATCTTAATAGGAAGGATGATGAGACCATCCGATCTATACAAACTCTTCTGGTATACTGGAAATCGCTTAATAAGATCAATCATATTGATGACCCCGAATCGACATCATTCGGTCTTCCTGATGATTATTTATGGTTCTCAAATATAAAAGGAGCGTTTTCTTATAATGGATGTGAGGTTGGAGATTTTGTCATATGGGAGGCTAAGAACGAGAATGTCCATGAGCTTCTTGGGGATGATAATAATAAACCTTCTTTTGACTATCGGGAAACGTTCTACACCATAGGTGACGGGAAGGTCGTGGTGTATGAGGACGGCTTCCGCACAGACGAGGTCAGGATGACCTACTACCGGAATCCGGTACGGGTGGATCTGGCCGGGTACATCAACGCCGCCGGCGAGCGGTCCACGGACATCGACCCTGAGCTGCCCGATCCTTTGGTGGAGGAGATTCTGGATATGGTCGCCAAGCAATTCAACCTTAACGAGAATGAGTTAAGTAGATATAGGATGGATAAGGATAATGTGGCTTCCTTTAAATAAACAACACTAGTTTGATCGAAAGGTCTGCTCAGGGATGAGTAGACCTTTTTTATTCATATATTTTTGTAGATAAAAATTTTATAGATATATTTGTTAATCATAAAATTTAATATGTAATATGAAGACTAATGTTGTTATGATCTCTAAAGATAGAGATCTTTTTGGTGTCACCATCAAACAGGATACTAAAACATCCTTTATGTCGTTAACGGATTTACAGGAAGCTTATACAAGAAAAAGGATTCAGGAGGGATGGAATGACAAGAGGATAGAGAATATTTTATCTAACAAGGAAAGTGCTGAACGAATTTATTATATTCTTGAAAAACAGGGATATATGGTAGAAACAGGATTTCCTGTTTTTATGGAAATGGTTGAAAAAGAATCTCTTATAAAAGTCATGAAGAAATTTGGGGCTTATAAGACGGTTGGAAGAGGAGAGAATAGGAGGACTATGTGTAATCCTTATATATGGGTTCTTGTGGCTATGGAGTTGAATCCTATGTTATATGCTGAGGTGGTTACGTGGTTAACCGATAAACTTATCCTTAATAGGATAGAGGCTGGGGATAGATATAATGCTTTATCTAGGGCGGCTTCTAGATTTCATGATGTTGATTATATTAAGATAGCTAAGGGGTTAAATTATATTGTTTTCAATATTCATGAAAGTATGATTAGAAATAAGGCTACAGAGGCAGAACTTAAGGAATTAGAACAAATTCAAGGTAATCTTATATGGGCTATAGATATGGGTTATATAAATAGTTTTAGTGGACTTGTTTACATGATGAGAAAAATGTATAAGAAGAAGTGGATTAAATAAATGTTTACAAAAAATGTAATATGGCTGTATTGTCATATATTCCCGATTATGTTTTATTGCGGTGATGTTGTTTATGATTATGTTTGCGTTAGGTAAATGATTTTTTGAACTAAAATATTTATAATATGTTGCACAGACCGCAAGACCGGGTACTTTTCGTACCCCCGCACGCTAAGATGGTGGATGTTGATTCCATCTTCTTAAAGGAAGGACAGATCGGTATTTATGATACTAGAGATACTTCCGAGAACGGTTGTAAGGCCGTGATTGATTTTACCGGTAAGCCTCGTAATGATAAGCGTTATGAGATCCGTATCGGTCGTAATGAACAAGCGGCTTCCCGCTCTATATATGATAAGGATTTTTCCACGCCTTTGTTCTCGTTGAATGAGATCACCGAGATTTACGCTTCTTGGCCGAAGAAAGATCATGCTTATGTCGATGATGTTATCTTAGGATACAACGGTGTGTCTGATGACACGGCTTTCTCCGTATCCAAGGGCGACCGTATCGCTATCCGCTTGATTCTCGCCGGCAGGGCTTTCGAGCTTCTTGGTTATGAGGGAGGTCGTATTGAGATCAATGACGCTATCCTTTTGGATGATTGTGATAATACTCCAAATCAATGCGAGGAGTGCGATCCTTGCGAGGAGGTTGATTTGTTGCCAGCCGTCCTGAAATGTATCGAGAGGATGAAGAACCAGCCTATCGCTGGTGGTGGTAAGGTATCTGATTATATTGATATCACTCCGGTTACAAGATGTACTAACGAGGCTACGGAGCCTGAGACGGAGGACGTGAACTTCTATTGTATGGAGGTTTGCGATACTGGTGATGACCTTGCCTTGGCTGAGGTTCGTGCCCAGTACCCGGGATTGAAGATCGTACGTGAGACTATCGAGGGTAGCATGTCACGTTATAAGGTGATGAAGAAAGGCGCTAAACCGGCTGATTATACTCAACGTCTTATCTCTATCATGAAAGGATGTACGGATTGTCCTCCTAACTATACCGAGGTTAAGGGTGGTTATCTGTATTCTATCTCCTTGGAGGATGACGGCGTTGATATGTCTGCTACGGTAGGGTCTTTACCTAATGTGGTAGCTGATACGGTTAATAAGATGAGCCAGATCAAGGGATCAGGTTTGTATATTGCCGCTACTTCCAAGAAATTGACGGATGAGGAGATCTCTACTTTCGTGGAGGCTAATCCTACGGCTATTATCTACTATGTGGCTAAGACATCCGATATGTGCGAGAATCCTACGGTTCGTACCGCTTCATGGTCAGCTTGTGGTTCTTGCAAGGTATCCACCGAGAAGTATTATATCACGATCCCGGATGATGAGTGCGGAAACAGTGCGTTGGAGGAAATCAAACAGGCTTTCCCGGAACTGGAGATCACTGACTACGGTACTCCTGCGGCTTGCCAGCATAGCTTCCAGACAACGGTATATACTAACATGTTGTGTGATGAGTGCGACAAGGTGTTCGAGGGATTCTTCACCAGCGAGGCTCCGGCGTCCTACCGCAACCGTATGTGGAAGAAACTGGAGTCGGCTCAGGAACTTGGCACTAATTGCAAGTGCGGTATCCGTTTCCGTGGCAAGGAAATGTTATTATCTCCGTCAGAGTGCTTGATGGATAAAATGACCTATGTAGAGGATAGCGTTGAGATCGTTGGCGCTAGCGGTGGTTATCCTGATTCTCTTGATGAGGGGTCTCCTATCTGGTGGGATCAGCTTCACTTCGAGAGATTGTCCAGCAAAGCCCCGCGTACTCATGTTGGCGGCAATATGATGGATGATGAGTTGAAGGGTTACGCTCATTTCAACGGCTTCCCGAAACATCAGGATTTCATGGGACGGACATTCATGAACGAATACAGCCGTGTTGAACAAACAGCCCAATACGTGGACTTCCAGATCACGATTAATCCTCATAGATACGATCAAGGATTCGGAAAGGTTATCGCCGATGATCCGGTTAATCTGATCTTACGTGTACGCTATGGCGCTCATGAGGGTGTTCAGGAGATGATTAACATGATCGGTGCTGCCGCTGGTCTTGGACCGGCCATCGTAACTGAGCCGAAATAAAGAACCTTTTTTGCGTTCATATATTTCCTAAAGGGGAGAGATTCAATTCTCTTCCCTTTTTTGTTATCTTTGAGGCAGTAGAATTAAAATATGATATTATGTCTGCGATAAATGAGTATTTAAAGAGACTGGCTTCTATATTCGGAAGCATGGGTTTCTCCGTTCCGCCGGATGACTTCTCAGGTGTTGTCATAGACGGAAAGACGTATCCGGTCATGATGAGGAATGACGGGTGTTACGTGTACTTCGATGATAAAGGAGTAAAGAGACTTGTAAGCGAGGTCCCTAAAAAGGACTATCAGTTCATTAACATCAAGGACGCCCGTGTGTCGATCGTCAACCAATGTTATCGTACTCCGGGAGGTCAGGTAGAGGCTCGTATCCATACCTATATGAATAATAAGGGTGAGATATTGGCCGAGAAGATATTTATCATCAACTCTTCAGATGTTGATACGCCTATTGGTACGGAATTGGATAAGATTCCTGCCGAGTGGGTAGCTATAGATTGTAGCATAGCGGAGATGACCGATCGGGAGTTGATATTCGTAAGTAAATGTTATGCCACGGAAGGAGGCAAGGTCCAGATCGAGGGCGTAGAGTCGGTTGATCCCCGCCTGAACCCGGAGGTGTCTCATTATGAGGTGGTGAATACTACTGACGATAGTAACCCTATTGGAACGGAGTATAATGCCATACCTGATACGTGGAGGCGTATAGTATGTGATTTTCCGGACATGACCCAAAGGGAGATAATACCGGTGCTTAAATGCTTTGATACCGGGACCGGAAGGGTACAGATAGAGGGGTATAAGATATTTGATTACGAGATGGGTACCAGAAAGGAATGGTATCGCGTCAAGCAAAGTACCGATCCTGAGAATCCGGTAGGTGAGTTTATCACCAGCATAAGCGATGACTGGGTTGAGGTCGTTTGTGACTTCACGGATATGGAGGATCGTGATATTGAGGTAACTATAGAATGTTATAAGACACCGGCCGGTAAGGTGAAGCTGGAGGTTCTTACGTCATGGGACGGGAATATAGGAGTTAGGGATAAGAGTTATAAAGTCCTGGAGACTACCGATCCGTCACAACCTGAGGGCGCCAGCTTCAGTTCCTTGCCAGACACTTGGATAAGGGTAGTCTGTGATTTTGACGATATGGAGGAGAGAGATATCAAATCCTATATAGAGTGTTATGACAGCGGTAGCGGAAACGTTAAACTTCGAAGGATGGTGTCGTATGACTCCAAGATAAAGGCCAGATACACACGTTTCGAGGTAGTGGACTCCGATAACGCAGACTTTGTCCCAGGAGCCGCCCTAGCTACCCTCCCCGACGGATTCTCTTTGGTTCCTTGTGATTTCGTTGACTTTGAGGATAGAATGCTTCAGTCAAGGAAAGAATGCTATAATACAGATAAAGGTCGTGTACAGGTATTAAGAATAACGTCTTATGATGGAGATATAGATATAAGGGGCGCTGTTTATGTCGTTACACGATCTGAGAATCCCGATATTCTCGTGGATAGGATATATAATGCCATACCTGGAGGATGGGATCGCATGGTGTGCGAGATGGAGGATATGGAGGATCGTGATATCGAGTCTTTCGTGGAATGTTATGATAGCGGTGAGGGTAATGTCAAGGTAAGGAGAGTCGTGTCTTATGATGCCAAGGCAAACGAGCGCCACGTCCGCTACGAGGTACTGGATTCGGATAACGGCGGTTTCGCCCCGGGACAGCGGATATCCACCCTGCCTACCGGATGGTCTTTGGTGTCTTGTGATTTCACGGATATGGAAGACAGAATGCCTATTGATATCGAGGAATGTTATAGGACATCAAACGGGAGCATACGTATGAGACATGTGGTGTCTTATGATGGTGATCTTGGGAAAAGAAACCAGTTCTGGGAGATTGTGGACTCGTCTGATAACAGATATGGTCTAGGGGATAGGATGAATAGCATCCCATCGGTTTTTATCCGTGAAAGGTGTGCTCTAGAAAGGTTGGATGATCGTATTACAAGAAGTGCGGTAGAATGTTACTCGACTCCAGGAGGATCGGTAAGAATTAAATCCACTTACGTTATCAACCCTTTAAATCATATTAGGTCGTATAATCATCATGTATTGAGTTCTACAGATAATGATATCCATGTTGGTACTCAATATGCCTCTTTGCCATCTAATTTCGCCCGTATCGAGTGCGAGGAGCCGGATTATATGGATCGACTTATCGATACCACTGAGACTTGTTATGATACCGGAAAGGGTACGGTGAAGATCAGGAGACAGGAGTCGTTGAACGGAAATCTGGATGTAAAGACTTTCGACTATAAGATCGTTGAGTCTACCGACCCAGATCATCCTATCAATACTACCCCTACACAGACGGTTATTAACGGCTGGACGGTCATCAGTTGTGATCTTAATATCATGGACGTGGATGATTGTTATGAGATCGGTGGTCATAAGATACATTTGAAGGGATTCAGGACAGTCAATCCGGCATTGCAGGATATTAAGTCCAAGCTTTATGTGGTATATTCAGATCATCCGGATTACGGTGTTGGAGATGAGTTGTCTTCTATTCCTGATGGGGCTAAGGTCACGATCTGCGATTACGCGGATAAGAGCCAAAGACATATGGTTCCGGTGCGAGAGTGCTATGAGGTGGCCGATGGCCGGTTCTATGTGGAGGGGAGCCGGTTGATTGATAACAATATGGTCGTAGAGCGGACGTCGTTGATGGTGATGGAGTCATCCTCTACTACCTACCCGGTGGGGACTACGCTGACCGCCATTCCTGTTGGCGCTACTATCGTGGCTTGTTTATGTCAAACCTGTTAATCTGAACGGCTATGGTTAAAGTATGTAATGATTATTTTATGATTGACGCCTTAGCTGGAGGTCAGGTCATAAGAAAAAGGAAATATCGTCGTGAGAATACGATGATAGGATATAAGTGGTATGATTATAACGGGGTCGAGGTAACTGACCCCACAGAAATATCTCGTCTTGATGGTCTGGCCACTAAACATCAACGTGTAGATGAGGCTTATGATGACCATGCTATTTTCATGTCTTCAACCAACTACGTTAACAGCGTTTCCGGTATACCTATGGACAAGCATATGGTTGTCGTTGAATGGAGACCGGATAGCGAGCAAGGTTTTGTCACCATGGCTCATGACGAGGGTCTTGACGGAGATAGCTATTATATAGTTATTATCAACACCGGAGATAAGCAGGCTACGATCTACACCCCCGTGGACCCTGAGGATCCAAAGGATGGGACTTCCCGTGCGGTTGATGGCGATAACGTTTCCGTTGGCGGATCATATGTCTCTATATCCCCCAAGCAAGTAGAGAGGATAAGGGCTACTTTCCGTGATGGTAAATGGTATTATGAGTTAGTCACAAAGACATATCCTAGTAATACTGGAGATGTTAAGATTGGAGATGTTGATTTTGTGACTTTTAGGTATTTATGGGAATCAAGTTCCGGAAGGGACTTGGACACGATGACGGAAGCCCTTAATTCTAATGTTCCCACCATAGATAATCTTGCTGTAGGTTGGTCTGGCTCCGGAAATGGAGATAGTTCTGTTAGGGAAGTCCTTAAATGGGGTGGTGATAATACCGGTTCTGGTAAGGAATGTGTTTGGATGTCGGTGAAGGATTTAAGGGCTAAATATTATGATATCCTACCTGAAGAGACGTATTTCATGGCCTACGCTACATGGTTTGGATCTAAAGGTACGGGTAAATGTTCTTTTGAGCTTGTCGGATACAAGGGAGGTACGATGAGCCAAGATGGATATAATTTTATAAATACCGGTGGATCTGTAGTATATCAGAATACATATGATTTTGTATGTAATACCCATAAAGGAGCCGGATCGTATAAGACATCTTACGAGAAAGTAGCTCGTATTACTTACAATAAGCTAATTAATGAGGTGTATATGTCCATCGGTGACGCTATAGATCAGGAGGATGATTATGATAAGTTAGAGCGAGAGATCAATAATATAAAGGAAAGACTTAGCGATGTCGAGAGCGAGTTGGCTGTCGTAAGACGTATAGCTGAGGGCAAGAACACGGCGTATATCTTTGATACGGTCGATGCCATGAATGAGTGGCTGGCGGTTCCGGAGAACACGGCTAAGCTCCGTGTGGGGGACAGCTTCTGGATCAGGGAGCAGGAGGTGCCTGATTATTGGTGGGATGGAACTCAGGCTTTAGAGCAGGAAGGTCCGAAGGTTGATTTATCCCCTTATTATACGAAAAACGAGATTAATGATATTGTTGATGATATCAATCAGAAGATAGAGAATAAGAGCACGTCTATTATCTTCGATACTTATATCCAGATGAAGTCTTTCGTGGATGATCCTACTAACGCCGATAAGCTTAAGGAAGGTACTATCTTGTTGATACGAGAGAAAAATGTACCTGATTATTATTACGATGGAGCTGGGATAGTCAAGATGGAGGCTGACGTAGAGCAATGTCTTTATATTACTTTAGCTAATAAGCCTACGGAAAGCACTATAAGTTATACCCAAGATCGGGAGGTGACTAATTTCGCTCCGGGAGCTATAGCTAGGTGGATTGACGCTGACGGGAATAATGTGTTTTATAAGCTTGTAGAGATAGTAGGTGGTAAGGCTAAGTGGATTACCCTTATCGATACTAAATACGGTAATGTGACGCTACAGAGTACTTACGACAAGAATTATGAGATCGTAAATATCGTATCTGGGTCTAGGTTACAGGCTATAAATAGCGAGAAGAATGATATCAAGTTTGTTAATAGTGCTACGGGTAACGTGACTGTCGTGTTGAATGGTACTGTATCAGGGGGAGCCAAGAAGCTGGTGAGTATGCTGGCGGTGAACGAGGTAGTCTTGACCCCCGGAGCGGCGGTGTCGTTTACCCGGAACGGCGATGAGTTCGTGCTCACGGAGTTGTTTGGCATTACTATCTTCCCGGATCTGGCGGATGCCAACCGTGAGGGAGAATGGGTGATGAGCGTAGGAGTAACCGGTAAACCGATCCTTATGGAGGTAAAGGAGATGCGTAAGTGGGATGAGAGTATAACTAAGGAGCTTACTATAGATGAGCTTAACGAGAAGTTCCCTAACGTGGATATCGGATTCGCTGTCGTATGCAAGACCATCAACAAGGTATATGAGATGGTTAACGGATACAAGGAATGGGTGTCTTATGATATAACCTCAATTAGTTGATATGGGATTTTTAGTAGGATATGATACGGTCCTGTCCTCGGTGACGTTTTATGTTAACGAGGATAGGTTCCCTTGTTATAATGGGAAGGATGCTGATTATGTGCCTGATCCGATAGTAGATTATGATGCTTTTAATCGTAATCTCAGGTTCTCGGCAAACAATCCAGGATTCGTGGACGTCGATTGGGGTGACGGGACAAAGGATCAATACCCTTTGGTCAAGATATCTGACGGTAGTTATAGGATAGTATTCAGGTCTTTAGATATTGAGTACAAAAAGAATCCTGACGATACTACATGGTGGTATAGGAAGGAGGATGGATCTCAGTATATACCGGTTCCTCCACATAAGTATAGCGATATCAGGCGTAGGGAGGTTACGATGAGGTTCTCTAACGTAATCGATGGGGAGTTCAATATGGAGGGTATTGTCCTCCATGAGTTTCCTGTAGTTAATCTACCTAATATAACTTATTTGGCTATGGTCAGGTCCGTTTTAAAAAATGGAGATATCCCATATGACAGGATAAGCAAGAGCGTTAATCTTCGTAATATACAGATGGGGTCTTTTTCTCACCCTGGTGTTTGGGATAATTGGCCGGAGGGGTTTTTAAAAATGAAAAGATTGAAGTATTTTGGGTGTAATTCCGTTTTTAATTTCGCTGATAATCCTGATTCTAATTGGAGAAGATTCTCTGAATGGAAGAATCTTACTGAATTTAACTTCAACTGGTGTAACATCCCTTCTTATGATCCGGCTTTTAATTCTATTCCAGCAAAAGGTATAAGCATTATAAGCAATCGGAATAATATACCTGTATTTGATGAGGTGGATAAGGTTGGAGATGATAAGACAGGCGTTACTTTTATGGGTAGTGGTAGCTCATGGAGACAAGATCTAGTAGAAGGTAAGTTGAATAAGATTCAGGGCACGTATTCTAATTCAGGCACGGTACCGGTAGACGATCTCCCAGATTGGTTGTATGAGGTAAGGGAATTTAGGATATGGACTTTGCGTGATGGTGGTACATTTATAAATACGCAGGAGAGGGCTGATACATTCGTAAATACATTTTATGATAAGATAATGTCGTGGAGTTATATAACGATGTCACAGACGGCTTCTGACGGTAATAGGAATCAGTTTTATAAACTCACCTTAGATTTATATACTTCCGCAGCTCCTACCAACAAGAGACCATCTGGCGTTTATCAAGCCCCTGAGGGGTTTGATAAGGGTGTTAGCAACGGTAATCCTACGACGCCTATGGAGAAGGTGTATGTGCTTACCAATAACTACGGGCAGACATGGGTCTTGGCCCCTGCCCCGGCTTCTAAGGCCGCCCTTACGAGGGCAAGGCGGGCTGGGAAGGCTAGGATCACCCCTTTCGTCCTTGGCGTAAAGGACGGCCATGTATCCGTGTTCGGCGGAGATGTATTGGATGATAATATGAGTAAGTATAATTTCGCCGACAAATACGAGGCTATAGATATCTGTAACGATCTGGGATTGGACGGTTCACCGGTTGTCGAGTATTTCAGGAGAATAGAGGAGGGAGAGGTATGAGGCTGATATGTAAGGATACGAATAAAGGGTCTATAACCTTTTTTACTAAGGGTAAATACGCTTTTAGGGGCGTTGACAGGAATGATACTACTGATGATGTGCCTGATCCTATATTGGATGGTAATAATTATAATGAGACTATAGGATTTTATTCCAATACCCCTGGCATGTGCGAGGTCGATTGGGGAGATGGAAATAAAGAGCAATTCCCTTTTGTGAAGGCTATGAGTGGATCTATATATGGTCAATATAGGCTAATGTTCAAGAGAAGGGATATAAGTTATCATAAGAATCCAGACAGTCATCCATGGTGGTTTTACAAAGAGGATGGGAGTGAGTATGTTCCCGTCCCCAATCATGCTTATGATGATGGCATGGATAAGGAGCGTGTGATATCCATGTCTTTTACCAATGATGTTACGATGATGGAATCCTATAGGATTATGATGGTAGGTTTCCCTATACTTGATATGCCTAGCCTTATCAATATAATTATAAGTATTCCTGGGAATCGTACCATAACAGATATACCAAAGGATAGGATAATGAGATCGGTAAATATAGAGCGTATAACATTAAGTGAGTTTGGTGTGGATACGTTGACGTCCATCCCGGAGGATTGGAATAGACTAACTAAATTGAAAAGTCTGAATTTGTCCAGGTCTATTGACTTTAGTGATACCGAAGCTTCCAATATAAGGAAATTCCCTTCCATGTGGCCTAATTTGAAGATATTGCATTTAGCTGGTGGAAGGGTAAGGTTATATCCTAAGGAATGGTTATCATTCAATAATTTAAAAGAATTGTATTTAAGTCCTGGTTATGCCACATCATCGTTTGATCCTAACACATGCCCGGCTATGGATGAGGTGGATAAGATAAATTCTAGTTTAAGGATTTTCGATCATATAAATAGATGGTATGGATCTGTCGTGAGTTGGCATCCGTATATGAGCGGTAAGGGATTGGGAAACATTGAGCGTATCGACGCTTCATGCGGTTATAGTAATATAGATGTAAGTAATCTCCCGGATTATATATATGAGATGAGGTCTATGAATAGCTTTTATATGTATCGCAGCTTGTCAACCCAAGGTCGATGTGATACGTTTATATCGACATTATATGAGAAGGTGATGGGGTTTGATTATCTCACTATGTCTTCCTCTGCTTCCGATGGCAAAAGAAATCAGTTTTATGGATTGTATCTAAGTATGTATTTAGCTTCCAATCCTAATGATAAAAGACCTAGTGGCGTATTACAGGCTCCCTCTGGTTTTATAAAGGGTCAGTCTAATGGCTCTCCGTCGACTCCTATGGAGATGGTTTATGTGCTTATGAATAATTATGGATGGAGGTTTAGTATGGCGCCAGAGGCTTCGGTGTTAAGGTCAATACGATCTTCTGATATTGACACGAGGTCGTATAAGCCATATAAGCTTATCGTATTTGACGATGGGCGTACCTTTGTAGGCAATGGAGATGTTTTAGCTCATGATACGGATAAGGTATTATCGTTTGGGGGTCAACCAGAAGGGGAGTATTTGTGTGATTCTATGGGATTGGACAGGAATGTTATTGTAGAATATTTTAACAAGATAGGTAATGGCTAAGACATTATATAAATACGAGGCATCATCCAACAAGTTCGTGTGGTTCACCACATGGGATAGGGCACTTAGAAATTATTATACCGATGATTATAATTATGTACCTGATCCTGTCGTTGGTAATCCTTATAATACGTTTGTCGAGTTTAGATCCAGAAAGCCCGGTATGGCTAATGTGGATTGGGGGGATGGAATAAAGGAGCAGTTTCCTATGACCAAGGTTCAAGGGCGGGATGATTATTGTATTATATTCCGTTCTTTGGCAATACAACATAGGAAAAATCCCAATACTACGTGGTGGTTCAGGAAGGAGGATGGATCGCAATACGTACCTATAGATAATCATGCTTACGCTGATGGGAGGAGGGACGTACAACGGGCTGTGTCGATAGATTTTACTTGTGATATTTATTATGCCAATATCCAAATTTGCAAGATGACATCTTTCCCGATTGTGGATATACCAGGACTTGAGTTTTTGATCGTATCCCATACGCTGTATGTTAATGACGGTATACCTGTAGACAAGTTGTCAAGATCCAAAAAGTTAATTTATATCGATCTTCAAAATATAGGGCAAAGAATGACCGTAATTCCTGAGGCTATAACCAGTAAGACAGAGGTATATTATTTAAATATGTTTAATATGCTTGATCTTAGGGATATAGAATCTAGCGGGATAAGGAATATAAAAAATATGAAAAATATTCAAACCCTTGAATTGTCTTCATGTTATTTGGATAGGTATATAAAGGAGTTTAATGATCTTCCTAAATTAACTTCGTTGAAAATACATCCTGGCCCTTCTGATATGTGGAATTATTTTGATATAAATACCCTCCCTTTTTTCGAGGTAGATAAGATAAATCCTAATATTACTGATTTTTATTTTTTAAATGACTGGGTAAGTGGAGAAAGGAGGACGGGTTGGAATGATGATAATATGTCTGGAAGGGGATTGGAACATCTTACTAGTTTCGTTGCAACTCATAGCAATAGTCTTAGAATGGATAAGCTTCCGGATTATATTTATGAGATGAGGGCTATTACACGGTTTTACGTGAATGCATCCACTCATAGCCAAAAAAGATCAGATGATTTCGTGAACTCTTTCTACGACCTTGTTGTAGGATGGGATCAGATTACTATGACATCCGTGGCTAAGGATGGGAAGAGGAACCAGTTCTATAGTCTTTCGGTAAGCATGTATACTGCTGCTTATCCAACCGAAAACCAGCGTCCTTCCGGCACGGAGCAGGCCCCAGAGGGATTCGTGAAAGGCTCGTCCAACGGGTCTCCCGCTACACCTATGGAGAAGATATATGTGCTAAAAAATAACTACGCCCAGAGATGGACGATTAAACCAGAATAATATTATGAATATCAGTATTTTAAAACTAAATTGGGGGGGGTAAAATCCTATTTGCCTTATGATGAGAAGAAGGATGTTACCCAAAAGGAAGGTAATAGAGGTATTCGAGGAATTATCTCCTCAGGATAATGGATATTGGACGGTTCCTGATGGGGTCTATGAGGTTGAGTTCGCGTTGGTCGCCGGAGGTCTTAATGGAGGATATTCCGATATATATAATGCCGGGAGTGGAGGTAACGGAGGAGGTGATGGAGCTGGAGCTGAGGATATTGAGGGTGTTATTATTGATGGTGAAAATGGAGATGATGCCACTTATTATGGAGGTGGTGGAGGAGGAGCCTCTAAAGCGTCTAATAGTGGAGCTACGAGCGGTCGAGGAGGATCAGGTTATCGTGGTATTATTATTTTGCGTTACTTTAAAAATTGATAATATGAATAGAAATGATATTATAAAAGAACTAGGTTCGTATTTTGATATAGTGGAATTGGTGTGTCCTCATACATACAATAAGTGGAAGGACAGATCGTGGCAGTTTCTTGATACTGCTTTTCTCCATAATCTTCTTATATTACGGAGGGATATAATCAAACAGCCTATGTATTGTAATAATTGGGACAAGCAGGGGCAGTTTTCCCAACGTGGTCTTAGATGCAACATCTGCCAGATAGTTAAGGATAAGAAAGATGTTTATCTATCCGCTCATGTGTTGGGTAAGGCTGGTGATTTTGATGTCAAGTCGATGACGGCGGAACAGGCTAGAGGCTTGATCTTGGATCATCAAGATATGTTACCATATCCTTTCCGGCTTGAGGGGAAGGTAGGTTGGTTGCATTTTGACAGCCTTGATACTAGGAACGGTATACGCGCCGTGGTGTTTTAGGTACTTAATGGTATAGTGGTTAACTTTGCGAGTAGGGTACAAAATGAAAGACAAAGACATGATAGAGCGAGTGGGGGCTTTATGGAATATAGCGCTTGCGTATGGTGCTTCTTGTTGGGCTTACTTCCAGCCAGTGCATCATTTATTGACTGTATTACTCATAGTATTAATAGCGAATTTTTTGGCTAGGTTAGCGCAAAGCATAAGGGGCTGGAAGCTCCGTAGAAGCCGTAGGAGGAGGTTTAGTTTCAAGAGATGGTTTAGGGAGGTCAGGTTTACTGATATCCTTAAGGAGTTCGCTTTGTCTTGTTTTATAGTAATGACATTATGTATTATATATAAGACGTTATACCCGATCGAGGAGGAGGCTAGCATGATACTTACCGTTACCAAATATGGGGTGTATATAGCTCTTGTTGGATATGTGATGCTTTTCTTGAATACGATAGGGGATGCTTTCTCTGACGCTTATTTGGTGAAGGTATTCAAGGCTGTGTTCAAGAGAATAAACGTGTTCAAGATGTTTAGCTTCTCCAAGAACATACCTGATGAGACGTTTGACGATATAAGGAGGATTGCCGATGATGAGGTTAAGGATAAGTCTTAGGGCGATTGTTTGTTTAGGTCTGTCGCTATTCCTGTCCTCTTGTGGAAGCAGGAGGCAGGTTAGCGAGGCGTCTATTGATAGCCGGCTGATAAGCAGGATAGAGACGATGATAAACGAAGTTATAGACCGCAAGATGGTGGAGATAAAGACCTCTGATCTTAATGCCGATATCGTTATAGCTGAGAGGAAATTCGATACGGATAAGGATATTGATCCCGCCACGGGAGAGCGACCGGTATCGTCCGTGACTGACGCCCATATCGTCATCGGCCGGCGGGACAGCACGGTGACAGCCGATTTCCTTGGCGTTGATAAGACGATCACTGGTATTGAGGATATTGATAAGAAGACAGACATCAAGCATAAGGATATAGACGATAAGGAGGAATCAAGGTGGCCGATGGCTATTATCTTTATGTCGATCTTAGGTATATTGGTTGTATTATTCGTGTTGTTGAAAAGATTCGGATTGATAAAATAATAGGTGTACAAGAAACCCCATACACCTATTGGTTATCACCCCAGAAAAGAATTGCAAATATGAGGTCAGTCCCGGATTCGAACCGAGGTGTATGGTTTTGCAGACCACCGACTAAACCAACTCATCCAACCGACCGTATCGCGAATATATAATTTTGTCTTTGACCAAACAACCTCTTTGACCAAATTTTTACTCAACTAGAATATCCCTTAAAGAGAATCCCTTATCTAGTATACTGTTTGAGGAAATGTCTTTTCAAGGTCTACACTTATTGACACCAAAAGGAAATGTGGCGGCTCCGTGAGGCAGGGCAGGAGGTATCCCCACACGGCCGGCCAGGAGCGGAGCGACTCGTAGCCCACCTCCCTTTTCCCCTTGGCATATTACGCTTAAGCGTTGGAAAGAAGTAAACATATCAATGCATTAACGTCTGATGTAGGTAGTTGTTTGTCGATTAAAGATCCATAGACAACATAAGTAGATGTCAAAAATACACTAAACTAAATTATTGATATAAGTTATTGTTGAGATCTTGATTTTTCAATCTACTACATATTTTCATATTAATGTAATTAAGTTATATACTTTAGATAATAACAAAGCGTTAGCTAACTCTTTTTAATCAATCAACTTATGAGATAAATAAAGAAAATCTTTATAATGAGACTCCCTTCTTAAGGGGGCGAAAGTTTCTTATATCACATGTCACAAAATAGACAACTGTGTTTATAAAAGAAGGTGGATAAATAAATTCATCTCTTTTCTTAACTATCCCTACGATAGTCTCCCTACGCAATGTCCAAGTTGGATTTAGACCATAGCGATCGCCGTAAAAAGCCGCGATCATAAACAAAAAAATGAGTACTTTCACAAGCACTCATTTTGAATGATACGGATATTTTCGTATCTTTGCCTTAAAAAGTTACAACTATGGTAAAGTTACAACTTATTTTTGATCAGTTCGCATCTTCCTCCGAAAAAAAGAGGATGTCAGAGGGAAACAGGGCCTTGAGGAGGGATTCCGGCAAGGTCATTCTGCCTTATTTGTTTAATGACAACGCTAATCCTTGTTGCGACAACCCTAGGATAAATCGTCAATCATCATCCAAGTCAGAGATACTGGAGAAGCCGATATCGGAGACACTGATAGGCATTCTCATCATATGCCTTGACCCTATAAGGTTTAGGACGCTGGGGATCCAATACAACATCAAGTGGTTCTATTACTTTGTGAATGAAATAGTTAATTACTATATCAAGCATCATCGTCTTGGTGGTGATAATCTCGCTTATCAGATAAAGTTAGTTAGGTGGCTTTTGATCAGTTATGTTAACGTGGCTGTTGTCCACGGTTATTATGCTATGGTGAGGAAGGTGAAGAAAGAGCATCCTGACCTTTTTGTACATAGTAACAAGGCTAGGTATTATTATTGGGAGAGCTGCCCTTCCGAGTATAAAAAGTTAGATGATGAGCGAAATATGAACAATCCTACTTATAAGGTCCATGAGTGCAATAGGAAGCGCTCCGAGGATATCAAACGTGTTGTTTATGACTCCATGGATTCGATCAGGAAACGTGACCTTAAGGATTTCGTGTCCTCTAAGAGCAATGGAGTTAGTATCTCTTTTAAGGAAAAGGTTCAGAACAAGGTCAGGAAGAAGGGCTTTGGTAATGTCAGTATCAAGACCATAGAGAGGGCTATAAAGAGCTATTTAGATGAGAGTGGTGTCACTTTCTCTGAGTTCGTCGATGGGGTGAGGAAGTTGGATAGGAAGATAAAGGAAGTCAAGTCCGCTTTTGGCAAGGTTAAAAGGATTAAGATCTTTGGCGTCAAGGCTTATGATTATGTGTCTGGAGATGAGATAGTTGATGAGTTTGGTATGGCCGCGTTGTCTGATGAGGTGTGGATTCCTGATAATAGCACACCGTTCCTTGACGATTATATTGAATCGCAGTATTTGTCTAACAATTTTAATTTCTAATATTATGGTTAATATAAAATCACATGACTTTTATACGGTGTTTGATGATAAGAAGCAACTTTTTAAAGTATCATCATTATTTGATTCTTTGGATGAATCTGAAGATATAGTCAAAGATTTGATGGATTCTGGAACATTCATGTATGTTGTTGACGAACGACTGTCTATGATATGGGTGGATATATTTATGATGATAGAGCTTCTTGGGGAATATGATGGTGGGGATGTTAAGGATTTGGCTATTAAATGCTCTTCTCTCTATTTGAAAGATAAGGTGATGCGTTTAATTGTCGATTATGTCAATTGCGATTCTGATGATTATGATGATAGCGTTGATCCTATATTGAGTTATTGTAGCAATCTTATTCATAGTGGTGATGGGAATATTGATTATCTGCCATTGTCCGACATGGTAAGTTTGAATGTAGGAAATTATATGTCAGATGACATGTTGAAGCTATTTGATATTGCCAAGGAAGACAATCGCATAATATCTATATTGTTTGTTTTGTTAAGTAGACCGTATGTTGACGATTATGGTCTTTTTACTCTTACTGATTTGCTTTCTATGATGATTGATAAAGGTTTTATCGGTGATCGTGATGATATAGTGAATGTCTTAGGGTTTATCTTAAAGTAGGTTTATTATATTGGTATGACCCTATTTTGTATCTTTGCTTAAAAGTAGTAAAGATGAACCAAGTAAATATCATACCGAAGATAATTCATGATAAGTTCGCCGCTAGGATTATCATGGATGATTACGATATAGAGAAACCTATTGTAATTACTGTCGTAGCCAGACGTAACGATGGTGAGTATAACACCCAGATATTGACATACCCGACATCGGGCGTTGATTATGAGGGTAATGTAAGGATGGTGTTTTTTGATGTCGCTAGGTCTCATGTTTGCCAGATAACATCGGTATTTATCAACGGTCATGAGGTCAAGACATATTATACCGATATCCCGGATCTTGATATGCAAGCCCGTTATGACGATAGCTTATGCCGGTACGATAAGAAGGTTAATATGAATGATATTCGGCTGTCATTTCAGGTGCTAGAGACACGTGATCCCAAAGTGCTTCAGGTATTGGATGAGTCTGAGTGGGGGCTACTAGAGGACAGGAAGGCGATTATCGAGATCACTACGCCGGGCATGTCCGACCCCGTTACGTTGTTCCTTGGCAAGAATCAGGTCAATACCTTTACTAGCCTAACACTAGGCCTTAATTGCTTTAATTACGATGATTGTAATGTCAAGTACCTTGATCTACCTGATGGTATATATGATATCAAGATCATAGGTAGCCCTTCTACTTACAACTTCAGTCGCAAGTATCTTAAGACGGATCTTATACGCAGACGTCTTGATCGGCTATGGATTAAGACTGATGTTCTATGCGAGGACAAGGATAAGGATCTTATAAATAAGATACAGGAGATGGAAACACTTATGGTCGTGGCTGAGGCTAACGTCAGGTTGGATAATATAGAGGCGGCTCATGAGATCATTGATCGTGTCGGAGAGCTTCTTGAGATGGCTACTAATTGCGTGGATTGTTGAATATAAAAATATTTAGTCGTGGGTTGTAATACTTGTAAGGAAAAGGCGTTAAAGGCCGAGAGAGAAAGGATTGAGAGAGGTATGATGAACCGTGCTTCCTCTACCGTTGTTAGCGATATGGAATACGCTTCTAGGAGCACCGCCGGTTGTATGGTCATGCTCGATCCGTTGCAGACCATGGAGCGTGACGTGGTGAGCATATACAAACAGACCCGTACCATAGGTGACGTGGGTATCGTCTATCTCAACATGCAGAAGAAGATCCGTGAGTGGATCAAGAACCTGCCATATGGATGCCCGCCTGACGAGGAGGTACAAGAAATGAGAAAGGAGATTCTGGATGGGCGCTCAGAGTATATTAAGCCTTGATAGATCGGATCTATGTAAGGCCGTGGATGAATGGCTTTCTTGCCAATGGGGTAGATACATGAGGTATCATAGGTATAGGATTGGGGACAAGCCCGATGTATCTTATTGGGGGAAGATAATTCGTCTGCAAAGGTCATTATGCGATAATGATTGCGGGTTATGCCCGGATGAGGTGAGATCGTTAAAGGAACGTGTTAATAAGTTACTGGCATGAAAAAATACAGTTGTTTACATATAACTCCGTCCACTTGCGTACCTTATGAGGGTGATCTACCAGAGTGGTCAAAGCATAAGGACTCTGATGAGTGTGTTATGATCTCTGATGTGATAGAGGAGATATATGACGAGCTTACCCGTATCAGGGAGGCTATAGATGTCCGGGACCTCGGAGAGTCTTGCGTGAAGGTAAGTGGCGATAAGACTGTGGCTAAGGTACTTTATGCGCTGGAAGATAAGATTTGCAATGGATGATAAGCCAATGGAGAAAAATCGACATTGGTGATAATCAACGGTATGGATATTTATTTATGAGGATTGCTAGATGTTAAGCTACTGTAAATCAAGTATCCAATTTGTAAGGAGTCTTCTAAATAAGTAGGTTAGATAGATACTCTTGTAAGTTGTAAAATATCTTTATGTGTTAGATATAAAAAATAGCCAATTGATTTGTCATAGACGATTCGATTGGCTATTTTTGTATGTCCATCATATCTCACGATGTAATGGACATAGGTTATTTATTATGAGTGCAAATATAATTATTTTCAATGATTCTATGAATAATAGTAGTAGGATTTTGGCGTCTAAATCCAACGAAAACGGATTATCTACAATATTTAGCTACAATGGTAATGATATAACTTTCAAAACAGAGAACGGTATCACTTATGTGAATGCTACCGAAATGGCGAAGCCGTTTAAAAAGAGACCAAATGATTATTTATCGTTATCTTCTGTAAATGAGTTAATTAATGCCATTACCAGAAAATATGGTAATGCTGATTTTCAGCCTGTTACGATTATCAGGGGTACGGTTAATCCTGGCACATGGATGTGTGAGGATCTGGCTTTGGATTTCGCTCAGTGGCTTAGCGTTGATTTTAGGTTATGGTGTTTGGACAGAATTAAAGAGCTTCTCACTACAGGCAAATGCGTGATTCCTGATTTTAATGATCCTCCCGCCGCTGCTGAGGCTTGGGCTAAGGAATATCGTGGCAGGGTAGCCGCCGAGAAGCTGGCGTTAGAGGAGAGGGCCAAAGCCGAGGAGATGGCTAAGGTTCTTGAGTCGAAGAAAGAGGATATAAAATTTTCAGAGTCGTTTATCATGTCTGGAGAATCAGATTTGCTGGTAAGGGATTTAGCCAAGAAGCTTGAGCAGAATGATATAATTATAAGCGATAAATGTTTACGAGATTTTCTTGTTAAGATAAAGATAATAGTCAAAAGGGTTAAGGTTAATGGAGATTGGGAGATTACGGCTAATGCTGTAAGGAAAGAGTTTGCTCATTATCGTGATAAGAATATATGCACCGAATCTGGTAGGGTTATATATGCGAGGACTATTTACATAACAGGCAAGGGGTATAAATACATATTGTCATCTATAAATGGTAGCAAGAAAAGTGATTTCATATTGTGTGGAGGTATGTTTAGGGACTATGGGGTGTTCGCCGGATCGGAGTCGTTTAATCACTGGGATAATTAATTCCATTTTTGCCCAAAAATTGATAATCAGGTAACTGCGTATTTGCATTTACGGTTATGTGTCTCATATCGGTAAAATATTTATCTTTGTGACAAAGTGAATTACGATGATATACGGCAACAAAGAAATAGTACGGACGTTCACCAGAAACAACCCGCCCGCCGGGTACGTGGGCGGCTCTGTTGACTACCGGGTCCCGGCCGATGTTTATTTTGGCGATACGCAGGAGGAGGCTGATGGTAAGGCTGAGGATGATATCAAAGCCAACGGTCAGGACTACGCAAATACATACGCAGACATAATACCAGCTGTATGGTGTAATGATCGGATATGTGATGAGTTTGTTAAGAATAATTGCGTAAGTGGTAAGGGGTCCAAGGAACAGGTATGTGTAGAGAAAGGTAGGTTTGTCTCTTACGTATCCAAGAAAGATGCCAATGATAAGGCTAGGGTGGAGCTTGGGCGGATCGGGCAAGGGGAGGCCAACGCAGTTGGGACATGCTGTAAGGACTGGGCCTCACAGCCTCTTCGTGGCTTATTTTATAAGAACGATTGCGAGGCTGGTAAATCAGGCAAGGAAGGTATTGTATATGAATTACCAGCTGGAGATGTCATATCCGATATATCCCAGATAGACGCCGATACGTTAGCTTATAGGAAGTTTATGAAAGAAGGTCAGGAGAAGGCTAACGCCGAGGGTAGTTGCTCGCCTGTATTCTATAATACGAAGATCGGTGATTGGTTTGAGAAGATATGTCCGTTCGGATATAAGTCCGGTAAAGTATATTACTCTATCAAAGCCAACAGGTTTAGGTCATGGATATCGGTTGAGGATGCCAACGCCAAAGCCCGTGAGGTTTTGATGGTAGAGGGGCAGGAATACGCTGATCTTAATCTTGAGTGCGAAAAATGGATTGAGAATATCGATCAAGAGGATGAATGTTATTGGTGATGATGTGCGTTTAGTTTTCCATAATAGTTGATTTAGTGTTTGGAGGGGATTGTATATCTCCTCCATTTTTTTGTATATATATCAATGGTGATAAGTTTATATACTGTAATACACTTGCTTATATGTTGAATATATTTTATATTTGCATACCTATCTATTCATCTCGAACCGATAGGTATTATGTTTAATTTAAAATATTGTTCAAAGTTATGAAAAGTCGGGTTGAAATCAAATCTTCTGATAGGAGATTGATGGGTGTTGTTATACCTGCGCTCAGTGATAATGGTTTTGTTAACATCACTTTAGCTATGAAAGTCTTGTCTGATGATAGGCTTAAAAAGGGCTTATCTCCTAAGAAGCTTAATGATATTATTAAGTATGATGGCTTTCAAGAGAAATGTAGGGAAATAATTAGTAGACTGGAAAACAGGGATCTATGTAAGCGGATAAATATCAGCCTACAAAACAAGACCCTAAATCTTAGTGATTTAAACAAAATGGGATTGGCATGCCGAAAGGGAAAGGGGGATGGACAGATGTGGTATATGAATCCATATCTTTTCCTTGTGGTGGCTATGGAAATGAGTCCTGAGGTTTGCGCCGATGTCGTGATGTGGTTTGTTGATAATATCGTAGGGGTAAGAAATGCCGCTGGTGACGCTTATATAGAGATGTGTAGTAGCGTATCTTCGCTTATAAGCGATAAAAGCAACTTAAAGGAATCGTTATCAAGAATTGCTAAGGGTATAAATTTTGTTGTTTTTGGCGTACATGAGGAAGGAATAAGAAATAGGGCTTCCTTCGAGGAGCTGGATATGATAGTATCAATAGAAAGAAATATATCTTACGCTATTAAGGCTGGATATATAAAAGATTATAATGGCGTTATAAACGATTTGGGAAGGCAATGGAAAGATAGATGGGGTAATCCTGTTCTTAAATTGAAGTCTTGATCCTATCTTATTATTATAGTTTATGAGTATAGGGGATACAAATGGGGTATTCCCTATATTGTTTAATAATGTATGTTATCTTGTTATCAAATCAAATAAGTATCTTTGCTAAAAACATTAATATTATTAATATGTGTAATACAGGTGGTTGTTGTCATGATCATTCACGGGAACGTCCCGAAGAGTGTTGTCATGGCGTTAAGATAGATAGATTTCTTAACAAATGCCCTAACGATCCTTGTGATCCTTGCGATCGGGATTGTCAGGAAGAACCTTGTGTTGGTTATGGATGTCCTATAACCTTGTATGATAAATGCGTCTTGTACTCAGGCGATGAGCTGGTAGCGGATGGCATAGAGAAAGGTACTGACATTTCTGTCGTTATAGACTCATTGAGGCGTATTATAGCGTCTAGGGATAAGCAGATAGATTTATACCATCGTGAGGTTCTGGATTTGAAGAAGATTATAAACGAGCTTGTTAACGCTGGGAATAGTGGCGTAGGCGGCGATACCGAAGAGGAGGTTTGGTGATGAACGGTTGCAATAAGAAACAATATAGGCCTACTGTAGACGATACGAAAGTACCGTGTTCTACGTACATGAGTACCGATTGTATTTACCCCGGTGATAAGGTACGTGTGGAATCATTGGGATTATCTCCTAATTGCGATATGTCCGATACCCTTAACGCTATGATAAAGGCTATACGGGATAGGGATGCTGAGATATCTGAGTTGAGAAGAATAATCAATAAATTGATTTGATATGAGAAATAATTGTAATCCATGTAAGCCGGAATACAGACCGGGGGGCGAGTGTAGTATCTACAGTTCCCAGATCATATATGACGGACAGTCGTTTCCTGAGGCTGATATCAGGAACGGCGATAGCATGAACAGCGTCGTTGAGTCTCTGGTAAGGAAGCTGGTTGCCGTATCTGGCGCCACGGCGTCCATCCAGCGTGACTCGTTCAAGGGCGTTCAAGCTGTCAGATTAAGATACGAGCCGTTGACCGTGCTCAGCGTTACCTATTGTGGTACTATCGTCCCTAATGACGGATATGTCGTTTCAGGTAGATCCGTTAAGTTTAAGAAGAAATATTGCATGGGTGATGAGTTCACTGATGTTAATATCGTATATACTACATTGAATAGTAATATTTTAAATACATCATGCTATGGCTAAGAGAGTGTACGATACGGTCTTGGCTTCCGAGTGCGACGGTTGGGTATGTGGTGAGACCCTCAAGAAGGGATCTCTCCCCGTAGACAGGTTAGAGCTTGATTCTTTTTCCGAGGCCGTCAGGGAGCTTATAGAGCGTTTTTTTGAGGAGGGATGGTTGCCGGATATGATCTGTGATCTTGGTTGTGGAGGCGCCAGCGTATTTGAGATTAAACCTACTAACTTCGAGTATCCTCCTGAGGGTGGTGAGCAGATCCTGGAGATCATCGTAGGTAAGAGTGATAAATGGACTATAACACAAGCGGAATAATATGGCGAGTAATTTAAAAGATATTCTTGCCAAGATCGAGCAAGGCTCCTCATGGGTGTCCTACGACAAGATCTCCGGTACTGGCCCTGACAAGGTGGCTATCAAGGTAGAGCCGGGATGGATGGGTAGGTTGCCTAGGGAGACTTACGTGGCGGTCGAGAAAGGCAAGGTTACGAAACTCGCGACTATAACCCAGAAGGGTATAGAGCGGGTAAGCGTGGATCCTACCAGTGTCATGTTCGACATGGAGGGCGGGACGGCGACCATCAACGCCAAGCTCAACTCCGCCTCGGTCAAGGCTTCCTGCCTTACCCTTGGTGGCTCGGTGAGCAAGTCCTATATAGTATCCATGAACGTGAACGGCTTATCCATGAAAGTCCCGGAAGAGGATAGCAGATATATAGTGTATGCCGATCCTGAGGATCCCGGAGCCACTGATTTGTATGAGGCTAGCTTTGTCATAGCTATGCCTAAGAATATGGATAACGAACAGCATCATGAGATGTTTGTCTTGAACGGTAAGGTTGTTAATATCAATCAACAGCCTAATGATACACCTTATATCATACTTGATCATGACTTCGATAACGTGACTAGCGAGAACGGTCAGGTTGTCATCGATATCAAGTCAAATACCGAGTATGATATCGAGCTGGTATGTTGCACTTGCGGTGATGGTAGTGAGCCGGAACCGGAACCACCCTTCAACGTGGATCCGCAAAGGTTGACGCTTAATAAGGATGGTGATACCCAAATCGTGAGGGTAGAGGCCGGAGATGATGTTTCATGGAGAATAACTGAAGGATAATATGGCAAGGGAAATAGATAAGAATTGTGTCGAGGGTAATTGCTTTGCCATTAACGACAAGAGCCATGGGGTAGGCGATAATAAGCTTAATATCGTATACAAGGCTAATTATACCGGTCAGATCTGTACGGCTAAGTTCCGTATAACGTCAAAGGACGGTAATATTGTCAAGGAGTATATGATAGCTCAGGACGCCAAGCCCGTTTATTATAATATCAAGATGGTTCAGCCGTTCACCAAGGACGACTGTCTGGCCAACCAGCATGGATCGGTGGTGTTGTATACGGTCGAGGAAAGGACTTACAAGTCGTTTATCTCGCAGGAGGACGCAGACGCCAAGGCTATGGAGGATATAGCCCTGAACGGTCAGAAATACGCCAACGAGCATGGTGAGTGTATAACCGATATCTGGTATAACGAGGAGCAGAGAAAGACGTTTATACGTAATAATTGCGATAAGTTCAGTGACGGTCAGGAATATGTTTATATCATTCCTGAGGGCAAGTACGTATCTTCCATCTCTCAGGAGGACGCCGATAGGAAGGCTCTTGAGGATATTGAGAAGAACGGTCAACAACAAGCCAACCTAGAGGGTGAGTGTAAGCCTAAGGAGAATATCTATTATGGTAAGTTTAGCAAGACCTTTACCCGTAACAATTGTGACTCCACCCAATACGGTACGGATGTGGTTGTTAACGAGACGATGGTTACAGGAGACTTCAGATCCATCGTGTCTCAGGAAGACGCTAATAGCCTAGCCCAAGCCGCTGTCGAGGCTCAAGGTCAGGATATAGCGAATATCAAGGGTAACTGTGAGAAGATACCGGTATTTACCGGATCGTACTCTAAGGTATTCCAGAGAACCAACTGCCCTGAGGGTTCTACTCCTGTTGACTTCACTGTGGACGAGAAGATGTGTTCTGGATATCCGTTCACTTCTACGGTATCGCAGGATGCCGCCAACAAGCTGGCGCAGGACGCTGTCGAGGCGCAAGGCCAGGCTATCACCAACGAGCGTGGCGACTGTCAGACTAACGTATACTATAACGTAAGGATGGAGAAGACAGTCACGAGAAATAATTGTGATGAGTTCCATATCGGTCAACCTTATACTTATGTCGTTTCCGCCGGTAAGTACTTCTCTATTATCTCCCAGAAGGACGCTGATGATAAGGCTAAGGCTGATCTTGAGGCTAACGCCCAGCAACAAGCCAACCTAGAAGGTGAGTGTAAGGAGAAGACGATCTACTACGGTAAGTATAGCAAGGAATTTACCAGAAACAATTGCGATAAGACTCAGTACGGAACCAAGGTTACCGTGGATGAGACTATGGTGACAGGGGATTTCAGGTCTACCGTATCTCAGGAAGACGCCAACAATAAGGCTAAGGCCGCCGTCGAGGCTCAAGGTCAGGATGTGGCTAACGTGAAAGGTAAGTGCGAGAAGGTGCCTGTATATACCGGTACTTATACACGTACGTTTACCCGTAACAATTGTGGTACTGGCACTGGTGGTACTTATACGGTAAATGATAGGATGGTTGACGGTTATCCGTTCACGTCTACCGTATCTCAGGAGGATGCCAACAACAAGGCCAAGGCCGCCGTTGACACCCAAGGACAGGCCCTTGCCAATATCCACGCCCTTTGTACGTACACCGGCCGTGCTTCCTTGGAGTTCACGAGAAATAACTGTGGTGAGTGTAAGATCGGATCTAAGGTGACTATCACCCAAGATATGGTAACTGGTAGGCCGTTCACGTCCACTGACTCTCAAGCTTCAGCCGATGCCATGGCCATGACAGCCGTACAAGCACAAGGACAGGCTTTGGCTAACACCAAGGGTACTTGTTCTAACGCTACTATGTATACTGGTAGGGCTAGCTTCGAGTTCACGAAGAGTAATTGTGGCGCTAATCAGGTAGGTGATCCGTTCACCGTGACACAAGATATGGTGGAAGGTCATCCGTTCCAGTCTTGCGTATCGCAGGATGAGGCTAACTTGGTGGCTATGGCAGCAGTAATGAATCAAGGCCAGTCTGTAGCTGACAGCCGTGGTACTTGCCATGAGGCTCCTAAGTACACCGGTCATTATAGCGAGGCGTTTGAGAAGAATAATTGTCCGTCAGGATTGATCCCGTCATCCGTAACCGTTACGGAGGCCGACGTCACGGGTGGACCGTTCTACTCATACGAGAGCCAGTACGCCGCTGATGAGCTTGCCAAGGCCGCTGTCAAGGCGCAAGGTCAGGCTGTTGCCAACAACCGTGGCACTTGCGACGAACTGAAGATATATGTAGGTAACTACAGCAAGGAATTTACTCCTAAGTGTCCTACTTGTCAGTATGCCGATCCTATTACCGTAACTCCGGATCTTGTGGGTCAGTTCTTTACCTCAACCCGTTCACAGGAAGAGGCTGACGCTTTGGCTAAGGCCTACATCGATAGGATGGGTCAGGCGTTCGTTAACAAGAACTATGATGACACGTGTCATACGAAGACCGAGCAACCGGTATGGGAGACCATAGAGACCGTATGTAAGGATTGTATCTCTCAATTACATCAACGTAATACCAATACCTGTTATACTAATCCAGATAATCAGGAACGGTATATAGCTGGTGGTAATAAGACATGCTTCTGGTTTGGTACGGCATCTAAGGCCTTCACCCGTCAATGTGCTGACGGAGGTGTGGGAAGTTCCGTAACTGTTACCCAGAACGACGTTACCGATCCTAATCCTACGACAGGCGGCAAGTTCAAATCATGCGTATCCCAAGCTGACGCTAACGCCAAGGCATTGGCCGCTGTTACGGCTCAAGGTCAGAGCGTTGCCAACTCCAGGGGTACTTGTACTTGGACAGGAAGCTATACAGGTCAGGTCCAGAAGAACAATTGCGCTGATGGCGGCGTAGGCGACATGGTATCCGTAAGTAGCGACAGGCTGCCGGGACATCCGTATACCTCCAACATATCTTTGGCTGACGCTAATAAGAAGGCCGAGAATGCTGTTCGTGGAGCCGATGGACAGAACTACGCCAATAAGAACGGTGGATGTACTTGGACTTACGTGGCAAGCCGTGACTTCTATAAGAACAATTGCGCCGGAAGCGGGGTTGGTCAGAGAATAACGGTGACTTCCACGCAAGCCAACGGCGGTACGCCTATCACCAGCAAGGTTTCTTTGGCTGATGCCAGGAGCAAGGCAGAGCAGATCCTAGACCAGAGAGGACAGGATTACGCTAACCAGCATGGCACTTGTGTGTGGACCGGTACTGGAAGCGCTACGTTCTATAAGGACAATTGTGGTACATGTAAACATGGTGTCGCTCTATCCGTTCCTTATAGTGCCTTAGGATTGTCAGCGTTGACATCTACCGTATCTCAGGCGGATGCCGACAGCAAGGTTCAAAACGCTTTCAAGAATGATACGGCGACTAAGACCGCCGCTCAGGCTTACGCTAACAAGAATGGTGATTGCGCCGATGACGATGATGCCCCATCTTATGATGATTGGAGTTACTATTGTAGTGGATGCGATTATCGTAGGAGTAGGAATCAGACCAATCCTTGCTCTTCAGCCCCAGGTCAAGATGAGTTGGTTGAGTCCGATTCAAGATCTTGTGGATGCGGATGTGATAATACATACAATATGGATAATAGTAGGTGTAATAATGGTAATAGCGAGGAGCATTATTCTAGCGAGTGTGATCCTACGGGATATTGGCAGAATGGCGGTGAGCATTGTTGTAATCCATCTGACTACACTATCTATACCAATGAGGTATGTAAGGGATGTTCGGGCGAATGTGGTGATATATGTGTTCCTGAAAGTCCTCTTAAGGTTGTTAGCGCAGGTGATTTTTGTGCTTCTTCGTTAAGTTCAGCCAATGAACAGGCTTATAACAAGTATAAAGGGCACAAGGATGCATTACAATATTTAGTTGATGCTAGGATATGCCCTTCTAAGGTTGGCAATGATGACCGATGGGGGAATGTCAAGGCTACGAACTGTCCTAGCAACTGTACTCCTAAGACTATCAGTTATAAGCAAATCGCTGGTAAATATGAGGCTTGTACCAAGGACGAGGCAAACAGGATAGCCGACAGCAACCTACAGTCAGACGGCACCTCTTACGCTAATGGCTTGGCGCAGGCGGATAGATGCGATTGCGTGGAGCCAACGAAGAATTGGTCAGCCAACGCTTATGCCGATGGTGATCCTTGCAACGGCGCTCCTTCGGGCACTTCAACGCTAAGAGTAGAGGTCGAGATTACGTATAGTAATGAATGTACTACGCAGAAGAGCTTGACGGTAACAGCTTCAAGCTCAGGAACTACTATCGGAAGTACGACAGTAACTATACCTACTGGATCAGGCACTAAAAAGGCCACAATATCTTTTGATCGTGGATATCCATGTAATTCTATCAATATAAGTGGAAGAGCTGGTGGTCAATGTTAAGAGTCTGATATATAATAAAAAGGAGAGGCTAATTAACCTCTCCTTTTTTATTACGCTTCTTTAATAAGAAGCTGATATTGTTATAGATTCAGGTGGACAATCAGCGGAGAAAAACTCGGTAGAGCTAAAACTGCCATTACAAGTTAAATTAACTCTCTGGGTATGATAATCCCCATTAGAGCAACTAAATGTGACAGTAGCTTGTTTTGAGTTACATTCACTTCCGCTGCAATTACTGCTGCTATCCTGAACCTTATACTTGACTCCCGGTGGGGACGTGTACGTCTCTGTTATGTAAGCCGAGACCCCTCTAGTACATTGTGGCTGCGGGCAATCGCACTCCAACGCATTGGCTCTTTCCTGACAGATCTCTTTCAGGTTCGCTAGGGCGGCGGCGGTAAGTCGGATCTATATCTTCCTTGATACGCTTTATTTGTTTATCGACTAAAATCATTAATATTGTAACATTAATATTAAAACATAACGCTATGGCATGTACTAAGAAAAAGAAAATGGATAAAGGAGGCAAGACCTCCGAGAAAAAGAAACCTCAAATGAAATGCGGGGGTAAGGTCAAGAAGAAAAAATAATAATTGGAGGGGACATCCCCTCCTTAACATAGGCTCATGAAAAATTCAGAATTTGTATCTAGGATCATAAATGACATGAACTCCATAAGCAAGGACACCCATGTCAGCAGGAGATGGATATTGTCTATAGGGAGGCAGAAAGCTAGATCTTATATAGCCCAGAAGTATGCTGATGGAACCTTGTTCGGCGAGGAATCGCTGTATACTCATATTAATTGCATGGAAATGGAGAGGGTTCGGAAAATTGATTGTTGTTTTGATGAGTTTAAACTATGCAGGGTACTTATGAGATCCAAGAAAAGATTGCCAGATATGATATATACCCGTATAGGTCCGGCTATCATTAAGGTATCAAATATTATGGATGATATTATATTTACCTCCATATCATTGAGAAAATATGCGAACAATAAGGAACGTAAATACGGAAATATAGATCAATACTATTACTATGTCAATGATGGTTATATCTATATACCAGATATAAATATAGAGGCTATAAACGTGGATCTTATAACCCTCGACAGAAAAGCGGCGTTAGAGCTAGGGGGATGTGGAACGGAAAAAGATGAGCCATGTACATCTCAATGGGATTATGATTTCGTATGTCCTGATAAGCTCCTAGAATATATTGTCTCAGAGACGTTAAGAGAGACAATAACCAAATTGCAGATCCCTACGGATGAGAACCCGGATATGGATATTAATAAGAAAACACAAAAAATTCAGTAAACATGAATCTAATAAGATCAATAATCAATTTCTTCGGTTTCAATGACGCCATAGTTGACGGTATAGGCGAAAGAGGGATGAGAGACAGCTCTATTATAAGATATAATGAGGTGCACGATATGTATGACAAGATCATAAAAGGATCTTGGGGATATATCAGCTTACGTATCCAAGAACTATATCTATGATAAAATAAGGGAAAGGACTGGATTAAGCACCAGACATATTAGTAGGATATTGAATCATACAAAGAAAAAGGATCTTAGATTTATATAAGATAAAAAGGAGAGTCTAACAAGTCTCTCCTTTTTTATTATCAACATGATCCAGATCCATCTCCGCTGTCAAAATAAGCGTAAGCCCCAGATGATATCCCGTAATTGGTCGTAGTAGAACCACTGAATGATCCAGATCCGGATGGTATGGTGATTACTCTTGTTTCATAGGTAATTATATACCTAATCATGTATATTATTTCTTGTGTTAGGATTGATTGATTATATTTGCGGTATGGATATAAAATCGTTTAAGATATTAAATCAGTATTTTCTCCGGTTCTATAGGTCAATAATGTCTAAGAACGGTAAGAGGAGGAAGCATACGATCGTGGACAAGAATGATATTCTCGAATGTCAGTCCTTGATATGGAAGGTTATACGTGATAAGTATCTGGAGAATGAGGGTGGGGTTTATATAAACAACATCGGTTATCTGTGCCATAAGATAAATCCTAATCGTAAGATATATCTGAATAAGCTTACCGGTACTATTAACAGACGTGGAACGGGTGGATATTCTTATGTCCATACGTGTATTGATTTTATGCCTCGGAACAAGTATTTCCATCTCTATATTTCTCCGGCGTTGAACAGGGAGTGTAGGTTGGCTATGGAATCAGGTAGGAGATATAAGTTCTTGTACCGGGAGGTTGAATCGGAGAGTAAGGTATTTGGAGTTAAATGGGTTTACAAACTGTAGAAGTTTTTGTGATCCAGTTAGCCCGTGAGGGTAGACTGGATTTTTTTTGTATCACGGATTCAAATACATATCTTTGTGCAAAAGACTTAAATATGACGATAAAGGGCTTATTGGCCGAGATCAAGGCCGATTTACATAAATACGATGATAGCGGGGCTATAGATACCTCATCTGTTTATAGGTGGGCTGAGATCGCTTTAAAAAGGTTTGGGGGTGTTATAGCCGTCATGTCCGAGGCGGTTGTCAAGACCAGCAACAAACAGGCGGTATTACCTTCCGATTTCTTCGACATGCTTGACGCCTATAGGTGTGAGCCTCTTGTCTGTGAGATTCCGGGGGGCGATAAGGCTAAGGCTGACCTCCAACACGAGATCGGCTGGGTCGAGCGCACCGAGCGCGGCTTCCGTTGGAACTCCTGCACGGAGTGCTGTAAGGAGGAGTTTGAGAAGACGATCACGGAGAAGCTATATATCGGGTCTCACGAGGTTCGCTTCCATTACCATCACCCCGTAAGGCTGTCTATAGGTCGTGGGTTGAGACGTGATTGCGCCGCCGACAAGTATCGGGATAAATATGCTTGGGATAATTATGATATAACTATATCTGGCAATACTATGTATACTGGGTTTGATGGATTTATTTACATCATATATCGTGCTACACCCAAGGATGATGACGGTCTCCCGTATATACCTGAAACGGCGTTAGGTTATCTTGAGGATTATGTCGAGACGTATATCAAGATGAAGATCTTCGAGAACGCCGCCGTTAACGGTTTGATACAAGGGGCTGGTGATGCTTATAAACTATACGCCCAGCAGGAGCCGGGTAAGTTCGCTAGGGCCATGAAAGAGCTTAAGATGTCGATGATTACCTTGAATGATTACCGGGAGCTGGCTGAGGATAATAGGAGGAGGATGCTGTCTTATGAGCGTATGTGGCCCAACGCTTTTGATAAGTATATTAAACTTATTTAACAAAATACGATGATATGGCTGATTGGATACATTTAGATAAGACAAGTGGTACCGGTCCTGCTGAGGTTAGGGTTACCGCTGATATCAATGAGACTGGAGAGATACGTCAGGCTACGTACAAGGTTATAAAAGAAGGCACCAAGGAGGAGAAGACGTTCGTGTGCAGGCAGGAGTCGGTCCCGGTGGTTATTATCCCTGAGTTCGACTACCTAGTGCTTAGGTATATCTGGGCTGACGAGGACGGCATTGACTTTGACACGGCTACCGGTTTCGATAACACCGGCCTCCCGGATGTTGACGGCAAGCTGGTTGGTTGGAGTAAACAGTACCAGACCACGCAGGAACGGGTAGGTGATTATCTCATCCATGGTGGTGATAACATGGAATCGGGTAATGAGGCTGCCTTAATCCAGATGGGACCGTTGTTGGATGGCGATAATTATGATAAATTACCTCTTGAGATCAGATGCAGTATATACGGTAACTGGTATGGTGGTCGTGAGAAAGGTAATATCACTATCAAATTCACGGCATATAAGGGCGGTTCTATGGAGAAACGTGGATATGATTTTGTCAATATCGGAGGCGAGGAGGTTTATACCGGTAATGCCCCGACCAATGTATCCGCCCACGGAGAGGATAATTGGCAGGATATAAGAACCTCGTATTCTAAGGTGGGCACGATGATTTATAACAAGGAATCTCGTGACTGTATTGTAAGAATAGGTGAGTGATTGTTCTTTTTCATAATACAAATATCTATCAGCTCTCTCGTCCGTGAGGATGGGGAAGTTTTTTTGTTTTTTAGTCCTTTACTTATGACATGTTTGATCTTTTATTGCGTGGGAATAATCTAGCTTTGCCGAAAACTAGCATTATGATCGCATTAAATGATGTCAATAACGAACTCCATGTCCGGTTGTATATATTGGAGGTGTTCAAGGATTATGTTCGGGATGATGATTTCGACGAGCTTTTAGATAAGGCATTGGATTTTGTCATGGAAGGCGTTTCTATGCCTAAGGCGCCGGTAAAAGATACTACTATGAGTGATATATCAAGAAGTATTATCGCCCTGGCTTGTGAGAGTCAGAAGGATTTTCTATTTTTGTGCGATTTGAATGTTTTGCATAATACGTACGGTTTGTTAGAATCCGCCACATAAGTGATTATCTGGCGGATTTATTATATTTGCGAAAAAGATAAGATCGTGCAAAATAACTCTAACATAGCGGTTCCCGATTCCGGGATGAACAGGGATAAGCATCCACAGGACCTATCCCCGTCTGAGTACAGTTTCGCCTTGAACGCTACCATAGAGGGTGACGATGGGAGTCAGATTAAGATTCAGAACGAGCCTAGCACCCTTTTATGCAAGCGATTCGATGGCTATAAGGTTATTGGGTATAAGAATGATATAGCTGGTGATAATACTTATTTCTTTCTCGTGAATCCTGATAACAATACCTCTAAGATCACGTTCATGAGGTCATTGGATTATGTCAAGACCGTAGAGGATCAATTAGCAGGATCAGGGAAAGATATTCATCGTATCCTTGGCGAGAGACTTGAGGAGTCGGATGGTCGTTTCGATGAGATATGTGATTTGATGGAGGTGTTGATAGAGGATGGGACCGATGACCCTTGTCTTAACTTCTCCATTCATCACCCGATTTTCGATATAGAGATCAAGGATGAGAAATGTGGGAAGGTGATATACTGGACCGATGGATATAATCCCCAGCGATATGTCATGGTCGATAAGGCTCTTAATCCGGATGATGATGGTGACTTTTGGTATCATTACCATGGGTATAAGACATGTGGGGATGACAAGCCAATAGAGAGGTGTAGGCTGGCCTGCGAGAAGCTGCTGGTGTTCCCGTTGCTGACGGCCCCGTGCGTGGAGCCTGAGGTCGTGGAGTTCGGGGGAAGCCTGCGTGCCGGGACCTACCAGTTCTGCGTGGCGTTGTGCGATGAGTTCGGGATTGAGAAGACCGGATATTGCTCATTGACCAACCCAATCATGTTATTCGATCGTCAAGATATGGTTATCCGCGATGGTTTATGGGGTAAGTCAACCAACATGGGTATCCGCCTTACCGTGTCTAATATAGATAAGCAGGTATCTCATTATAAGATAGGCGTTATACAGAACACGGTTGGGTTTAATGGTGAGCAAAGCCCGGTTCTTGAGTATTTCATAGAAGGTATACATCCGATAACGGAAAGGACCATCTATTACCTTACGGATCAGTATAGCGAGCGTACGACCATGGAGAAGTTATCCAAGGAAATACCGGTATATAAGACAGCCAGAGGCATGACGTCTGTCGGGAATCGTCTTCTTCAATACGGCTTGACCGTGGAGAATGAATGGAATCTTCAACCGGTCGTTAATTTTTTGGGTCATTTCGTTAAATGGCAGACATCGATAGCCACGGAGAATCTATATAAAGACGGTGTGGCTTGCTCTAAATACGCCTCTTTCATGCGTGACGAGGTATATCCGTTGGGTATAAGATTCTTTACCAATACGGGATACAGGACAGCTAGATTCCCGCTTATCCCTCGTCCGGCCACAAGGGAGGAGATGGAGGTTATCGTTGATGAGGACGGCAACTCTGAAGACCTATCAGCGGCTTCGGTATTGGAGAACAACCCGCAGTGCGCAGGGAACAGCCGCCGTTATCTTTGGCAGTTTAAGAATACGGCAAAGATCATAAACGACCCGTCTTGGGGATTTGATGATTTTGGGGGAGAATGCAAGAATCAGCTAGATGTCAAGCAACTCAGATATGTAGAGCAGGAATATGCCACGGTAGGAGAGACCCAATTCGTTATCAACACGATGGGGGAAGATGTTACGGTAGATGATGCTATTGATTATATCGCTGATAATATAGAGAACCTGTGTGATATCATAGAATCTAATGTAGGTATTACTGACGAGTTATGCGCTGCTATATCATTGCCAGAGGATCAAGACGGTATAAAGGCTCCCGATTTCCCTAGTGGATGTGATGATATCGAGAGGATAGAGACCAGGACTATATTGGATAAAAACTCTTTGGTGGATTCTAGGATTGATTTTACATATAAGCTGGCTGGTGATTATACGGAGACCGAGCCTACCACCTTAATACAAAGTAACGCCGAGTCACAAAGGAAATTCTCTGTATTGTGTGATTTTGATAATTACTCCAGTGGAGGTAAGAATATCATAGATCTGGTTCAGGAATGGCTGGATGGTCAGGATGAGGATAAATTCCCGTCTGATATAGACTCCTCCGCCTTGGTCTTGTGTCAGGATATGTCTAATGTCCGGCAGTTATATGATGAGGGTATATGTACTAATGGGTGTTCAGTAGGTGATCCTCACGTGAATCCTACTATTAACGATGTTCAACTTCCTACATTCCAAGGGGGTAGGTCATTGGGTAAGTGCACATATTTGTATCAATATCCCGGATGGGAAGGAAAGAAGCATACGGAGACGATGCTTGATCAGTTAATGGATACGATGGAGGCTTATTTCCCCCAATATGAGAGTCAGTTTGGTATCGAGAACGCCATGTGTCTTTTTGGCGATGGTGATAATTCTAAGTTTAATACCGGTATAACTACTGACTGGGAAGGTCGTGTGTCTATGCAGAATGATATTGACGCCAAGACCAATTGGTTCGGTAGAAGTAACTTGACTTATTTCAAGTTCTATCCACATGTATCCTCATACGCCAGATGGGTGGAGTTGGATTACGAGAAATACATAAGTGGTTTATCCGATCCTGATAACGGTATTATGTATATAGAGATGATGGGTAACTATAATTATCCGATCGGCGACTCATCATCATACAATAAGGTTCGTATAACGTTTTTCTCGGACAAGGAAGGTACCGTGGCTCCTAATCCTTTGGCTAATGATGCCAAGAAAGGTGTTATAGTGAATTACGTGGATCATAAGATATTTATGATGCCAAAGTACTTGTTCTGGAATGATGACAAGACTACTTTCCATAAGATATATGTTTGCATCGAGCCTGCGGTATGTGTGTTCTTCACCGGTTTCGCCATGAGGCATGACATGAAGGAGCTTGCCGGATTCTATACGGCCGGCACCGCCATCTTCCCCGCCCCGTTCTGTTTTGGCATTCGGTCACTGGAGGTGAAATACGTATTCTTCTTCACGAAAGAACTGAAATTAAGAAGATTTGTTACCTATGAGGCGAAATGTATCTCATGTGGAGATAAACCCGCTGATTGCGCTCCCAGACCATATCAGTACGGTGATTTCGGATATTGGGAGTCTACCAATAAGTATCCGGCTAATTTTGAGTTGTATGATTCAAGTAAGATCGGGATATCATCGGGAGGATCAAAGAGGAAGGACATAATAGATTCTTTGACGAAATACTATGGGTCTCCTAGATCCGTTGGGGGTAAGTCTTATTTCACCGGTAATGGGGATAACGCTGAGTACCCCAATACGTCAACCACGTTTTGTCAGAGACCTATACGTCATTACAAGTTTCCGGATAACTCTGTCGCTCCTTTTATGGGTAATCCGTCTCAACTGACCGGTCAATATGGAGTTGACTCCTATATTTATCCTATGGGGGTGATGCTTGATGACGATATCGTTAATGAGTTTCTGGATATAGCGGTAGAGAACGGCCTTATAGATAAGGCTAGAAGAGATTCTATAATAGGATATGAGTTGTATAGGGGCGATAGGACGTTGGATAAGAGCGTTATCGGAACTGGTCTGGCTTATGATATGTTTAAGTACGATGATCCCGACGGATCGGCTAACCTTTATCCTAATTACCCTTACAACGATTTGTCTGATGATATGTATATCTATAAGGATATTAATCGTGAGAAATTTATAACGCATCCGTTTAACAGGAGGGGTAATATCTGGTATTCATTCTTAAGCCCTGATATTGCCTTTAACAAGCCTGACGCTCCCACCGAGTGCCTTGTTGATGGTTATCAATTAGGTAAATCCTCCGGTATATTCAGGGAGGTGGAGGATCACCCTAAATGGACGATATTAGGGAGTAAGGCTTACAGTATGGCAACATCATTGGCTACGGTGGAGGCCATGGCTAATTTAATATCCGCTATAGCTGAGTATACATATCAGTCGGCTTCACAGCAATATGTCGGTGGAGGCGTGTTCTTTTTAGCCAACCCTGTCGGCATAGCGCTGACGGCTATCCGTCTGGCTACGGGTATCGCCAAGGCCACAGCCCAGTCCGTGGTGGATATAGGCAAGTACAGGTATCAGTGGTTAACGGCATTGATAGATAGGGGACCTAGACGGAACTATGCTTATTATTATACTTCTGTCGCTCATTATAATTTATTTTACCAAAAAATAGGGGCGTCGGAGCTACGTGGATTGTCAACGGCCAAATATATCAAGAGCGGATTATATCCGGTAACAGATATCTCTTCGCAAGGGGAGACCGTAGGCGGTAAGCCTATTATCATAAACAACCTCGATCGTGAGCACTCGTTATTCATGTCATTTGGTATGGATAAGTATATGCTTGAATATCCGGAATTGGTATCAAGTTACGATACCAGCCGTATTCAGGATGAATGTAATATTCGTAATGATGAGGTAGCTGGTATGACGCCTCATTTTATGACACGTGAATCTTTCGTATCCTGCCCCTATATGAGGATAAAGAAATATTCTCCGGCTCAATACGGGCAGATAGAGGATATCAGGTGGGTATCGTTAGGTGGTTGCGGGTTGATGGATAAGGATAAGCGTAAACCTGTTTTTGGAGGTGATGTATTTATATCAAGATTCTCACTTAAGAGGAAGATGCCTATGTTTTACTTGACTCAGTTCGGTCAGGGGGACATGATACCATTCCCTTATTACGATTATCGAAACATCGGGTATCCCCGTTATTTCGTCAATTACGATACCGGGGAGGATTATCTTAATAAGACCGATACGGATACCGGATCGCTATACTCTTTCCCTAGCCGGAAGAGCGCTTATGAGATGGTTTGCAAGACCGGAGATATGTATCTTAGCGGTCGTTTCTTCCTATATTTCTATGGCATACCTCAGTTCCTTGTGGAGTCTGAGATCAATTGCAATTTCCGTATAGCCGGGCCTGAGCCTTACGAGGGGTTCTATCCGGAGGTAGGGGATTATATATCATGGACTCAGGAGCGTAATGTCCCTATATCAAGGGGTAATGTGTTTAAGATGAGTCCTGTGTATAAGAATCGATTTACGTTAGGTGGCAGGTCATTACCAGAGACGTATGATAGCAATTTTTGGGACTGCGCTTACCAAAGACCCAACGGCGTCATATGGAGCACCGCCGACGTGTCGGAGAACGGCATGACCGATCCTTGGCTGTCGTACAAGCCTATGGATTACCATGAGTTCAAGACCTCTTTCGGGAAACTTATAAGCATGAAAGGGATAGAGTCGGATCAGATACTGGCTCGCTTCGAGAATCAGGTAGGGCTTTATAACGCCATAGACGTGTTGGCGGAGAGAATATCCCCGGAGAATAGCGAGCTAGGGACAGGTGGTCTTTTCGCCTCCCGTGGTATCGAGTATAATAATACGACGTTAGGATATTCCGGGGCCCAGAGTCGGGATATGATCAGTTGCGAGTTTGGGCATTTTTGGGTCGATTTAAGGCGTGGTCAGGTGTTTAAGGTAGATTCTAATGGTAGGAATCTTACGGAGGTCACACCGGGGCTTAGAAACTGGTTTAAGGAGCATCTTCAGATGAAGATCATCCGTAGCCGGATATATAACGCTGATACGGACGCTGAGTTGTCTTATTATGATATCGATAACAAGTTCTTTGGTATAGGGCTATCCATGGGCTGGGACAATCGGTTCAAGAGGGTTCTGATAACCAAGAAAGATTATATACCGGTAGGGAATCCGAGCGAGTACCAATTCCGTGGCGGCCGGTTCTACAGGAACGGGCAGGCGGTGGAGCTACAGGACGCCAGCCATTTCACGGACGTCTCGTTCACCGTTGGATATAACTGCCTGAAGGGTGAGTGGAAATCATATTTATCCTACACCCCTGATTATTATATCGAGCACCAGCATTATTTCCAGTCTGGAAAGAACTACTCAAGTGAAAGTCAGGAGATAGGGTTATGGTCTCATGGATTGACCAACCAATCGTATCAAGTATTTTACGGTAAGCTATATCCGTTCGTTATAGAGGTACCGGTACGTGAGCAGTATGTGAATAAGATCCTCACGAACTACCAATATAGGATGGATGCCAGAAGGTATCAGGATGAGGTTAATTACCAAATTCTTAGGACTACCGGATTCAATAAGGCATGGTTTTATAACGATACCAACAACAGCGGTGAGCTTCGGATGGTTATCGCTGACAAGAACGATATGAGCCAGCGGTTAAGGTATCCTGTAACCAATGACGATAGCCGTGAGATACTGGTGACGGAGGTTGATCAGAAGATAAATATAAATGACTATTTTAACGAGGTCAAAGACGATACTAATAACCTCCCGGTATGGATCAAGGATGTGAATGACATTGACCGGAAGATCGATCCTAGGGCTGTCGATTATCATCGGAGGTGGCGGGATCGTCTTCGTGGCGATTGGTTCTTGGCTAGGTTCGTGAATGACATTGAGAGCCGGTTCAAGATGATAGTACGTTGGTTTAGCAACGATGAGAAAGTTTATTGAGGTGATTATATACCTTTAAATATTTGATGTTATGGCAGCAGGGAAAACTAGCAGTAAAAAGAAGGGCAAATGCCCGAAATCAGGATGTATCAAGAAAGTAGGGAGTGATTGGCGAGTGGTCAGTAACAAGACCGGTAAATTATGGCCGGCTAAGTACAAGTCTAAGGAGAAAGCTAAAGGAGCCTTGGCTGCTTATCACATGCATTAGCGTATAAACGGGTACATGATTTATTATGTGCCCGTTTCGTGTTTTTAGGCTTGTGATATTATGGTTATCTTTGTGAAAAACGTAATATATGTCTAAGAAGAATAAACCGGAGGAAATCCCATCGTGGATAAGGGATTTATATAAGGAGGATCTTGATCGTGTCGTAAGAGGTGATCGTCCCATGTATTTCAGGGGTATGGATGATAGTCCTTTGAGAAACGTGTCCCCGGAGTTTGATATCCTTAGCGGAGGAGCCGCAGTTAAAGGCATGAATGGGATAAGAGGTACATTGTCCCCGTTGAATAACGGTATGGGTAATTATAATTTCAGCCTCAGGGGTATAAATAAGAAGATCGGTGAGTTGGTTGATGAGGCGGGATTATATCTACCTGAGAAATTAAGACCTGTATATCGGACTGTGGTGGATGCTATGTCGAGTTCCAAGGATAAGGGGTTGGGTCATATCACGCAGCCGTTGGCCAACGCCCTGTACCCGGCGGACGAGCGGCGAAACCGGCGTCTGGACGGGGAGTATCCCGTTGGTTATGTGGATGCCATAGACGGCATATGGCCCATGGAGAAATATGGGCTATGGGGAGAGAAAATTGAGCGGAAAGCCGAAGGAGGTCCTACTAGTAATGATCCTATGTATGTAAGACAAGATGTATCTGATAGAGCTTCGTATTTAAAAGACATCATAGGTAACGCCATAAGAAGGAGGTTGTACGAGAATGTCACCCCTGATGTGGTAGCCTCAAATGCTAGCCTTCCTGACAAGGTCAATGAGTTTATATATGGCAGAAACGGGAAGGCTAACGTTGATGAATATAGCGATCAACTATGGGCGAGATTTTTATCTCAACCTAATAATCTAGATGGCAATAATAAGGAGATACGGATTCCTGATAATGTCATTACTGATATTGAGAAGATGTTCAATCGTGACACTAAGGATGAGATAAAGAGGTTAGATAAGAAAATACATGATACGGAGCAAGAAATATATGGCTCTGATAAGCTGGCTACAGATGATGCTTATGGTAGGCTGAAGCTTTTGAAAAAGTCTAGAGAATGGGTAGATGTTTTTGAGAAGAATCGTAATTCGGTAAGATCTGGAAAGCCTACGGTTTTTTCTGAATACGATTTTTATCCCGAAGCTGCTGGTGATCTTACCCCATTGTCAGGATTTGGTAATTTTACAATTTATAGGCGTCCGGATGGAAGGTTAGGTGTCTATGACGTATACGATTTTCATGGTGACGATCAGGAATTTCCTGTAAACGTAGCTACTAAGGTATTAGATGCTATAGGCGATAAGTTTGAGGAGAGAGGTTCGTTTAAGGATTATAGTCCTCTCCCGGAAAGCGGGAAGGATGCTCTTATCCGTAATGCTATTATGTCTAAGAATAAGTTAGAGAATAAGGAAGATGGAGGGGCGGTTGATACAGGGCGAGATTATGGGTCTGGTAAATATGTTATTGATCCTAGTAGATCAGAGGATAGTAAGATGGTTGTGTATGATGAGATATGGGACTATCTGACAGAAAAGAAAGGGATACCACAAACTCAAGCTATCGGCATCCTATCGAACATAGCCGCCGAGTCCGGAGGGGATACCACTGCCCTAGGAGCCGCCGGTGATTTTGGCATCCAACAATGGCTTGGACCGAGGAAGAAGGAGCTACAGCGCAGGTATGGGAAGAAACCGACGTTGACACAGCAGTTGGATTATCTCGTGGATGAGTATCAAGGTAAGGTGCCGGGGTTAGGTTGGAACTACATCAATCAAGGCAAGTTCTTTGACAAGGACGCTCAAGGAAATGTATATAATTACTATATGTATTCGAAGGCTGATTTTGATAACGCTACCAACTACAAGGACGCTACCGTGGCATGGAATCAAGGATACGGTAGACCTCTTGGATCGACCTTAAGAAATGAGAAGAGATTTGAGTTCGCTGATATGTTCGCTAATAGGTATGGTGTCCCGGAGGTCGAGCCAATGAGATACGAGTTCGGGCAGCGGGATTCGGACACGGGGGACGGAGGTCAGCAGCCCGTACCTGAGACGGTAGCCCCTGCCGATCCTTCTTTGGCTTCCCGCCCTTCCATAGATAGCTGGTGGGAGAAGGAGGGTCAAGATCTGTTATATAAGATGCTAGCTCAATCTGGCGCTAACAAGAAAGCTATAGAGGACATCGCCAATAATATTAAGAATGATCCTCAATCGGAGGCGCAGATAGCGGAGGCCGAGCGTATGCGTAGGGAACAGGCAAAAAGGCAGTTGGTTCTTAATATGATACCGGGGTTAAGCCTTAACATAAAAGGTGTGAGTAGAAATAATAGTTAGTATTTTAATGATAAATAATTTGTTATGAATAAGTTGTTGTTTTTATTTGATGTGTTATTTAAGGGGACTTTTTTACCCCCCCTTAGTAGTTTAGGATGGGAGAATAGATGGGTAGATGCTATGGCTGATGATAGGAGGATGGTTATAGCATTGTTAGTAAAATATCTAAGGGGAGGTATGTTATGAGAAGACGTGTAATGACAGGCCCCAAAAGCTTGGATGTATTGTATACATACACTTATAATAGTAATAATTACCATACATTTGTAGCTCCAAAGTCGGCGTATTATTATGTTGAGTGCTGGGGTGGTCAAGGTAATTATGGTTACAATGATAGCGAAGATAGGTTTACCAAATCCAATGACCCTGGGTATGGTGGATATGTGGCTGGATCTATCAAGTTAGTTGGTGGTGATATCATTTATGTGTATTGTGGAAATGGTGGACTTAAGCAGACGGGTAATGTTGTAAAATATAATTATAATGGAGGAGGTTCAGGGCATTCAATGACTAATGAGAGCGCTGGAAGGTATATCTATGAGGGAGCCGGGGGCGGAGCTACAGATTTGAGGTTGTCCAACAATAGCGATCCTCTAAACGTAGATTCTTTAAAGACCCGTATTATGGTAGCCGGGGGAGGCGGTGGAGGATGTGAGTATTATTTTATTGGGCATGGAGGATCAGCGGGAGGGTTGAAGGCGTATCTGGGAGGCTATGCCAAGGGAACTCCTGCATCCCAAGTAGCGGGAGGATCTAACTCCGACAATAATTTAACTAACGGAAATGGAGGTCTATTAGGAGAGGGAGGAGGATGTGGTTTTGATGGCGTTTCGTATTCCTCTGGTGGAGGAGGAGGCTTTTATGGAGGACCAAGCGGCGGGATATCGTCGAATGCTATTCAAGCTGGTGGTGGAGGATCCTCGTATATATCCGGTCATCCGGGATGCGTGAAATATGATAAATATGTATTTACTAACACTAAGATGATAGATGGGAGCGGGTTCGTATGGACAGATGTGAAAGGGAAATTAGAAAAAATGCCTAATCCTTTGGGTGGATTATATGATTTAGGAAAGGGACATATAGGCTCTGGATATTGTCGTATATCTATATTCCAATAAATATTTATATATCTAATCAGTTTAGTGTTATATTTGCGAAGTAATTAAACGTTTTAGATATGAAAAGATTGTTATTTTTATTTGCTATGTTATTGACGCCGTTCGCTTTGATGGCGCAAGAGGTAATCCCATCAGAAGGGGCTATCACTATTGATTTAACTACCTTCACCGGCATCATGGCTTTCGTCACGATGTCAGCTACGCAGTTAGCCAAGGTAGTGCCGTATATTGACACCCATAAGTGGGCTAAGGTCCTGTCGGCTGTAGTTATCGGCATGTTGGTATGTATCTTGGCTTGGTTTCTTCAGGTATCCCCGTTGTTGGTAGGTAGTGAATGGTGGGAAGCTCTGCTTTATGGGGTGGCTGTTGGGTTCAGTTCCGCTGGTTTCTATGACATGGTGAAAGCTCTAGGTTCGTTGTTCGTAAAAAGAATTTAGTACTGTTCAATAATTACAATATGTTATAAATTGAATTTCATTGTTTTATAGTTTGTAATTGTGTAATTTATTATTTATATTTGTGCGCCTATCTACTCATCACGAGCGGGTAGGCGCACTTATTAATTTAAAAGCATGATAAAAGTATGAAAAGTAATTTGATTTTGCAGTCAGAAAGTCGAGAATTGTTGGGTAGAAATATCTCTGTTATGTCCAAGGACGGGTTTGTGTGTATAACGGAAGTTATGGAGGCTTTAAATGAAAAACGCAAATCTATGGGATTAGAGTCGAGGAGACTTGATCATTTGTTCTCCACAAATGGTTTTCAGGAAAAGATGAAGGCTCTTGTTAAAGAATTGAGTATAAGCAATATATGTACTGTAAGAAATCTTACAGTACAAAATTATGTATTGGAAATCAATAAGATAACTGATCTTAAAAAATACGGCATGGCTTACCGAAGAGGGAAGGGAGAAGGGCAGAAATGGTATGTCAATCCGTATTTTTTTGTTATGGTAGCATTGGAGTTGGATCCAGAAATATATGCCAAGGTGATAATATGGCTACATGATGGATTTATAGAGGACAGGAATGCCGCCGGAGAAGCTTATATCAAAATGAGTTCATCTGTAGCTAGATTGGTTAATGATAAGAGTCAGTTGTCTGATAGGATATCAAGAGTTGCTAAAGCTATTAATTTTATAGTGTTTAATAAACATGAGAGTGGGATAAGAAATATGGCCACAAAGAATCAGTTGAATGATATAGTGGCTATAGAGAATGTTATTACCGGCATTATAGATGGGGGCTTTATAGATACTTATGATAAGCTTATAGACTATCTTGGACATGAATGGAAGAAGAAATGGGGTAATCCTGTTGCGGCTTTAAAATATTAGTATTAAAGAGACTCATCGTTATATAAATGGTGAGTCTCCGTTTTTTTAGATTATCTTTGTGTCAGAACGAAATTAATTAGACATGAGCAAGTATGTAATCAAGAGGAAGATACCTAAATATCAAGAGGCCGGGGAAGTTGGGTCGTATATGCTTGGTAATATGGATGGCATACAGGGGTTAGGTATAGAACCTTTGGTAAATACCAACCAAGGATTACCTGCGTCGGTCAATCCGCTAGGGATATATTCTATGGATACCCCGGATCGGTTAAGGAATAAATATGATACCGCTTTCGATCAGAAGGATATATTTCCGTCTAGCTTCAAGGGTAGTTTGCAACGTATAGCTGAGAATTATCAGGACAATGGTATTACGCTTAATAACATAACTGTTAATGATGTTGATAAGTCTAAGACCGGTTCAGGCGAGACGGATGTTTTTGATTTTACCACCATACCTTATTATGGCGCTGATGATATAGGATCTAGGTTTACCCAGATGGGTCGTGGTATAGGGCGTATGAGAAGCGAGGGATACGATGATTTATCCACCGGGGTTAAGACAGCTAATGTCGTGGGTACTGTAATGTCAGGCATCGGCGGCGTCTTAGGGTTGGCAAGGAATGTATTCTCAGGGATGGCGTCAGAGCAAGGCACTCGTACTAATGTCAGATTGGCTCAGGAGCGTGAGGCCAGACAAAGAAGGCAATCCCAGATGCAGTACAAGGATGGTGGGGGTGTTTATCTAGGGCCTAATAATAGGTTCGATAGCGGAAGCCTTACCGGTGAGTACCTGTATCCGTTACCTAAGTCGATGGAAGATCAAGCCAACGTAGAGGTCGAGAAGGGTGAGTACGTGACGCAGCCCGGAGAGGCGCCGATGGAGGCTATGGGGCAGAAGCACGCCGATGGTGGAACCCCCGTTTCCTTGGAGCAGGGAACGAAGGTTATTACCGACGACACAACCATAGAGCCGGATTTCGCTAAATACATCAGAGATACGTATGGGATCAAAGCCACGCCTAAGGATACGTATGCTACGTTAATGGACAGGTATAAGGCTAAGATCGGTCTTAAATCGGTTTACGATGATCAGAAAAAGGCGCTGGAGAAGCTGAAGAAAAACGATAAGATAGATGACGAGAATACAAGGCGTTTAAACGCCTCCGTATTATCTAAGGCTATAAATGATAGTAACGATACCGTTAATGGCTTAGAGGGAAGGTTTACGGACTTCGCTAATGTCATATACAAGGAGCAGGAAGACCGGAAGATGAAGAAGGATGAGGATACGTATTTCGCCAAGGGAGGTGAGATAGATAACATCATATCCAGATCCATGAAAGAATACGGTCTTACGGAGGAGGATATAGCTGAGGCTAAGAAAGAGCTGCTTAAGAAAGTGGCTGGTATTCGCCAGAAGATGGAGATAGGAGGCACGTCTTTGTTCGGTCGTAAATTAACTTTCCGCCCGATCGAGAATAGGTTCAACAATGATCCTAACTATTTCGGTTATCAGCGCCAAGGAACTGATGGCTCTTATGGAGGTATTAATACGGATGAGAGGTTGAATTATTATAAGACATTCAATCCGGTCGCTTACGATGCTTATATGGGAGCTTCAGAGGGCACTAGGGCTAGGGCGTTGCAAGACGCTATCTACGGTCAGACAAGTAGCTGGATGGGCTTGGCTACGGCTGAGAACCCGATCATCGCCAACGCCGAGGCGCTTCGGGATTACACGACGCTCGTTTCCTTTGGCGGTGAGGATAGTCAAGGTAATTACCCTGAAGACAAGAAAGCCGCATATCATGATAGGATGAGAGACAATAAATTAGGTTTGTTTACCACATCTCGCCCTATGATCGGTCTAGACGTTGTTACAGAGGAACAGCATAAGGCTCTTAACGACGCTGGTATCACTCATTTCAGTCAACTGTTTTCTGACAAGAATAAAGATATCGTTAATAAGATCCTTGGCGAGGATATGCTTAAGATGCAGGCATTGAGATCCATGAAAGGCATGGAAGGTCTTGATTTTATACTTGACCCTCATAAGGTGGCTCCCGGTCCTATGGATATAGGTGATGTGGAGGATCCTGATGTTAAAATGGATACGCCTGAGCTGATTGATCCCAATACACTTCCTAAGACCGACACAAGTGCCGGTAAGTCGAACGGCGGCAATGGAGGCAGGAATATAGTAGGTGGTGGTCTTGACTTTCCTGAGGTGTTCAGGATGACTCCGGGAGCCGTGACAACGGAAGGTCTGGAAAGACATTACGCTCCTACCGTGGATCCGGTGTTGAGATCGGCTGATCAGTATATGGTTGAGGCTAATCGTGCTTTCCAATCACAATTGGATCAGATGGGTAATGTCCCGGATTCCCAGAGAGGGGCTTTATCTTCCAATTTACAGGCTATCATGAGTTCCAATATAGGTAAGTATATAAATGAGGTAGAACAAGGGAATGTGGCTCAAAGGACTTGGGCTGATAATGTCAATTCTCAATCATGGGCGAATACTTACGACAAGAACATAGCCCAACGTCAAGCTTATCAACAACGGATATTGCAGGGATTGGCTATAAATGACGAGAACTGGGCTAGGTATTTCGATAGCGTCAATGATGAGATTCAGCAGAAGTGGAATACGGCTACGACCATGAATACATTAAGATCTATATTCGGGGATGTAAAGATCGGTCCTAATGGACAATTAATCGCTGATCCTCAAGGAGATATATTGAGTTATAGGAGATTATATCCCGCTCAGGAAGTAACTAAAGGCAAGAAAGGATAAAGGATGGCTTCACAATATAGTATATTAAGGAATTACGGCAAGTACGTATCACCCTACAACATGGATGTCATGATGCAGGGGATGGGGTACATGCAGCAGAAGATAGATACCAATCGGCAGGCTATAAACGAGTATGCTGATTATATTATCAATTCTGACATTATAAAACCTCAGGATAGGGAATATCTTCAGAATAGGTTAAATGGGCTGATACAGGACGTGAATAACGTGTATCGTAAATCTAATTTGGCTTCCGACGGTATAGCCAGAAGCATACAGGCTCGTCTTGGAGAAGCTCTGGATACCCGTGTGTTGAATGCTATTGCCGGTACTAGGGAGATCCGGGCTTTTAGCGAGAAGATGGAGGATATGAAGCTGAACAATCCCAAGATGTATAGTCCTATAAACGAGGCTGAGGCTTTCGCCGATGCCGTGGCATGGATGAATGACGGTCAGGTAGGGACACGTCTTAATCCTATACATTATACTCCTTATACGGATTACCACGCTGAGATTGATGAGAAGATGAAGAATTTCATCTCCCTTAACAAGGGGAAGAAAGTCAATGTACCGGTGACTGATGCCAATGGTAACAGGACGGGCGAGATGCGTGAGATGTATATAGATGAGATGAGTTACGCTCAGATCAGGGATATAGCCATGGCTTCTATATCTGAGAACGGTAAGGCTCAGATGCAATTAGAGGGAAGATATATGGCTAGAACGAATCCTGACTTGTTTAATGTTCAAAGCACCTCTGATTTCCTTAAAGGGTATATTGATGATTTCAGTGTCAAGGAAGAATCCATACGAGCTAAGCTAAAGGGTGTTGGCAATGACAAGGCCAAGAGGGCTAAGTTGGAGTCGGAGCTGGCGGATATCATCAAGCAGAGAAATGATTTCGTGGAGGAGGCCGAGGGCGTTATCGGTAGCAACTACAGCCCGGAGCGAGCCGGCATGTTCATGGTACGGCAGCAGTTTCTTCGTGGCGTCGGGCTGAGATGGTCTTATAATAACTCATACGAGACGTTGGGTGTTGATGATTATTATTTCAAGGCTAATCAACAGATGATGGAGAGAGCTAAGTTTAATGAGACAAAAAGGCATAATCTAGCCATGGAGAAAGCAGCGTTGATGAGAGCCAGCAAATCGGGCAAGTCGGAGAATGGAGGTGGCGGAGGTGATGACACGACCGGGCCTACCGTGGTTACCAAGAGCGCAAACCTTGACGATGTGAGCATAAGCGATGAGTTCATGAACGGGTTCATAGCCAACGAGAAGGCGGTGACTACTGGCATTGGTAATTTCGTTAAGTCATTATCAGATGACGCTGGAAGGAAGATCGACGCATGGGCGTCTGATCCTGAGAATAGTAACGTGGTCAATGATATGGATAACGATCAGGTTATCATGGCTTATTTCAAGGCCAATGGAGGGTCAAGGAACGAGTTGCTTGATTACAATGGTCAGGATAGTTATTTGAAGCTTCTTAGATTAAATACCCAAAGAGGGAAGTATAATAAGATCAATGATGGATTCAATAAGGCGAGCAATGCTGTTTTGGATGGTATTGATACTATAATTCAGAGAGAAGCTAGATCGGACAGTGGGTCAGGTATAGATATTAGTTATGGATTCGGCACATTCAATCTTGGAGATATTAATAACAATGGCGATAAGGTTTTTGATATAAATGGTATAAACGATATAACATTAAATGATTGGAGTAAGTTGTCCGCTTACAGCTCTTTGTTAAATGATAATATAAATACTATTAATTACGGTGTTGAAGGAGAAATGCCTCATGTATCAATGGATTCGGGTCAATCAGGTGTCTTATTGGATCGTGTGAATGATTTAATGGGAACGTCTTTTTCGCTTGATGATATTGAATCTATAATGTCTCTTGCCGTATCTGGGGCTAGTAAGAATAAGCACATTGAGGAAATAAGAGATAGGTTTGCCGGGGATAACAGGGCGATCGCTGTCGCTACCGCTATATATGATGAGGCTCATAAAGAGAGGAATGATTTATTAAGACATAAATGGAGTCGTGGGGATTTAGGTAGGATCGCTGATGACGCTAAACGTGCTGGCGAGGATTACCTGAGACAATATCGTCATGAGTATGCCGAGCGTGAGTATATCTTCTCCGGTGATTATCCGTCTAAAAGTCAAGAAGAGAAAGATTATATAAAGGTTAGTGACCTATTTACCCGTGGTGGCGGTTTTATTCCTAAGGATAAGGATAATGCCAATACGAAGATAACGTTTACCATATCCCCTATAGGTGATGGTAATTATCAGATCATTGGCAATAATGGAGGTGATGGTCGATCTGTTGTTGAGGTAAGCGAGGCTGATCTGGCTGCGAATGGACTTACTTTCTACAAAGAGGATGTAAGCATCCCGTCCGAGACCTATGATTCCGGTGTCGTACCCATATCTTTCGCCAGCTCAAGCAACAACGCTTATGGGAAGATGGCCAAGGCATTGCAGGTAGCTCCTGTGGCTTATGCTAGTGGTGCCAAGGATATGGTAATGCCTTATATAGATATGTTCACGAATATAAATGACGGTAATATTAGGAAGAATCAGATGATGATCGCTACCGATGTGTTATTTGATAACGCTTCTATGTATGAGTTAAGGGCTTCCGGATATAAGTATAATAATGGTTCCTCTGGGATAAATGTTGATATATATAGCAAAGGAGGGGCTAGAGAGGGTAATACCCCGTTGTATTCAATTGATCTGGACGGCGTTAACTATGCTGATGAGGTAGCAAGGAAGATCGACTTCTGCCCGCAGTATTATTTGGTTATGGCATGGCAACAGATACTTAGCAAGGAGAATGAGGTATATTGGAGAAGTGAAGGTAGATCTACTACTGATGATTTTGAAAGCTTCATCTCGCCTATAGCTAGTATGATCGATCAGGAGATAAGAAACAGGAATAACGGAAATAGTGGAAATAATGGAAACAATGGAAATCTATAATAATACCTCTAACGGAAAGGATCTTGCCGAGAAGTACAGATATCCTACTATGAACGTGGATAATATAAAGGCTATTGGCGCAGATTCCTATAGTATACCGAATCGTGACCTGCCTCCGGTATTGGATCCGTATTCCGCTTCCGAGAGATCAAAGTCCCAGATACCATCATTGTCGGAGAGGATCAAGAATACTGTTAAGACAAATTATTATGATGATATGAAACATATGTCCCCATTAGGATATATGGCTTCTGATCAAAGCTATAAGGGCAGGTTCAATCTTACTGGTCCGGAGATATCGTTGGAGGATTCAATGTATCGACTCAGTAGCGGTACTTGGATACCTAAATACGAGTCTTATATCCCCGGTGTAGATAACGACACACGTTTATCTAGGAGTCAAGGTAGGACTGAGAAATGGATGAGAGGTTTGGGGAAATTTGTAGGTAAGGCCGCTTTGTATGGATTAGGTGGTGTTATTCAGCCTTTTTATGGTATTTACGCCGGTGTATCCAGAGGTAATTTTAACGCTGTTTTTGATAACGATTTCACGAGATGGTTGGATGATCAGGACAAGAAGATGGATTACGGTCTTGCTCATTATTACAATCGTGAGGAGCGGGATATGAATTTCCTTCAAAGCATGACCACGGCTAATTTCTGGTCTAACGATTTTTTATCCGGTCTTGCTTTTACCGCTGGAGCCATGTTATCGTCAGCCGTATATTCCGGCGCTGGATTGATGAACTTAGCTCGTACGGGAGCTAGGGCGGGCGTGGCTTTGGCTAGTATAGGCAAAGCGGCTTCGGATACCAAGAAAGCGTTCGGCGTCTACCTTAGGGCCGCCCGTACGGGACGGAGGATAGGCAAGGGACTGGACACCCTCGCTTTCCTTGGCACATCTACCTCGTGGGAGGCGTCTGTCGAGGCCAGAAGCATGCTGATGGAGGCTGAGGAGAATTTCAGGCAGTCTTACCGTAACGCTTATGGAAGGGAAGTCCCATATGAGGAGCTTATGAAGTTCAGGGCTGACAATGCCAATGCCGCTAATGCCGTATTTGCCGCCAACGTCGGCATATTGTCATTATCCAATATAGCTATGTTCGGCGATATGTTCGGCATGGATCTTGGTGTGGATAAGTTCATAAAACGCAATATATTTGGCGTAGGTGCCGAGAGGATGGATAACGGTACGTTAAGAGCCATAACACCAAAGAAATGGCAGAAGGTAGCCGGAAATACGTTCAATATCATCAAGCGCCCAGTGTCAGAGGGTCTGTATGAGGAAGGTCTTCAGGGAGTGGCTAGTAAGTCCGCCAAGGATTGGGTAGAATCAAGATACAATCCTATGGCTATCCGGCAGAATATAGGCTATATGGAGGCTATAAAGAATGGGTTCAAGGAGACGTACGGGTCTAGCCAAGGATGGAAGGAGATCGGTATCGGTATGATTATCGGATCGATTATGGGTGGAAAGACTATTGGGGGTATAAAGGAATGGAGCCAAGACATGTCCCGGAACAAGGGGATGGTGGAGGCCTACAACGCCAATGCCGGCGCCTTGACCACCGCCGCTGTCCGTGCTATTCGTGGCAGTATGGCTCTTAACGCTCAATTATCTGGTGTAGACACATCGTACGAGAGTGATGGTAGGATCATAAACAAGGATTTTAGTGACGCCGTATTCAATCGTCTCCGTTATGATTCGGAGATGGGGATGTTGGATGATACCAAGGAGAATTTCAGGACGGTAGTCGAATCTATACCTAACAGCGATATAGCCTCCGATATGAATATGACAGATGAGCAGGTAAATGAGTATAAGTCCAACCTTATCAGTGAGTTTAATAAGAAGGTAGATAATTTTACCATGGCCAATAGGTTCGCCGACTCCCTTACCGATGGTATATCCAATAGGTCGTTTAACGCCTATATCTCCAATATGGTTTATAATGGCCTTGAGGCGAAGGATAATTTGAACGATATTGCCAATCAGTTAAGAAGGATATACAATACGGATATAGGCCCCGCTCTTGATATATATTCTCGTCTTAATCCTGATTCGAGCAGGGATCTTGAAGAACTCAGGAAGCTTACGGATGATATACAGAGGATGGAGAAGAATATCTTGAGGCTTCAACAAAGTGTCGCGTCGAAGGACGCTCTTGAATCTGATAAGGCTAAGTTGGTCAAGGAGAATGATAGGCTTCTTAAATTAACAGAGGATAGGATCGCATTGGAGAGGAAATTAACTACGTTAATTAACTCAGAGGCTGATATATCTAAGTTGTTCTTAAATAGAAATGATTCAAGGATCAGTGCCGCTGATCTTATGGCGGCTTATGATACTATAGCTGATTTTGAGAACGTCGTATCTATCCGTGGGGTTGATAATTATAAGGAGGCTATGGCATTGCTTAGTGAGTATCGTCATAATCTTGTGGCTTATAAGAATATAAACGAGTCTCTTCGTCGTATGCGTGACAGAAGATTCATCCGGGCGCAGGAGCGCGGGTTCATGAAGATATTATCGAACGTATGGGGTAAGACTTATGAGGAGGATGATAGCAAGTATGATTTCAGGAATACTGATAATCCTGATGCCAATGATCTTTACGCCAACGACCAAGCTATAGACAAGGCTTACCAAGATGGTCTTATAGGGGAGGATGAGGCATTTATGTTCAAGACATATAATCATATGATAGCCAGATCTATGGAGAACGAGATTAAGACCGATGAAGGTAATATAGTCGAGAGGGTTCCTGATGATGAGGATATCATAAATCCTTCTGACGATAGAATCAATAATATAGCTATAAAGATATGGAACGGTAATGAGGATGTCTTATCTCCTAGGGAGAGACAGATATATGATAATAACAAGCCTCGTGTCGATAGTCTAGTTAACGGGTTTGGGGATAATCCTATTTCAAGGATCAATAAGGCTAGATCGATAATAGATAGATTGAAGATCCATGATAATATTTATGATAATATCAAGGACGCTGTTGATGATATTGTAGATATGAATATCAATGGTCTTGATCAGGATCAGATCAAAGAAGCTATAAAGACTTATAATGATCTTATGAATGAGGCTGACAATGGCAATGAGATTGATCAGGATAAGCTTAATGAGGCTATTGATATTATCAATAATTATTCCGATGGGCCTCTTCTTCAATTCGTGGAATGGATGAGGTTGTATGATAACGGAAGTATAGCTGTCAAGGATTACGATAAATCCATACCTATGGGTGATGTCCTCACAGAGAGCGAACCCGGGACATCCACCGGCAGGACGGAAGTTAACGCCGCCCAGAATCCGGTGGTGTTGATGGCCCAGAAGAGAGAGATCGGTGGGGTTATGTATTATGAAGTTGGCGGAATGAGACTTGACAGGTTTATGGACAGTCTTGGGCTTAAAAGATCTGATGCCACTGATACTGATAATGGAAGGGTGATGGATTTCACCAACGGAACCGACATATTTACTGTTATAGAGTCAGATAACCACTCAAGATGGATGATTAGCGAGGATGACGCTCAGGCTTTCGAGAACGCTACCGGTGTCATATTGGGGCGGCAAACCGCCTTGTCGACCTCCATCTGGTTTATGGTGTATCGCAAGGGGCAGGATGGATCTATTGTCCCTTATTATACGGGTGATACGTTTGGATCTAACAACGAGTCGGTGAATCAGGAAGCAACGGCTAGCCTCCGCAAGGGTGATATGGTAAGGTTTAAGATGGATATGTTAGATCCATATACCAAGGAATTGTATGATAAATACAATAGCCTTAACGCCGTTGACCCTAATTCTGATGAGACTAAGTCGGCTTACAGAGAGCTGGTTGATAATATGGTTATTAAGATCGTGGATAGCGATGGCAATTTCGTCTCGGTACTGAAAGCCAATGACCCGGACTCAAAAGGAAGTAGCGCTGATTTAAGGAGTATGGCCTTTGAGTTGTATAGGGATAATGTAGGATCTGTCGCTGGCGAGATTGATATACCGTTCGCAGGCACAGTTACCAGTGTTTTGCCGGGAAGACCTAATTTTAGCATAAGTGATGATAATGGTACGTTGATGGTATCCGAAAATGACTTTACCAATGAGACGGTTGGTAAGGTCGAGAGCGTAGGATATATAGAGAACGGGGAGGTTACGATGAAGGATAATATTAGGTATAACATATTCCCGTTCTGTACGGCTATCGTTAGGGACAAGTATGGTAATTATAAAAATTCGCGTATCCCGGTTGTAGCTATAAAGACAGGAAATGGAAGAAATTACCTGTACCCCGTAAGATTGAAAAATCAGGATATATCATCATTCTCATCCATGATCGGATCGATGGCTGATAGGATTATGGAAGGTCTAGGCGGAGGCGTAAGTATTGATGATATAATGGATCTTAATAACGCTATAGCCAGATCCGGGTTGGATAATAAGACATATATGATTCCGTTGACGGGAGACGTGGATGTTATCAAGAAACGGCTAGGGGCTGTCAAGGAAGCGGCTAGTAAGATGCCTATGACTACTGACGTAAGAGGGTGGATAGGCGATTCCAGGACTAAGGAGGATATTTTGATGAATGACGTTACGATCAACATCGATCTTAATAACGATCCTTTCATAGCCCCTAAGTTCAGGATGAGTATCAGGAGGGATGAGACGTTCTTCGAGGAGGTTGTGACCCCGTTCGGCAGCCCGTCTGACCTCCAATCGGGGTCCGCCTCGCCCGCGAAGGCTGCTGAGGATAGGTCTTTGGTTTCCGACGGTAACGTAGTATCCGGAGAAAACGAGGCGGAAAATCCTTGCTAAATTAAATATCTTGACTTATCTTTGCGGCGTCAGTCCATCACCTGACGAGTAAGATATTTAAAAGTTGGTCCCTGTCGGGTGTGTGATGGCCCCGGTGGGGACTCTTTATATTATGCAATTAGATGCTTTTTTACACCGGAAAATTATGCAAGACCTACGCATCCAGCGAGTAAAGGTCTTGATGATGTTATACACCAGTAACTATTTTGTCGATGTCAGACAAAAGCAGTTGCTTGATCATACATACGCATTAAGCAGGGATCAGGCTTTTGACTATATGACTGAGTTCAATAAAAGGCTTAGTGATAAGGTTGGTATAAAATGTACGATGGATATCCTTCTACCTACCGATGATGATAATGCTAACATCATAATCGAGCACAATGGCATCATCAAGAAGCTGATGAGAGAGGCCGAGAAACTGGAACTTGATACCGATGCTATCAAAGCCATGATGCGTGATCTTCTTAATGAGTTGAAGGATGATATTGATCTTAATATCCTGATATTTGACGTAAGCCAGTTGCTTATAAAATACAATCTATTTAGGTTGGAGGCTATAACCGAGCAGGAGTTCAAGGGCTCTTTTGTCAGAATGGATAGCAGGAATATGGAGATAAAGAAACTAACTTTATCTGATATCAAGAAGGTGGTGATGATGATGGAGGATAGGTATGATTATGCATTGTATATGACAGAGGAATATAATTGATTACATTTTTTGTAAAAATATATCCTGTTTGTTTGTAGTTTCAAAATAAGGTCTTATATTTGCGGTGTCTATCCGTTGCTAGACCAGAAGAAGATATTAACTCGCCTAGACGTAGGCGATAGATGAGAGTCATCAGTGGAGTAACGGACGCTGGTGGCTCTCGTTGTTTTTATATTATGAGTGAATTATCTGAGATTTTTAGTTATGATGGAAATGAGGTGACTTTTAAGACGATCAATGGAACGACTTATATTAATGCCACAGAGATGGCTAAACACTTCAATAGAAGACCAAATGATTATTTATCGCTAACATCTGCAAATGAGCTGGTTAGTGCAATTACCAGAAAAACTGGTAAATCTGAAAATCAGTTAGTTATAAAGAAGACTGGAATGCCAGCTTTTGGAGGTGGAGTATGGCTGCATGAAGATATAGCTATAGATTTTGCTCAATGGCTTAGTATAGATTTTAAGTTATGGTGTGCAGACAAGATAAAGGAACTTCTATTGAAAGGGCATACATCAATAAATAGGAATAACTCTGATATAAGCAGAAACGATCTTCCATCTGATTATATAGAGGCATTAGAGGCGTTACTTAAATCTGAAAAGGAGAAAAAGGCATTAGCTGAGGCGAAGAAAGCTGCAGAGGAAGCCAAAAGGATATCTGATAATATTATCAAAGAACAGGCTCCTATGGTTGAGTTCGCTAAGACAGCCGAAATAGCCCAAGAGACAGATATGTTGATCAGAGAGGTTCGGGAGAAGTTGGAGGCTCATGGTTATGATATAGCGGAGAAGAATCTTCGTATATTGCTTGAGGATAATAAGTTCTTCGCTAAGACCGGTAAGAGGTGGTTGCTTTCCCAAAGGATGATAGATCGTGGTTATGCTCGTTACAGATATCGTGATGACGATGAGTTTTATGGAACTAACACTGTTTATGTAACTCCTAAGGGATTCCAGTGGATCGTGTCTAAGATATCTAGGGAATGGATGCCTAGGTTCTTGGAATTAAAAGGCAGGGTTCTCAGTAGATCAGATAAGGATATTTTCGCTAAACGATAAACTCCATTTTTTATAATTTAGGATTGAGTTTTTGCCTGTCCGTGAGGATCGGCAAAAAGATTTGTACTTTTCGGAGAAACATAAGGTTTGTTATTATTGTTATTTGGCTCCCGTCCGCTCGTGAGAGTAGGCGGGATTTTTTTATATCTTTGTGTCAAAATGATTTAGCAATGGGAAGATCTTGTTATGTGATAAAAAATAAGGAGGGTGGGGTAGATAATGTCCTTGCCCCTAACAACCAACCATCCGGATTATACCAAAGGGCGATGGAGGTGCTGGGCGACCAGAAGCAGGCCTTATCGGTCTGGGGTACGGCCTACTCCCCCGACTTCGTGTCTTTCTTTGGCGATTGGATGTCCATGCCATCGGAATATGACCTAGATAGTAACGGGGAACCTAGGTATGATGATGTCATGTCCTTTATCAAGCGGAAGAACTATTTCGCTGGCAATTTCATGGCCGATGAGGTTAAGGATATCAATAACACCCTTACTTCCTTGGGAGTCGATAATATCAACGATCTTAATGATATGATCATATCCAATTTCCTCTCCGGTGGTGATATATTTCTCAATAGGTACAATCTTGAGCGATCCGGGATGTATGACGCCGATGAGATTGATAATATCATGACCAACCGATCGGCGTATGAGCGGGTAAGGGATATGATGAGGAGGGTTGTCGATTTTATGTCTGACGGGGATCTTAATGAGAAGGATATGCATTTCCTATCCTCCGAGTCAGGTCTTGGTGATGATTATATGATATATGAGGATACATATGACTCGTTAGGGAAGAGAAAGGTCTTGAATCCAATGGAGGTAAGGGATACGATCATGAGGGCGGTAGGCGGTATCAGTGACCGCCGGGAGTTCGATCAGGCTTTCGCCTCCATCCCATACCCTTCCTTGGCACTCCGGTATCAGGAGGATCAGGATTACGCAGATCGGATGTATGACACGTATCGTAATATGACCCGTATGGAGGTTCGGAGTCAGGACGGAAATACGATTACCGACTCGTACTTCAATAGTACCACACCGTATATCAGTATGCCTAAGGATATGAAGGGTCTAAGGGATAAGGTTGGGGAGATAATCGATATGGATGATTTTAAGGACATCAAGGACGTTGCCGGACGTCTGTATGGCATAGCCATGGATCTTGCCGACATGGGCGTGGATATAAGCGATGCGATCAGCGATGAGATGGTTATATCCAGACCGGAGGATATCCGTGATCTTATGGCATCGCTGGATGTCATGTTATCTTCCATACAGGCCGGCAATCTGGTATACGATAGCTTTATCTCCGATCTTGATAGGATAACAGGAAAAGGGAACCCGATATACGAGGTTAAGGATACTTATTCTACTGGGGATAGGATGGTGTATGTAAGGTCCGGGAATACATCTCCTTCCGATATGTATGATAGGAGCATGTTGTATATGGGTAGGAATACGTACCATAACACGGCCCCGATAACCGACACCGATCAGGCCTATGAGATGTTGGCCGATATCGGGATAGAGCGGCCCTCGTACTTGCCGGCTGGCGTGGTTCCCGCCGGGGCTTCCCGTTCTGATATTGGTGTGGTCAAGGATAACATAAAGAAGCTAGTTATGTCCAACATCTCATCCTCGAATACCGAGAACATGATCCTTACCAGATTAATATACCAACATCCCGTGACTCCTGAGATGGATGATGTCGATATTGATCGAGAGTTCAGGAGATACGAGGCTAGGCAGGGAAAGGATCGGGATTTTATCAAATCCTGTACCTCGTTGAGGAAGATCCAGATCAAGGAAAGGTTAAAAAAATCGGATTTATATAATAACGTCTTACGTTTCCTTGATTTTAATGGATTTTATAATGTATCTTTGAACCACCATGACAGAGGTACGTTAAAAAGCATGGAGATGTCGTTGCCGGAAGGTCAGGTAAGGGATCTTCTGTTTGACGTGGCTATCGAGTCCGGTGACAGTAGCATGAGAAACCTTTTCTATCTGGATGGTCAGGATAGGATGATGGATGTCGGGTTTTACAGGTATCTGTACCAAAGGAATCCGGGCCTGCTCCGGGAGGTCAACGGCGGCGTCGAGGTGAGACCGGACGGTTTGTTCTTGGCTCGTGGGAGGTATGATGATTTCGTGTCATTCCAATCCGGTTTATATGAGAAGGTAGGTGAGACGGTTGATGGTGCGATATACAGGTTCGTTGATGATCTTATATACTCCGATCCATCATCATATCAAGAAAACATGGTACGAAGGATGGGTGACGTTACGGTAAGGAGTGACGATAACCGCCTGTCAAGGATAGAGGATAATCCCTCATCCAGTAAGATAGTTAATGAATACACTGCTAATACAAATAAGTTGATGCGAGATTTTTCGTGTAGTTAATCTCTCTTTGACGTCGTGAGACGTTTTCTTTCGAGCATTGAAACATTGAATTTATAGATTTGCATGAATCCGGGCCGTAGTGATACGTTCCGGATTTTTTGTCTTGTATCGGTTCTTATTAATCCCATTTACAAGACATGACGTACTTTGATGATGACACATATCAAGATCTTAGGCCTGTTAATTTTTTGAACTTTGTAACGCCCACTATCAGGTGGGGTTATTATTAATTCAAAAATAAATAGACATGGGTACAAGTGGAGACAAAATCGTGCTGTTAGACGGCATGGGTTCCGGGAGCGGTAGCGCCGCTAATGGTTTATTATCTATGATTCCGGGTATGTTTACCAGCCTTTTTGGGTGGTAATAAGATGGATCCGAATTTAGTCGCTGCGTTGATGAACGGTCGTAACAACCAAGACCAGTTCGGTGGGGCTAACGGTTGGTGGTTGTGGATCATTGTCCTGTTCTGGTTATGGGGCGGACGTGGTTTCGGAAATGGTTTTGGTGGTAATGGAAATGATTGTTGCGCTAACGGTCTTCCGGCTCAATTGAACAACGACTATGGCCGTGAGCTACTGATGCAGGCTATCCAAGGTAACAGAAGCGCTATTGATCAGATCTCTAACGCCCTTAACTGTTCTACCTCTCAATTACAAAACGCTATCTGTAATGTACAAGGCGCTATTGATAAGGTGGCTGGTCAGGTAGGTATGACATCTCAAGCCGTTATCAACGCCGTACAGCAACAAGGATGTGAGATCGGTAACCAAATTAGCTCTTGCTGCTGCAATTTGCAAAGCGCTATGGCTAGTGGTTTCAATAACGTTCAACATTCCTTGGATACGATGGGTTGCAATATCCAGAACGCTATCACACGTCAAGGGTATGAGAATCAGTTGGCTATCACCGGTCAGACGAACGTATTGCAGAACAATTTGACTAACGGCTTCAATAACGTTATTCAATCCAATCAAGCCCAGACGCAAGTGTTAGCCGCTAAGATAGATGCCCAAACGCAGATTATCAATGACAAGTTCTGTCAACTTGAGATGCGTGAGATGCAGAATACTATCCAACAGCTTCGTGAGGAGAAACAGGCTTTGGCTACTTCCGCCATCACCTAACGGAGACTGAGGCTGATTATCCGGCCACGATCGTCCTCCCGTCCGGCTTATCCACCACCACCCCTGTTGCGGTATCCAACGCCGGGGTTATCGTCAACAAGACACCTATAGTGGATAAGGTTGGGGCACATATGACAGGGCAGGATATTACGACTCCCGTGGCATCTGGTGACCCTGTAGTAGGGGCTTACACCGAGCATCTCGTGTATTACAACAAATGCACCGGCGTGTTCAGGATGTTAGGTCATACGGCTACGGCCCCTAGCGCGTGAATTTACTAAGAAAGAATAGGGAGGGTAACCTCCCTCCCATTAAAAAAAGATCGTTATTATGTTTAAGGATTTAAAGAAAGGATATCAGGTTTATACGTTGGACACCTCAGGGGTTCCTAAATTCTTTATGGGTACGGTGGTTAACGTCTCGGAACCTAGGTTCGCCCAATCCCAGCTAGGTCAGTACCAGCAGCTGCAAGATCGGGTTATGGACCTTACTATAGAGGTGGACGGGAAGTCTATGACATACGTAGTTCCAGAGAATCAGAACGTGGCTATGGCCAACGGCATTACGCTAGCCTGCTCCGTGGATCCGATAATGAACCACCTGAACGCCATGAAACGAACCAGTACGGATATCGTGAATAGCGTGGATAAGAATAAGGAGATCATAGAGGCATGCGACAGTATCTTGGAAGATATCAATCCCACTTTTAAGCAGACTAAGGATCAAGACCGAAAGATTAAGAATCTTGAGGAGAAGGTCGATAGGATGGGGTCTTCTTTCGATGAGTTAAAAGAGTTGTTAATTAAAAAATTAGGTTAATATGAGAGTTATAGATTTAGGCAATGGCCAAGAGGAATATGATGATGAGATCTATGATCGAAGAGGCGGTAGAGGACGCTCCCGTCGTTCTGACGGCACGTACATGGGTTATGATGGCGGGGTATATGACCATTATGGCAAGGATCGTGACGGGATGATGGAGGAGCTGGAGCGTCGTGAGCGTAATCTTGAGAGACGTGAGAGGGAGCTGGAACGTAACGAGCGGGAGCTTGAGAAACGTCAAAAGCACCATGAGCGGGAGGACGAGATGTATCGCAAGGGCTGGTTCGGCGAGCGTGAGATCCGTGACGAGTACGATAGCATGGATCCTTACATGCGTAGAGGTCGTAGAAGTCGTTACTACTGAGGAGCAGACGCTGATGACCCGGATTATAAGCGGTACATAGACACCCATGGATATCACTTTTCCAAGGAGTTGGCTAGGGAAGCCGCCGACAAGATGCTTAACGCTGACGGATCCAAGAGAAGATGGACGATGGAGGACGCTAAGCAGATGTTCGATAAATGCGGGGCCAAGAAACCTGATAACGCCACTTGGGGAGATATCCAATACCTGTTCGCTATGTTCTATAGCGACTACTTTCCTAAGGTATTGGATTGCGACCAGAAAATAGTCAAGGCTGTCTTGGCTTATCTGGAAGACCCTGACGCCCCGGAAGGGACGGCGTTCGTAAGGTATCTGGCGGTGCGGTGCTTCGTCGGTGACACAATCAAATGGAGTGATATGATTTAGGTTTGATACAACGTTGGAGAACCCTGTCGGCAATAGAATACCGATAGGGTTTCTTTTTGATCGTAGCCTTATTATGATTACATTTGTTCGAGGTAGATCTTTTGTTCATAGGAAGGGTGGGCGGGAATGAAAAAAGGCATCCTCACGGACACCCTTCCCCTTTGGTTGAAAATCACTTAAAACATTATGAGTTACTACACCGCAAATATAGATAATTAAATACAAACTGCAATGGGTAAGGGGTATTATTGGATAGAGCCAGTGGATCAGACGTTGAATGATTTCCAGTTTTATAAGGCACGTATCGTAGGCGATCCTGAATATGACGAGAGACATCATCGAGTTATATTGAGAACTGATAAGTATTTCCCTGTCGGAAGTATCTTCCATGTTTTGAAAGACCCGGAGATGTTTGTTATAGATAGGAAGTTCAAGACATGGGGGAATAAGTATGTCATTAAGCCTTATGAGGGTGAATGGGAATGGGAGTCTGTCCAGAAACTTAAAGACAAGGCTATTATATTCCGTAGCGGATTCCTGCATGGGGACGGCAGTTTCTGACGCTTACCCGTATCTCCCCCCCCCTATATTTCTTGGTGTGTATGTATATAGCTATATTTGAGCAAAAAATAAGTGTAATATGGCAGATTTTCAAGGTAAATACAATGGTGATCAGATAGAGCAGCTTCTGGATAAGGCTAATGATATTGATCTTACCAAATATGCTCTTAAGACGGATAATGCCCCTACCGCCACGAAATTACAGGCGGCTAGGACCATAGCGCTGTCCGGGGCTGTTACCGGTAGTGTCTCATCGGACTTCGGAAGCAACGTAACTATCTCCACGACATTGGCTAATTTTGATGCCTCTAAGATCGCGTCCGGAACCATCAGCATAGATAGGTTACCTAAGGCGGCTTTGGAGAGATTGGTCGTGGTAGCTGATGATACGGCTAGATTCGCCCTTACCACCGCTACGGCTCAAAGTGGTGATACGGTAAAGGTCACGTCTACAGGTAAGATGTATCTGATAAAAGACGAGTCTAAATTGAACAGTGAGGATGGGTATGAGCCTTACACGGCCAGTCAGGCCTCCTCCGTGCCTTGGTCCGGGGTTACGGGCAAGCCAAGCACCTTCACCCCTCCGACATCCTCCGCTACCGTTCTTGGTGGTATTAAGGTGGGATATGCGACTTCGGGAAAGAATTATAAAGTTCAGGTAGATTCGTCCGGTAACGCTTTTGTTAATGTTCCATGGACAGATAATAACACCACGTATAATGAAGCCACGGCCGACACCTTAGGATTGGTTAAGATCGGCTATACTTCTAATGGAAAGAACTACGCTGTGCTATTGGCTAATGGCAAGATGTACGTCAATGTCCCTTGGACTGACAGTAACACGACTTATACCCAAGCTACAAGCGATAATCTGGGTCTTGTTAAGATCGGGTATTCAGCTAACGGAAAGAATTACCCGGTAGCTCTTGACGGAAATGGTAAGATGTATGTGAATGTTCCGTGGACGGATACCAACACGACATACACCAATATGGGAGCCGCTTCTGCCTCAGCGGCGGGAAAGGCAGGTTTGGTCCCCGCACCTGCCGCCGGAGCGCAAGCCAAGTATCTTCGTGGTGATGGGACATGGCAAACTCCTCCTAACACCACATATAGTAACATGAGAGGAGCAACGTCCTCAGCCGCAGGATCGGCGGGATTGGTACCCGCTCCGGCCGCCGGCAAGCAAGCCTCCTTCCTTCGTGGCGATGGTACGTGGGTGATTCCGACAAATACCACATACGCCAAGGCCAATACCACAACCTTAGGATTGGTGATGATCGGATATGCTGAGAATGGTAAGAATTATCCGGTAGAGCTGGATAGTAGTGGTAAGATGTATGTCAACGTGCCTTGGACGGATACTAATACAACGTATGGTGTTGTAGGAGCTAACGGGTCCACGGGGTTGGTCAAGAACGGCAGTACCGTGACAAGCGCCTCTGGATATACGGCTTGTCCTATCGTGGGTGGTATCCCCTATTATAAGGATACGAATACTACCTACGCCAATATGAAGGCGGCTACGGCTTCTGCCGCCGGTGCTGCGGGATTAGTTCCGGCTCCCGCCGCTGGTAAGCAGACGTCCTTTCTTCGTGGTGACGGGACATGGGTCGTACCTACTAATACCACATACGGATTGGCCTCTACTACAGCTAACGGCTTGTTGAGACAGCTTAATGGCAGTACATCCAGTTTCCTTCGTGGAGATGGCACTTGGGCTACACCTCCTAACACGACATACGCCGTAGCCAATGAGTCTACTAACGGTTTGATGGCGGCCGCCGATAAGAAGACCATGAACAGGCTTATAGGGGTTAATACGGTCACGACATTAGCTAACCTGCCTATTAGCAAGAGAAGTATCACGGCCACGTTATCATCCGCTACGACCTTATCCGTGGCTTCCGGCATGCAGGTAGGGGAGGAGTTGATGATCAGGTGCGTTCCCTCAGCGGCTTTCACCCAAGCGATACCCAACTCCGGGGATTATGTCAGCATGAGCGGAACTTCTATCACCACTACGGCTAACAAGCCTTTCGAGATAAATATCTGGTGTTACGCTTCAGGTAAGTATAGCATCGCCGTTAAAGAACAAGATTAATGATATAAGACATGAGCTACGTATATATAAACAGGGAAATATATCCCAATCAATTAGTTCAGGACGATCCGCTTGATGATAATTACGCTAAGGGCTATAGTTATGATGATTACATTAACGGGAATCCCGCCCCATGGATAGAGCTTGGGGAGGAGCAATTGGCGTTCAAGGAGGCTAATCCTAAAGCTACGGTTAAGGAGATTATCGAGGCTAAATTGGATGACTCAAGGCTTCTTAATGAGGAGAAATCGGCTAAGTATGAGGAGATCAGGACTTATGAGAATAATAATCTTCATGAGTTTTTCTTGGATGACCAAAATATCTATATCCCTGAATATGATAGGCGTAACGCTTTGGCTGATGGGGCTATAGCTGGTAAGATAACGATCATGGGTCTGAAGTTTGATATGACGGAAGGCAAGATCTTGATCGGGATGATGGATAAGTATGATAATGACCTGATGTCGGCGTTAGGAGCCAAACAGAGGGAAGTAAGCTTAGCCACTACCGTAGAGCAGGTGAGGGCTATTGACGCTCAGTCCGGCTATCCCGATAAGGTAAGTGTTACCACGGCGTACATCCAGCAACAGGCGAAGGAGAAGGACGCTTCTGATCCCCAGAAAGTAGTTGCCAAATTCTCTAGGATGGTAGTTAATAATAAGGTCATATCTTTATCTTCTAACGAGAAATTGGATATTAAGGTCCTATTCCCTATATGGGGACAAGAAGGGGCGGAGTTCGGGTTGTCGGTGGATGCCGGATTCTGCCTCAGGGTGGTTAAGGACGATACGGATATCCTTTATGAGGTTATTCAACAACATACATTATCAAAGGAATGGGAACCCGGATTGGATACGGCCTCCTTGTATAAGGTCGTTGATAAGGAGCATGCCGGTACTATAGGGGATCCTATCCCGTATTTCCCTCCAATGGAGATATTCAAGGATAAGTATTACATTCAGAACGCTGATGTGTATAAGTGTACTAGGGATAGCGGAACTCCTCTCAGCCATAATCTACAGGACTTGATCGGGTTGTATGTTGAGGTTGTACAGGGCTAGTTGTATCTACCCCCCCTATATTTGGCTTGTGATATGATACAAGTTATTTTTGGCATAATAAAATGACATTTGTAAATATATTTAAGTATGGCATCACAAAAATTCAGTTTCGTAACCGTAGACCCGGTATCAGGATCAGGAGATCAAGCGGTTAATTTCTCCGGTGAGAAACACACCGGTCGTCTTCAACGCACTGTCAACCTTACGGTCACCACGAACGGCGGGGCTAAGAAGGCGTTGGTAGTTAATCAGGCAGCGGCTGCTGAGGTGGTAAGATCAGACAGCCCTAACGCTTCCGTACAAAAGACAGGCGGTAATGTTACCATCACCGGTAAGTCTAACAGTACTAAGCTTACGTTCGCGGTCACGCCGGCTGAGGAGAACGGGCTTACGTTACAGCTCCCGGCTAACTACACGGCGGCTGGAAAGATTACGGCTAACGGAGCGGTTATCGCCGACGATCCCGGAGCCGCTGGCGAGTTCGTTTGGAGCATCACGATCTCGGACGTACCGACCAACGTCACGATCGAGGAACTGACAGCTACATTGAAGGTAACTGCCGCTGGTGGCCAGATAGCCAGCGTGACGGTAACGCAAGCCGCTGGAGACTCTACTATCGAGCTTGACAAGGAGATTATTAACTTGGATGTAAATGGTACTCAACAGACGGTTAACGTAACATCTAATGACAGCTGGACATGGACGCAAGCTGCGGCTAGAACCGTATTGAGAATGATGGGACGATAATCAGTTTCTTTTCGCTTACTCAGACCCCGATCGACTAAAGCCGGTTGGGGTTTATTTGTTTTGCTATCTTTGCAATAGAACAAAAAATAATACAACTATGGCTAATGATTTGAATATTAATTGGAAGGATGGGGTAGGCGAGGTAACGGACCAGCCTCTGACCGTCAGTCCGGGGTCCGGGGCCGGAAGCGCCCCCGTTTCCTTTGGCTCGGTGATGAACAACGGTCTTGATCGGACTCTTGAGCTGGAGATAACAACTCCAAAAGGTATTAAGAAGACGCTTACGGTGAATCAGGAGGGATGCCGGCAGGCTTATGTCACAAGCGACGGCAAACGATGGCTGACTAGCGACAATCGGGTGTATGGGGTTTTGAAAAGCGATGCTCCGTGCAAATGCACAGGTGATTGTCCTTGATATTTTGTTTTTACGAATTTTGTAATTACATTTGTGGCGCATGTCCATCACCATGCTTTTCGTCGCTAATTTATTATAAAGGGATACAGGTCTGTGATGGGATCGGTATCCCTCTATTTTTAATATGGAAAAGATAGATGTTTTCGATGTTCAGATTCCTGATGGGAGACAAATCAGTTGTATATCGTATGATAAGGTTACTTATTTGATCTTGACGATATATGTAAGTTGTGTTTTGACTCATACGACCTACATGATGTGGCTGACACTAAGGTCATGAGCGAGTTCTTGCGTCGTGATGGGAATCGTTATTGGACTACGATAGATGGCGTAAGGCAGTTGTATCGTAGGATTGAGTGTAAGATGTGTTTTGAGGTTGTAGAAAAATTAAGGGGTTTATGAGAGAGATGGAGTTTGATTTCGTGATATATCCGTTGAAGTTGATTATCACGGTTGGGTTGGATTATAAGACATTGTGTGATCGTTTCGAAAATATGGAGCCTGAACACGAGGGGAAATGGGGAGATGAGGATGATATGGACAAGGAGGCGTCTTTCGCGAATTTGGTAAGGGATAGGGATGATGACGATAAATTCGCCATACTTTGGAATTTTTCGAGCGACGATGATTTAATAATGAGAAATATATGTCACGAGTCATTCCATATAGCAATGAGCGTATGTCAGTTTTGCAATATGTCTCTTGGTTTTAAGGTTGGAGAGGATGAACACGCAGCATATATAGCCGGCTTTGCTGGTGATTGCGTTAGTGAGTTCATCAATAGTAAGAATACGGATTAAGCCATAAATTATATAAGGAACACAAGAATATCAGCCTCCGCTTATTTGTGGGGGCTTTTTGTTTATCTTTGTCAAAAACATGAAGTTATGTCGAGTTGCGTAATTAAAAGGAATAAGGAAGGTAAGATAACCCGTGTCTTGACCCCTTCCGGAGAGGTATCCACCTTGTTTGATAAGATAGCGGGTATAGCCGCCGTAAGTGACCTTAATAAGGCCGCTGAAGCTTATATGACTATTTATAACGATAAGTTTAGGTCTAAGTTCGGTGACTGGACGAAGTCCGTACCAAGGAATAAGGAGGCCGCCAGATCCATAAGTGCCAGACTTAACGCTAGCGAGTGGGGGCAACTTATGTCAGCCAAGGTCCTGTCCGCCATAAGCGACATGGATGCCCCAGCGTTGGCCAGAAGCCTTGGGAATAGCGACAGTGTCGTGGCTTATCTTACCTCCGGAGAGGTAGGTGATGTCAATGATATGGCTGTGGTAGATACATCCACGGTACAGGAGGTGGATCTGGATTCCATAAACGAGGATAATATTGGCGATACGATACTGAAAGAGGCGTCATGGGATGATATAAGGGCTATCAGGGAGAATATAGACATTAAGGAGACAGCCCATATGTTATGGAAGGCCGTGGAAAGCGCTTTTACCGGGCAACGACCTAATATTAGGGTGAAGGGTGGAAATATAGATGGTGAGATTATATTCTCCGGCAATGTCTTGCCTTTAAATGATATTGAGAATTATACTCCTCCATCTTCAAGATTGGTATATGATTCCGGTGAGCCTCGCCTGTTCTTTAGATCGGATGACGGCAAGATACACGAATCTTACGCCAACGCCATAAAAGGATCGTCCGGTGGGCGGGTCGAGGCCGGGTTCTTGGCCGGCAGTGTCGAGGAGAGCGACGTCCCGTCCGGTACGGCTGATATCTCCTTTGGCTCTTCCTCCATAACCCTTAATAACAGTGGGTCATTCATCCCGGTCCTTGGTATTAGCTCAAACTCAGATGTAAGCACTCGTGGAGGGTTTGTTAATTACCTTATCAAGAAAGGTATGTTGAGTGGGGAACGTATAAGGCTAGGGGATAGATATTATCTTACTGGAGCCGGCAATTCTGATGGTCTTAAGATCTATAACGCTATGGATGCCTTCTCTAGTCTTAGAAATAGATTTGGAAGTCAGTCCTCCGAAATGAACGTATTGGGTTCTATAGGTTTTGATACGGAGGTAAGTAATGATCTTGATCTTATCACGACATCAGGGGAGAAGGTTACGGTAAGCAGATCGGAGATCAAGGGCATGTTAAGGCAAGGTAAGTTTGAGGAGCTTAACGATAAGTATGATGGGTTCATGGAGCTAGCCTTGTCGTTGATGATGGAGGATAACGCCTTGTACGGAAGTAATGTCCGTGGGGTTATTGAGAATGAGAAGGCGGAGGATCTCCAGAACAGGACTGATATCACCAACATCTTATCCACGTTAGGTATCCGGGTGATGGGTATGTCTGAGTATATGGATAAGTATAAGATGCGTAATGGTGTCGAGCCTTCGGCTAGGGCCTTATCCGATATGGCTAATGGGGTTATTGCCTTGGCTGAGGGAGCTACGGTAGAGGATCTTAATGAGGAGGTGGCTCACTTCTTGATCGATACTTATCGTAACCAGCAGGAGATTGACGAGGTTCTGGACTCTGTTGTCGGCACGCCATTATGGAATCAATTTGCCGGTCGTTACTATGAGGTGTATGGGAAGGAGTACCAAGGGGAGGAACTGGATCGGATGGTGAAGCGGGAGATCCTAGGCAAGACGTTGGCCCAGCGGTTCGTGCCGGGCATGGAACAGGCGGTGGAGGATCTGGCCTCGTCCGAGGACGCCCAGCTCTCCTTGTTTGGCAGGATAATCCGGGCTATAAGGAATTTCTTCTCTACCCAAAGATCAGACTTGAATAAGGTTCTTGATAGGATAAAGGAGTCGGCGTTAGCTGATGATCCAAGCGCATTTGACGTGCTTCTGTTAAAGGATAGCGACCATCTCATGTACTCATTATCGGATGTTGACGTGGCTAATAAGTTGATCAAGAACGGGATGTCATTGGAGAGGCTATACACTAGGTTACAGAGGATGAGGTCAAGCCAGAGCCAGAGGATCGGGGAAAGCATCTCCCTTCTACGTGATATAGGCGAGAAGGTAAGACAAGTCGGGGGCGAGCTTAATAAAAACAACAACCTGTTATCCACCAAGAGCGTTATAGCTACAGCCAAGGCCGAGGTAGAGTATTTGGTTACGGTTGCCAGTAGCTTGCGTAAGAGCGACAAGGGATTGGATTATGAGACGATACAGGTTATCGATAACGTATATGGGGAGATAGTTCCTCTGATCAGGAACCTTCGTGGATTCGTCAATAATCAGGCGGCGGATTATTATGGCAACAACAAGGTTGGCATGGTAGAGGATATGGATGATATATTGCGGATGGCTGAGACATCTATGTCTGATATAAACGCCCTTCGTAGCGATCGTAACGAGGATTGGCTGGATGGACAGCTCCGGATGTTTAATATCCCGGAAAGATATTGGAATGGGATAAAGAAGTTGATAAATAACATCCATAAGGATATCAATGTCATGTCCCGGTTTTTCGGGACGTTAGAACATAGCGGGAACGCTATCTTAGGCATGTTAGGGCAACGTCTTGCCAAGGCCCATAATGAAGCCCATACCGAGGGTATATCCAATATCAATAAGATGACGAAGATGATGAAAGAGCGTGGATGGGGGATAAAGGATAATGAGGATCTTATACAGAAGATAAACGGTAAGAACTCTGATTACCTTGATTCGTCCCGTGATTTCGCCAAATACGATTTACTGTATCGGACAGAGCAGGCGAAAGCTATTATTGATATATATGATCTTAAAAAGGTTACGGGTAAGACCGAGAAGCAACTTGTCGACATGCTTTTATCTGATAAGGGGCTTAAGGTCAAGACTCGTGATGATATCATAGGATATGATGGTGATAAACCTATTACAAAGGAGGTCAATCATATATTCAAGCCAAGTATCCAGAATTTTGATATCTCGGCCATGACATTCGAGGATCAGCAACGATATCTCGATGCGATAAATAGGTGGTTGGATGAGAATCGTGAGAAACCTATGGTGCAGGCTTATTACGATAAGATCGAGAATGTGAACAAGAAGGTAGAGGGAAGGCTGGGTCGCAGGGTATCACAAGCTACATCCGATTTCATGTCCCGTATCCGCAGGAGCAGGTATGTGGCTATGGATAAGTTCGTGAGGAACGGGAAGGTCGATTTGAAGGCGTTTCAATCCGATCCTATAGCTTGGAGATCTTATCTGGATATCTTACGTGATAGGGCTATAGCCAAGAGCGAGTGGTATTCCGATGGGACACCAAAGGAAGAGGGATCCGAGGCTCTGATGATGTCCGAGGAGATCAAGGCATGGGACGAGGCGTGGGCCGAGGAGTTCGGGAATACCAACGAGGGTCGTAAGGCTTCCGCCGAGTTCAAGGAGATACTTCGTGGGATAGAGCGGTCCGAGGGCGGCAAGGCTGCGTTTGAGTTCCTGCTAGCTGGCGGTCATCTTGGCTTCTCCAAGGATATGTGGGGATCCGAGGAGGGTGATTATTACGAGAATCTGGTTGATAAGATCACGGAGCAATCTGTATCATCATCAAGGATAGAGAAGGTAGAGGAGGCGATGGCGACAATAAACGAGATCAATGACCAGCTAAGGCCCTTGCTTATCCAGTACCGGGATAGCACGAGATACGGGGAATATGATTTCGATAGGTTACGTGGATCCGCCTCATTAAGAAAGATAAACGAGTTATATGATCGTCTGGCTGAGGCTAAGAGCGTTATTAACGCCGCCGCTTCCGCTGAGGCTATTGAGATGGATATGCCTGATACGGTGGAGAGTGGAGTCACGGATTCTTACCGTAACGCTTTAAGGGATGCCATGGCATACGACAAGGGTATGGATGAGATTAAATTCGCCAAGGAACATATGTCTGCCCGCTCCCGGAGTCAGGTGGATAGGATGGCCGCCAAGTTATCTCGGAAAAAACCGTCATGGACGACCGTGGAGGTATCGTTTTTGAGAAGGAAATACGGTCCTGACTTCAATAATAAGCTAGCTAACGACATAGCGATGGGTAAGACTGGTGAGATCCTTGTCGAGTACGCCAGAACCCGGTTGTATCCTTATATGAGGAAATACTCTCCCAAGGGATATTCTGATTTCGTTAGGAAGATAAATAACGGTACGTATAAGGTATCCGAGTTCTTTGATGCCATAGAAAATGGTATATCTAAGGAAGAGAGCGTATCCCGTTTCGGGTTTGATATTAATATGATCGATCTGACGATCAATAACCAGTGGCTTGATGAGGCTGACGCCGAGAGTTCTTTCCGTAATCCTAATTATAATCCCGATCTGGGTTATGGATATCATACGCCTAGGTTCGATAAGTACAAGAACGAGGCTTTTTTCAAGAAATATGGTATTACCAACGAAGGGGAGGAAGCTACGATCAATAAGGATAAGTGGGAGATGAGGAAGGAATTGCTTAACATAAGCCGTAAGGCTATGGAGGATTATGACGAGCGGTTCAGGAACATCTACCAGATACCACAAATATCCAAGGGCGGCGTGGAGAGGATGGTGCAGGCCGGGGTTGACCCGAAGGCGGCCATCGGCAACGCCGTGCGTGATATTGTTGGCGAGAGGGTGGATGACCCTATACACGGTCAAGGGCAAGACCTAGGAGAGCTTGATGAGAACGATAACAAATATCGCATGATCCCCAAGTACTATCTGAGTAAGCTAGAGAACGCCGATGACGTGTCTCATGATTTCGCGTACTCCTATTCCATGTTATCCTTACAAGCAGCCGCTTACAAGCATAAGAGAGCGGCTTTGGATGATGTCATGGGATACAGGAACATGATGCTGGAGACACAATACGACGGCGGTAAGAATCCGGAGGCAACGCATGCCTATAGGATGTTTCAAGATTGGGTTAACGCCAGTATCTATGATGTCAGGATAAATAACAAACGTATAGAATGGAACGTAGGAAGCTATAAGGTGGATCTTAATAAGCTGGCTCTTATGTTTACCAAATTCGTATCCAAATCCAACTTAGGCTTCTCCCCGTTCGTGGCGGCTACCGGCGCCCTTACCGGGCAGGCCAACTTCCTTTTGGAGGGTATGGTGGGGCAGTATATAAGCAAGGATTCCATGAAATACGCCTATGGGGAAGCCCAGAAGCAGTTGAGTACGTACGTGTCTGAGATCGGGGACATAAACCGTACCAACAAGCTATATGTCGTTGGAGAGGCCCTAGGTGTGTTTAATGTCCGCAACCGTGTACGATCGGCGGCGTACAACAAGATCTGGAGAACCTTATTCCGGGATCTGCCGTTTAAGATGATGGAGGTTCTTAACTCCCCGTTGGATCCGCAGGTCATTATCTCGGTCATGGATGATACCCGCCTATACGAGGGTCAGTTCTGGTCATACTCCAATTTCAAGGAGATGATGATGAAGGACAGGAATATGTCCGCTAACGAGGCTAAACGCGATTGGGAGCGTTTAAGGGATTATTCTATGTGGAACATGGTAGATGTCAAGGACGGAAAGATCGTGGCTAAGAACAAGGCTAACAAGGATATTATAGACCGATACATACCTACATTATCTAGTAGGGTCAGAAGTATGGTGCAGATCTGCGACGGCGCCTTGAACGAGCAGAACCGGGTGGGGGCTAGCCGGAACGCTATCCTTAATATGGTGCTGCCTCATCGTGGATGGTTTATATTGGCCGTGCAGCGGGCGTACAAGAAAGCCGGTTTCAATTTCCAGACCAACCAGTTCGAGGAAGGATATATGAGAACGTTATGGAGACTGGCCGGTAATGTCTATGGATCGATGTCCGAGGGCAGGATGGGGGAGGCATATGACGTGCTTAAGGAAGAGTATGATAAGCTTACCCCCTACGAGCAGACCAACATCAAGCGATCGCTTGTTAATATGGCGGTATTCGCTACCATGATAGCCATAGGACGGGCGTTGATGGGATACAGGGAGGATAATGAGGATAGTTGGTTCGGGCAGTTCATTACCTATATAGGATTCAGGACGATCAATGAGATCGCTTCCCAGACATCCCCGTTCATGGAGCTTAACGCTATAGATATGTTACAAGACCCGCTGGTCACGGCCCGGAAGTTAGGTGATCTCACCGATCCTCGAAACTGGGATCCTTTCGCTACCGTCCAGACCGGCGTGTATAAGGGCGAGAGCAAGCTATGGAGGCAGCTCATGAAGTTCTCGTTTGGTAAGCAATGGTATAATATCAAGACGGCTAGGGATATTAAGCAGACATCCGACTACTGGCTGATGACTAACGGCATGACGATGGGATTCTTCCTAGGTGGTAGGAATAAGGATGAGTCCGGGGAGGACGCTAATTGGTACTTTGATAGAGGAAGATAACTGATATAGTATGACAAAAAATAGCCAGTCAATTGTTTAAGACAATTTGATTGGCTATTTTTGTATTCCTATCTATCCATCTCGGACGGATGGGAATAAATATTCTATTCATGAATGCAAATGTAAGCATTTATTAGGATTCTTCAAATAGCCAAAATTAAATTATACCAAATAAATATAAATTATTGTTATTTCGGTTTGTAGCATAAATATTATGGCTATATTTGCGTCATAAAACAATGAATGACGGGATCTCACTTCAAGGTCATTCAATGTGTAAGATATTTTTGGCTCATTAGGATTTGTCGAGGTGAGATCCGGCATTTCCTTTTGAGCCTATTTTTATATTATGTGTAATATTGTTTTAAATGATGATTTATCTATTAGATCGTATTTCGAGAAGGTTCTTGAGTTAGTTAAATCCGGAGAGGATTTCCCTGTTAACCTAGATGAGGTTTGGCCTTTGATATATTCTGATAAGGGCAAGGCTGTTAGGGTTCTTACTGGTGATAATGGGTTTATTAAAGATATTGATTATAAAGTTTTTACCCAAAATGGTAAAAACCCTACTGGAGGAAGGCCCACAATTGTATATATGATTTCTGTATCTTGCATGGAATATTTAATAGCAAGGAAAGAAAGACGGGTATTCGATGTATATAGAAGTGTATTTCACGGCACAGCAAATGCTTTAAATAAGACGGAAGCATCTGTAGAAAAGAATCTTCCACATAATTATATAGAAGCATTAGAGGCGTTGTTGGCGTCCGAAAAAGAGAAGCAGGCGTTAGCTGAGGCTAAGAAAGTGGCAGAGGAGGAGAAGAAGGTCGTTCAAGCTGAATTAAATACAGCTATAGATACTATAAAGGAGAATGAACCGGTAATTGATATGTTTAAAAGGTCTATTCCAAGAGAAGGTGTCCTTATCCGTGAATCATCAAAGTATTTTGAGCAATTTGGTTATTATATCGGAATTAAGAACATGTATCCGTTATTACAGGAATTAAAATATGTTTTTAGGAATGAGAGAGGTAGGATAGAAGCATATCAGTCCGCTCGTAATTATGGGTTAGTTACATATGGGTCTGATCCCGGTGATGAATACTGGGAGGCTAAAGCCATGACCGTCATGATAACATTGAAAGGATTTGTTAAGCTAGAGGAGTTGTCAAGGAAGAAAAGAGATGTTTTTAAGAGATATGGACATTTCTATGATAATGTATGAGTATTGTAAGGATAGAGGCTTATAACCTCTATCCTTATTCATATACTACTCGTCCCATTGCTCCTAATAGTTCTTTATCATCCTGCTCCTTTACCTCTACATAATAATATCCCTTGAAACAAAATTTCTTTTGATCGGGATCTGACAAGAACTTTTTATATTCCTCGAATCCTTCATCTTGGTTATTTTTTGCTTATGGAAAGTTTTATACTTTGTTTGATTAGGATCATCCAAAAACTTTTGGAAGTCATCTAATTCCCAATCTTCTAAGTAAAGGTCTTTTTGATAATCTTTTGCTGTCTTCATATTTGCGATTTTACGGTTCTTATTTGCAAAGCTCAATATCTATATGAGGGCGTTCCTCAATGAATGATTTAAGAGATATAGGGTCATCCTCCCACGTCAGGTGCCTACCTGCTAACTTATAGATTGTACCTCTTGGGAGTACGATCGCCGAATTGTGATCCTCGACGGAAAAATATTCCTCGTCGTGTGCTGACCTCTCGTCCGTCCATATCTCTCCTTGCCGAGCGGGGGCGTTGTTAAGAATAACCTCGTCACCGTTTTTGTTCACGGCTAAAAATACTATTGTCTGTTCTCCTATTTTCATAAATTATAATTTGCTTACCAATCTCCTCCATCATTACCTATTCCTGAGATTGTAGTTATAATATTATCTGGATTTGTACCTGCGTTAGGAAGCATCTCAGGTATAGGATTATCTTCCCTATCACCATGCATCATAACGGTAAGAACCCCACTAGCGGAATACAACCAAAGACGTTTGCCGTCCTTTTCCCATTTCTTCGCTAATCTATTTAATGAGTCAATTAGCTTACATTCTTCCGGGGTGCATTCGATCTCCGCTCTAGTATGATATTTCATTCCCATATTATTGATTTGTTTAATTTACGAGCCTCTGATAAGGCTCGTGTTAGTATATCCTTTTTTCTTATAATCTCCTTATATCTTTTGATATTCATTTTTATTATTTTCATAATAAGTTCTTTTGCCTTAATAGCACCAACATCTTATTCCAATCAACATATCCTTTATCCGTAAGTGGAGTGCCGATATTCCTATCATCTATACAATAATCACAATACAATTTTGGTGATGATGATACTGGCTCAGGATTGTAGTTTACCGAATACAGATTGATATGATTATATTTAAACCAGTCCACGGCATCCTGTAGATATTTACCATCTCTTACCGTATATAATATCAGAAGATTCTTATCAGCTAGTTTCCTCAATACGCTAGCGGCTCCGATATTGTCTCCTGCATAAGGGAATAAGTCTGTCACGCATGTCCCATCGAAATCTATTCCTATTATTGCCATATTCTCTTTATTTATCTTATTAAATTTTTGTATCCTACTTTCTTCATCTGCTCTTCGGTAGCTTTCTTCTTCGGGAACTTCCCGTGCCATTTTCCGGACACCACGACATCACGGCCGTCGGGGCTGGTAGCCAGCCTCCCGCATTCGCTGCACAGCCCCATGCCCTTGTACGGCTGTAGCTCCTTGGCATACTCGAATTTGACGTATTTCCCAACGACCCATTTATAGTTCTCTTTTAGATTAGCCTGCATCTTGTTTTTTTCTTCCTTCAACTTATTTTCCAGTTCTTCAATCTTATTCATATTCTATCTATTTTAATGTTATTGTTATTAAATCTGTTTATCATCTCATCAAAGAATTGACGGTCTATCTCCACAAGCAGGGAGTCCCTTCCCTCCTCGCAAGCCGCTATCCCTGTCGTTCCGCTCCCGGCTACCGGATCCATTACCGTATCTCCCGGATTCGTGTATGCCCGTATCAGGTATCTTAATAACTCCACCGGCTTCTGGTTGGGATGGACGGCTGATTTTTGCCTGTCTGTCTTGAACGTCATGACCGATAGCGGGTATCTCTCCGTGCTATCGTATGTAGTGAGACCGGTCTTGCCGTATAATTCCGTTTCCTTGCACCCTGCTTTACTAGAGGCCTTGGATACTTTCCTGACATGACCATAAGTCTTTTGGGGATTATATGTATGCTTCCCAAGTGGCATAGGTGAGAAGATAAGTATCAACTCATGATTTCTTAATGGAGCTTTCTTGGCGTTAAGAAAACCGGTAGGGGTAGTCTTATGCCAAACAAGGTCGTACCGGTACCATCCCGCTGGGGCGACCCTCATGATCTCGACCGCCGCCGTGAGTGAACAGGTGACGGCTACCACCCCGTACGGACACAGCATTTTTTGGATTACCTCCCACATCGCCTTATAATCAAATCCCTCCTTGTCGTATCTTGCCTGGGTTATCTTATAAGGAGGGTCGGCAAAAACAAATCTTACCTTCCCTACCATATCCTTGAATACGGACATCGCCATACCCATATCCCCGTTAAACGCCCTTACTTTCCCGTTCATCATCAACCCTCTCCACTTTAATTGTTCCCATATCACCTGAAGGTAACGTAATACCCCTATACACGTTATTCCAGTTCTCGTCAATGGCCAACTGATGTAATATCGACCTATATATCTGGTAGGTGTTACCGATAAGTCTCTTCCTATTTATCTTATCCTTACTACCCCCATCATATCCTATATGCTCATAATCCCCAAGATCAGGGAACAGTCTTCTTCTTATCGCTCGTGAGTTATTGATTATAAAGCTTCTTATCCCCAGCGTTTCCGCTCCATCCATATCATTTATCAACGTATCTATCGTATGTTGTAGGTCCATGTCGCCAGCGGCGAATCTACTGATGTCTTCCACGCATTGGGATATCAGCATTAGCTGTTCCCTTGTCAACGTTATTTTATAAAGTTGTTTATTATCCATGATTATCTGATATTAATTTTTCTTTTATATGTTTAGATATATCAATTATCTCATCTTTTATATTGCAGTCATCTTTTAATAATGAACCAAATATACATGATATGGCGCTCTTTAGGCCTAGCGCTATCCCTATCTCCAATATTTTTTTATCGGTATTAGAGATTTCTACAGGTTCATATAATATTGATGATATGTTGTTAACGACGTATATTATATCATCTTCATTCATTGATGTAGATTTATCGACAATAGCTATAAAATCTTTTATAATCATAATATAAGCTATTTTTATTTCTTTTATCGTATCATCGCTTAGATGTCTATCTCTTATATGCCTTTCAACATACTTGTTTGCTAGATTCTCTATTTTGTTTGATTTGTCCATTTGTACTATCAATTATTTAGTTAATAATAGATCATAGTCCTCTTCGTCTATACTCCCATTATTGTTGATGTATATAATGAAATCATTTAAAAGCACGGACTTATCCTTGGATAAGGCTTTTATAATAAGCTCTCCATCATCTTTCAACATCACATGCACAGTATCCCAGATAACATATTTTTGACATTCTTTCTCAATCTTCTTGATTGTTTTAAGTATTATCTTATACGTCTCCTCATATCTTTTTACTATTCCGCACAGTTCAGTCGTATTATATTTACGTATAGCCGTGAATATATATTCCTTTTTGCAATCCCAGCATTTTATCAGTCTTTCTGATACGCACGCCTTATCCTCGTAGAAGAAGCAACCCTTACATGGCTCATTATGGTCGTAGCTTAATACTACAAGCAGCTCCACGCCATTCTTGTATATCACATCACCTTCTTTCATTTCGTCTACTTTGTTAATCTCATTATCAATATGGTAAAGTTGGATATTATCCATACTATAGATATCCAGAACGTTGTACTTAACATAAGACCTATATTCTTAGGTATAGGATCTACTCTCCTGAATGTCAGGATCATGTATATAAATGTTTTTATATTCATAATTTACGATATTTTTCTATATAGTTAACTATCAAGTCTTTAACTCCTTTTGGGACATCTACCAGTTTGAGATTACCTTGGAATATGTCCTTGCCGTACTCATCCATAATCTCCCCGAATGAAGGATTCATGACTCTTGTTGACATAGATATCGGTTGATCAGTGTCAAATTTGATAACGATCTTCTTTCCGCCGTTTATCGCCTTTTTAAAAGCCACGTAAAGCTTTCGACCTTTTATTATATCACAATTCCCTTTCAGGATATTAGACATATATATGATATGCTCTTTCTTCACATTGCTGAGATTGTCCATCAGTTTAAGATCTCCACCAACAGATTTCCATTTTTTGAAGCAAGATATGCATAGACAATAACTGGACTTGGCGTTCCTCGGCATCATCCTGCTGCTACCAGCGGGAACCGTATCGCCACAGCAGACGCACGTCCGGTCTTTGTTGGTGCGTACTGGGCCATAGCTGTTTATCGGGTATTCTTTTTCTTTAAGCATCTTTTTCTGTTTTCAAAATTATCATCACCATATTCATAATTAGGACAAGCCTTATTGCTTGGCCGTCTCGTATAAGTCTTTTGCTCCCTATCATATTTCCTGTTAGGGTTTATATAATGGTCGCACACTTGCCAAATAGAGCAACATACCTTCCCGTATCTTTTCGCCCAATCATTATCATGCAGATGTACGCATGTAGAACAAGTCGGATTCTTAAGCTTATCCTTGTTATCATCTATGATCTTATTTACCCGATCAAGAATAACATGCATTTTTTCAATATTTATGACGTTAAATGTGTCTGGGCATGGAAGATATGTCATCGAGCTTATATCTATGTCCATTTCCTTGGATTTGTTGTAAGCCGATTTGTATTTCCTTACCATCAAATCTTTTAACTGATTTACCTTCTTCTCATATGTTCCCATGTCTCATTCGGTTTTCCATCCCTGTTTCCTTAATAAATCCACCATCATCCCTTTTATCTTAGGGCTAATGGCTTCGGTAAGTATATCAGCGGCCAAGTTGATAGAGAAGCTGGTCATCCTAGATTCTCCTATATACTTCTCGCTGGTAACTTCTTTGACATAGTCGTGAATATCCTTGATCATTTCATTTTGAGATCTCAGGAGATCCAGTATCTTATCGAGTTTATCATTCATCTTTTTTCTCGAATATACCTGACAACAACCAGACAATCACTATCAAAAAGAAACACAACCCAAGCGCCTCATCCGGGTAATCATGCATCGCCTCTAAAATGTCCCTCATAGCTTAATGTCCATTTTGCCAATTATACGATAGAAAATATCCCTAGTCAGCTCAATATCGTAAGTAGCGTCATGAAGCTTATTCTCGTCGATCTCAATACCCATAGTTCTGGCTACGGTCATCAACTTAAAGTTCTCCATATCGTTTCTTACACCCATCAGGAACGGTGTCACCATAACATATACATCCATACAGTTAGGATAGAACCATGATCCGAAATACTTATCCCCACATTGCTGGAATAAAGCCCGTAGGAAGTTGTTATCGAATCCAGCGTTATTATACCCCACTAAATACATTTTATCCCTCTTATCGAACTTATTCACGTATTTGGATAATATACCAACTAACTGCCTGGACCCTTCTTCCATAGGCTGATACGACTGCACCTGCTCCAAGGTAACTCCAGCCACGTCCAGCGCCTCTTGCTCTATCGTGGCGGCAGGGTTCGGGGCTAGGCGGATGTCAAACCTCTCGGCCTCCTGCCCGTCGATATCCACGATCCCTCCTATTTGGTGTATCCCGTTTCTCCAGAACTTAACCCCGGTTGTCTCTAAATCAAAAAATAGTAATTTGCTCATGTCTATTTATTTTGTTGATTTATCATTATCTAAGAACTAGTCGTGAAATGCTTTTATAATATATACTCCCATCAACTCTTTTACCTTCAAAGAAGTATATCCAATATTCTAATGAAGAACATCCAAAAGCAAAGCATATATTATTTATCGCATATCTAAAGTATTTCTTGTCTGAACGAAATAAGACTTGAAATTCTTTATTATTTAAATGGAGTCTTTTTTTGGTTTTTCTTTTATTCATGTTTATAGTTTTATTTTAAATGTTCCTTAATCTTATTCAATGCCTCATAAGACAGATAGTCGTTTATGGTCTTATCGTTATTTACTTTCATCAACTCATCAAATAGGTCTTTAGCCAGTACTTTCCACTGCTCTCCCCAATCACGGAGATTCTCTACCTTTGACCGTATATCCTCGAAATAAGAATCTACGTCTGATTTGATTGATTTTGAATAATATTTAACATCCTCCTCATCCCCATCCATAATATAATCACATTGTGTCTCGATATCTTTTATATGACTGTCTATATCACTACACATATAATCAACAGGTTTACGTATATTGAATATAGCTTCTGACGTAAGACCGGTTATATCTTGTATGTTTTTTAAATTATCCATTGTTTAATCAATTAAATGCCAACCATCCACCTATAAATCCCATCATAAAAACAAATAAGATTATAAATGTGAATAATATCCAATCTTTTGCACTTAGCTCATTATTATCTCTCTTTATCTTCTCAAGATAATCATATATAGCTGTATAGACAGCATGGTGAATATTCTCGTCTCTAGCCCTTACGATATTATCATATTCGTTATATCTTAGATTATGGGTAGCACTTTCGATCCTCATATTCCCCGTAACTTTTTTGTTTACATCAAAATCGAAACTAAATACCATATCAGTGGTTAGAGCGCTGGCGATTTTGCTTTTTATCTCATCATTACTGAGATTAGCATCGTGCACTAATCGCTCATAGTCTTTATCGTCAAGAATTATCTGTTTTTTAATGTTCATATCCCTAATATTTCTGCTACATAAACAAATCCATAACATATATAATTATCATGTTCCTCATGCCATACGACGGCGCAAGGGAAATATAACGGCATATCCTCAGCTATAGGATCCTCTTTGAGGTCATCAATGTTTATCTTCTCCCTCCACCTCCACAGGTCTTGGATATCGTTCAAGATCAATTTGTTCATAACAATCTGGTTTTTAATACTGATACAAAGATAGGATTTAAACAAAAATAAAAGCATGAATAATATTAAAATAATATTAATCATGCTTAAATATAAATATATCCCTTCTAGTTCTCACGGATATACGTATTCGTATTCATCTGGAGGAGATGTCTTATATTCAACATCGCACTCCATATTGGTGTAATAGTTATCCCCTTTTCTGTATACTAACGCTACCCAACAGTCGTATTTTTTGCTGTATCCTATAAGAGGAACACCTTCCATAGGAGGATTATCCTCCGTTTTGTACCTTATTCTTGCTGTTTGTTTTATACTCATATAATCCATTTTTTAATAATGTTGTTATCAGTGAAAATAATGTATCTATAAGAAGTCTCTCGCTACTCCAATATATAGGGATCTCATCTATATCTCTATACGCTACAGACCATGCATGTTCTAGCTTATAACATTCGAATGTAGAACCCTCTATCTCATATGGGAGTAAATTCAGTAACGTCCCTACATCCCAAACAGGATTGGATACATCAGGGGTAACGGCCTCTATCAGCCCTATACGACCAGCGTTATCCTCCATAGAATGTAATTGATCCAGATGCTTGTCTCTGAAGCCGCTGGCGGTAGAGATAGGGAGGCCGGCCTCGACCAGCACTCTTCCCTGTTCTTTTGTGGTAAAAATCCGTTCCTTCATAATTTCATTTTCCTTTCTACTGTAACTATCGTATCATTATGCCATCCCCCATGAGCCACAAGAAGAATCTCCTGCTGCTCGAAGCCAAGCCCGGTCCCTATACCGCCGGAGTTCCACGCGCAGGTAATGACCACCCCTCCTTTCTTGGTGATCCTAGCTATCTCCTTCTTCTGCTTAGCCCAATAACTAGATTGTGTTGTTTGCATATCAACAGCACCTCCAAGTCTTTTATACGACTCGGATACCTGTCTCGTGGAATATGGTGGATCATATAGTACCATATCAGCTATATTATCCTTAAGACCACACAGGAAGTCCGTGGCGTCCTTATGATACATAGCCTTAGTCTCAGGGTCAAGATCGTTGGTGATCGTCCCTATATCGCTGTTTCTGGCGAATGGATCCACTATAACCATCCCCTCTTCTCGATATTTATCTATAAGTTCCCTTATCGGTTTTATGCTGAATGTCTCGCTGTTCGGCATTGACCATTTCTTGTTTATAATCATCTCTTAACTCTGTTTTAAATTTAAGCTTCATAGTACTTCTAGGTACAGGATCGCATATGTCATCCCACCAATTCTTGTGCCCTTTCGGTGGATGTATATCCTTTTTCCATAAAGATCCCTTAACTGTCTTGATTCTTCCGTATGGTCTCATTTTGCTCGTGTTTACCTTCACATGTCACATTATATCCGTTTCTAATGACCCGAACATAAGCTCATCAGTAATTTTGCGAAATTCCTTTACAATATCATTTATCTGCTTACGTTCGATGCTTCTTAGCAAATGGGCTATCACATCCACTGTCCATCCGTTACCCGCTAAAGACATGGCCGTATTTGGGGCTATCCCGTCAAGGTAATCATCCGGCAATGTCTGTAGCCTACACATCTCCACCGGGGTCAGGTATCTGAATTTGTCTTTCATGTCAAAGGCGTTAGGATATCTTCCGGGAGGTAGTGATGAGATCACGTTATCTTTCATGGCTGTTGTCAGGCAATTACTTTTCTTGATGGGAGTGGTATTCTTATCTTTTCTTATCTCCAGACATTGCGTTATTTTTATGTCCTTGCCACAATCCTTTCGATACCCGTCCTCTCCTATCCTTCTACCGACAATGGCCCCTATATATCTCCCTCTTATGGCTCCCGGATTCCAACCCTTGTCATGCTCTAGAATATCATCCAATGATATATGCTTGTCTTTCGGCATTTCTACCGGCCAATTGCACCAATAAAGGCGATGCCGGGTCTGTGCCGAGACCAAGGCACTATCGATCTCCACCGGCTCCACGCCAAGCTCCTCGGTAATCACCCAGCGGTGCTCATCCCGCATCCGGACGTTCTCACCCAAGAACAGGACCTTACCTTTGGTCTCCTTCCTTAAATGCTTTACGATGTCCGAGAAGCAAAAGAAAAGCCTTCCACGAGCGTCCATGAATCCTTTACCCTTACCTGAGCTAGAGAAGCTCTGGCAACAGAACCCTCCCATGACCAGATCTATGTCTTTCCATGGAATATTCCACGTTCTCCAGTTATTGACATCTCCTAACCGGATAATATTAGGAAAATGTTTTTGACTTACCTTTATACATGTCTTGTCTATCTCCGAGGCGTAGTAAGTCTCTATAGGTATACCGGCTCTTTGTAATGCTAGATATCCACATGATATCCCATCAAATAATGATAATACTTTCATATTGTTCATTTATTCTCAGACCTAAAAATATCCTTTGCGATCATATCAAGGGATATTTTATGTATCTTAGGTAAGACCTTAACCAATTTTATACCAAAATTTTCTCCCCTCTTAACAAAAGTCCATTTCCCGTATATGATCCCATGCATCATATTTTGTATTATCTCCTTGCTATCCGTCAAGAACACTTGATAATAGATACTGTTGACATAATTGAAATCCTTTCCATGATCATTTGCCGGTCTTAATATCATTACAGCCGAAGAGCATCCACGAACGAATCCGTGTATCTCAAGACATTCCTCGAACTCATAATTATCGCGTTCCTCATCATGAACATCCTTAACCCATTTACATGGTCTCCCGTCTTTAAACGGGATCTTTAACTGTTTCTTTGCTATCTTTTAAATTATATTATAATGTTATTACCTGCTCATAGGTGAGCGTGCCTTTGTAACCTCTAGCTTTTAGTTCTTCGATAAGTTCTCTAGGTTTGAATTTGGCTAGATCTGGATTGGTAAACACTTTCGTTAATTTACCCCCCCCATCTGCATTGGCTTTTTTGGACGATTTGTAGGCATTTACACAATCCTTACAGTAGTGTCCAAGCCCATCCTTTTGTGATTTGTTCTTATAGAATTTATCTACTGGTAATTCTTTACCACATTTCTTGCATATTTTAGTCTCCATGTCTATTAAATTAAATTATGATTCAATGTTTTCAATCTTAAATTCCCAGTCCATAGCGTCATGCGTTGCTTTAAATCTGTTTCTTTATGACAATTTGGTTCCCGTATTGAGGTATAATGCATAAACCTTCATTCAATCCATTTATTTCCAGTTCCCCAAAATTATTTAGATTGATAATAAACTCATTCCCAACCCAATCAAAAACTCGTATGCCATTTTTAACTTCTATTTCATCGTCACCGCAGCGATGATTAATAATATGCACTTTCATTACCTTCGTCCCTGTTGTCCTATATTTATAACTCTCAATTTATCATATCCCTCTGAAAGAATCCCATGATCAAACAATTTGTTAGCGTCTATCTTAAGACTTCTATAATTGTCAGTTATGTTGATATCACTCCACAAGTTCAATCTTCCCTTATCATCTAATTGCATATGGATAAATCCTTTTGTTATCTTCTTCCCGGCTTTAAGGCGCTCTACGTCTTTATCAGTAATCTTTTTCATACTTTCGATATTTTATCGTTACAATTAAATTCATCTTTCATCCTGATCTTTATGCCTCCATATGATAATTCCTTATGAGCTGTGACAAAATAATCAACCGCATCTTCATCTAATAAACTATGCGGGCACCTTTCCCATACAGGACTTTGATCTAGATGATCCCATGTGGCTACAAGTAACCTATTCTTGTCATCATCAATAGCTATTTTGTATGTCCCTGTAGTAGCCTTACGTTTAATGATCGCTCCATTTAACATCTGTTTCTTAGCCCAGCTCCATGAGCCTCTCAACCCAAATGTTCTTATAACCCAGTTATTTATCTTCTTCATTTCAAATTATTTGTTAAAAGTGTAATATAAATATAAATACATAAATTGAATAGGGCTATTCACCATGCCCTTATCAGTAGGATCATCGTATTTGTCAAGCCAAAGACGAAGCGCCTCCCAATCGATATCCTTACGGTCACATACCATGCAGGCTAGGTTAGCCCCGAACAGTTCCCCGTCGCCGCCCAGCGACTTGTTAAACCTCTTGGCTAGTCTTTCCTTGAATCCCTTATCATACCATATCCCGGAAGTAGCGGCATAACAATAATAAGCGTTGTATTTCATTTTCACGCCCATCTTCTCAAACAATGGTGTATGCCATATCCGATCTAAAAAGAATACTATTCCACGATATATGAAGGTTCGGAGATTTTTCCTGTATTCTTTCCCCAAGAAATTATCCACACAAGACATAGTCCCGCCTGAATAATACCAATTATTGGCGCCTCTCTTGACCTTATCCGTCATCTTGAATTTATTCTTTCTGTCTTCCACCCTATCCCAAGGTTTCAGCTTATCCTCATTAAATGTCGGGCAATAATGATAGTAATGATTAATCCACGAGAGGTAGGGGTTGTATATCGTGTATCCATTATCGCTGACATATGAGTTCATATCATACCCAAGTTCCTTGGCTAGAATAGATCCCTCATCAGCTAATACCTTCAATATCGGGTTCAAGTTCCATATCTGATCTTGACTGACGAACATCGAGTAACATGGATCCTCATCCTCCCCATACCATCCTCCCATCCCGCTCACTATTTTATCCAAATCAAGTGAATAATCTTTCCCGGGTAAAAAATCATCTCTAAGAAAAAAACCTCTATATGGGATCATATCATGTATGCCGGGTTGGTCGTCAAATATGAACTTAGCGTTCTCGGTCAATCTAATCAATGTTTGCAAGACAGAGGATATATCTATGGGTGCATATTCACACCCATAGACCTTATTATTTATCCAAAGATATTGAAGAAGCTCGGCTATATTAATAGTCCCGTCCTCCACATATCCTGTCTTGTTATCGAAGTTTATTTTGGCTAGAGGTATATTACTTCCTTGTGGTTGATCACTTTTTTCATTACAACAATGCACGAACCTGTCAAAGAATATATCTTTCCAACCAAAATATTTATCCCTTATCGTCATAAGCCTATTTCTTGTCGTATAACGACATGACGTTAATAAGATCAGCTTTTCTGGCCATCCCCTCAAGTTTATTAAAGCCATCCATGTTATCTCCGCTGACGATGATAGTAGGATATACCTCTATACCGTACTTGGATATTTCCTCCTCCGTGGCTTTGTTCTCCGGGATCTGGTTTAACGTGACCTCACCCTCATACTCCTGTAATGTGTTGGCGATAATATACCGCATGTAGTCGCTGTACTCAGCGTCTTTCTTCGCGAAAAAATCAATTCTTACCATCTCAAATAGTTGTTAATCTGTTAATAATCAAATCAGCGGTAAATATAGCATTATCTACCTCATCTATACTCATCTTTCTCCCATCGAAATCGTTAGATAATAAATCCTTAACAATCTGATATCTACGCTGCTCCCAATTTACGTTTACATCAAAATTCAGATTCTTTACATAATCATAATTTAATTCATTATAACTGTAACTGAGATACTTAACTATCGGGAATAGGCTATCATCAATAGTGCGCTTGATTACATTAACGTATTTACCCGTTCTTTTGTCGATAGCTCTTAATCCCTCATCTACTACTCTTTTTACTCTTTTTCCTGACTCTTCCATTCTATAAGCCCTTTGTTATGTTTATCGTAATATAATAACGCTATGGCGTTCCAGCATACGGCGGATAGATGCATGAATCCCTCCTTATCATATCTCTCCCCTTTCGTATAAGCGACCAAGTGTCTCATGAGTGCACCTAGATAACGATTGAACCCATCAGGTATATCCTGCCATGAGTTATCAGCGTACTTCTTGGCACCTTCCGTATATACCCTCACGATGTCCTCTATCTCAGCCAAAGGAAGGAGATCCCACCGGAGTTTACCGTCGGCCCGGTCGTCCTTCCCGCTACCGTCTTTCCCTACGGCAGTCTTACATGCCTTGGCTACCTCCTCTTGGTGGGCTTTAATGATGGATGCACTATTAATATTATTGAAACGGGAAAGATCGTAAGCGTTTACATTGTCTACCTTTTCCTCATTAATAAGTTTTAACTTAATAGCTCTACCTAATGATACGACCATCTCCTCATCAACCCAAATAATCTCATCTACTTCATCCGACCATAGTCTGATTCTCATTCTTCCACTTTTATCAGCGGTCTCAACTACCTCAAACACATCGCCATCATAGACCACCTTTTGATACTTATAAAATTCCTCCTTCATTTTAAACTCCTTTTTGTTTTATTATTATTACTGGATCATCATTAAATGGGGATAATATCCCAATATGCAACAATATATTGCGCTCATCGCCCTCATTTTTATCGGCTTCAATAGCATTGATATTTAATTTGTTACTAGATATAATGTTGCTATCTATATTAGGATCATTTTTGATTATAGCCCATCCTTTTATAATAGGTTCATGCCCCATTAATTTAGCGACATCTTCTTCTACCAACCAATATTCCTCAAAAACAGTATCCGGATATTTGGCTTTTATCTCCTCGTAAGTATTATACCATGTCATATTTTCGTAATTTAGATTAATAAAATTCACTAAGATCCCTGCATTCTGGCGTCTCACCTGTCATAGAGTAAAGCTCACCAGATGATAGATGCACGCAATGAACGGTCTTCCCGTCTATATACTCACTTCGCTTCGTGATCCCACAAATAGCGCAGCGTTGGATCCCCGGACCTGCTTTTACCCACGAGTGCCGCACGCTTCTCTTTCTTGTCCTATTGGTGTCGTCAAGCTTTCTCATAATCAATCCTCCAAGGTCATTATAATCTTATCTTTTCCGATAATAGCCTCATTCCCGCTCCTTACATCAAAGCATCTCCCTTCATCTGCCTCCTTGAAATAAAGAACGCCATTGTACTCGAATAAACCGAAGCCGTAATCGTCTAGCTTCATTTTGCTAAGTTTTTTGAACTTATATACGTTTTTCATATTCTCCATATTTTTAATATTTCCTTCATTCATATAAAATATTGATGCAGATATTGATATTATTCCTATAGCTATCATAATTAATCCTCCGTGGAACATACCTTCATGTAAATCATCCCAACCTTTCACCATTACAGCTATGGATAACATAATCACTGCCATACTAAGCAAGACCCATATCATATCACATTTTCTTTGTCTTTAGGAACTCCATCATATCCTCTGCGCTAAGCTGGAAGCCTGCCGCCGCCTTATGACCGCCGCCGCCGCCGGGGTTGACCTTGCGTGCCAGCGCCGAGACATCCACCTCCTCCTTGGTGGTATAGAACGAGCATCTGAAGAATCTGCCGTTCCAGCAAAATGGCATCATCAAATCATGTTTTCTAGGATCGTACATGGACTCGAATGTGGTGGAGTTAAACTCCGTAGTATTCATACATATCGCCTTGTATCCAAATATATCTGCCTCGAATGAGAACATATTCATCTCCCCTCTGTTTTTCTCTACTATATACTCTATTATAGCCTCCCCGTTATTTATCATATCATTCACTAAGTTGTTATCGGCTTTATCTAGTACATCCTTAACAATGTTTACATCAAGACCGCAATATCCCCTCATCCCGTACTGGAACGCCATGACATCACTCCACTCGAACCGGTCGTGATCCCATACATCATAAGCACTCAATAATTCTACCACATTAGGAGTTTTGATGTCATCGAAAAGATATTCCCACGTAAGCTCACAGGCCGCCGCCCCGATACGCCTCTTGCCCTTTACCTCGTAATCCCTCATATCGTCTATGGCGGTCTTATGATGGTCTATCCATACGACATCTATACCTTTCTCTTTCCACTCATCGAAAAGGAATCTTGTTCTGTTTCCAAATGACACGTCAACTACAAACACCTTATCATATTTATTCACGTCAGGTATTTCCTTGCCGTAATTGTAAGGAAGAAGATCAATGTCCCCTTTGAGATACTTTTTTACTATAGCCGCTGACATTACTCCGTCAAGATCAGCCTCATGATATATACATCCTGTCATAATCTGTTGTTTTTGATTAAAAAATCTATGTATTCTTTTATATCCTTGTTCCTATCATTATCCCAGTCAAATGTCTTGTTTATGAATTTGAAGTACGATACCGGAATTGAATGCAACATCCACCCACAATATTTCCCGAATGTTATTACCGTAGAGCCAAGGGGATGATCCGGCCTCCCGGGTACAGGGGAGGCGGTAATGCCCTGCGCCAGCCCCCTCCTTCGGTCTTTCTTGGCGGCTTTGATATCCAGATCCGTTTTCGTTACCTTATCTCCCATCGGGATATTGGTAATTAGTCTATCGCCGATAAACATCCCCCATCCATATCCTTTGTAGTTCTCTATACTAAGTTCCCTTATATCGCCGAACCTTGACGGGTTGTTGCAACAATCAACGACTAATGCGCTGCCTTTACCGTCCTTTATCCTGACCGCCCTGCCACAATTACCAACTATAGCTACGTCACCTCTTCTTCGAATAATTATTGTACCTATTCTATTCCTGACGCACCATACTTTCTCATTCTCATTGGGAATATCTATTTTCATCTTGGCTCTACTATATATATATTTACCTACTTTTTCTTGATCTTTAGCATTTTGACCATCTATACATATGTAATTTTGTTTTTTGAAATATCCTCTATAAACAAATCCTGTCTTTGTTATCTCCTTATGAACACAACATCTATATCCTCTTGTAACAGCTAGTTGTTGTATTCTGTCTGCATATATTTTATTGTTTTTAAGACATATTGTATACCCTCTTCTTTTGTAACTACCCATGTCTTTCTTCTTTAGACCATCTCCTTTATCTATAGCATCTAACAATATATCAAACTGTCTTTCGCTTAAATGATCGTATATACTACCGCAATTTTTATCTATAAAATCTCCAAGATATTCCCATCCATGTTTATCTTTTTGATCTTTTATAGGCATTCCTTTTGATATTTTAAAATGAATCATATCTTCATAATTAGCTAATTCCCCTTTCCTTTTAAGCCTTATCTTATTATATTTCATTCCGCATTCCTTGATTGTATTTTCTATGTCATCAATTATATCCGGGTGTACAAGAGACTGGGCTATTGTGATAGAATTATTATACTTACTTAAATTACCATCACTTAAGAAATAACCAAGAAATTTTATATCACAATCTCTCAAAAAAGGATAATCTCTTTTTCTGTCAACTCCAGCTACTGGTATATAGAAAGATGTTCCTCTTTGATAAGACTTTATCGCCTCCTCTTTTTTGTATGGATACCCATTTTGTTTATCCCATTTATTTCTCACTAGAAGATCATGATCTTCTGTTATCCTTAAATTTGCATGACGACTATTAAATGTTACAAACCTTTCACCATCATAAACATCCCTATATACAATATCTTCAATGTTTACCCAATATATATCACCATTATCATATGATGCCACAATATCATCTTTTGATATTTCATGATATTTTAAAAACCCTCTTTCTGTTAATATCTCTGTTTCCATATCAAGACACGCCTGATACCATGTGGAAAAAGAAAATGTCGGTCTTCCTACTATCACGCAGTCCAGACCCGGATGATCGAATCCCGTACCGAGGGCGGAATAGTTGAACACTACCTTCGTCTTACCCGACTTGAACCTCTCAACTATAGCCTCCCGCTGCTTCTTTGGCGTGCCTCCGTGAACCACCTCCGCCATGCCGGCACATATCTTGGCGTTCATCCATTCGGCGGCAGTATTACAGCTCTCAACAGAATCCATAAATACCAGTATAGATCTACATATGTCTTTTAATACCATCAACCGACGTAAAATAAGATTGTTTAAGCCATTTTTTCTCACCGCCTCACTAATAGACTCAGCCGTATATTCAGAGCCGTTAGAATTAAGTTTAAGGGCATCTCCATTGAAATCCCATGTCTCATACTTAAGAGGCGTCCAAAACCCTTGTCTTATCATCTCCTCTACTTGTATCACGTGAATCAGGTCCTTGAAATATACCGGTCTCATACGAGTGATGAAATTAAGTTGGGAATATGATGTCTGTCCTATCGACATGTTTTTAAGTCTACATGGCGTGGCTGTAAACCCTATCACCTTTCTCGGCTTCAGCTCATTCATGAATGTCATGAACTCACTGCCATCCTCAGGACTGTATCCGGCATGAGCCTCATCTATCAATACATTTCTGATTCCCATCTCCTTAAGCTGACCAACAACTTTCTTGATAGATCCTAACGTGGCATATATCATGTTAGATAGCTTTTTCTTGCCACAGGAAGCGGAGTAGATGGTAGCCGGTATGCCATACGACGTTATCTTGTCGTGGTTCTGTTGCAGCAATTCTTTTGATGGTTGTAAAATCAGCGTCTTATCTCCCATCAATCTAGCCGCTTCTGCTATCAGAAGTGACTTACCGCAACCTACAGGACCTACGATCAATACCGGATCATGTCTATCAGAGTTTATGTAATCGGAGATACTTTTAACACACTCCTCTTGATATGGCCTTAACTTGTATATCATTTGGGTCTGTAGTTATCAAAAACGTCTTTCACGTACTCTAATCTTATCGCACACTCCCGACCATCGTCCATTTTCACCATTAAAGTTTCCTTGGTCTTGCTTATGGCTATCACCTCTCCTGTTCCTATCTGGGTATGGACTATATCGCCTATCTTTACATCAAATTTACTCATGGTCCAGCCTTTTATTAAATTCCTCTATCTTGCTCCTATCTGTCTCATTCACCATCTCAGCCTCTTCCTTGAACATGTCGTACCCTTCTCGGATATTATCCCCAACCATATTCTCTATCATCTCTCTCATCTCATCGCTCCTTACGGCAAAGGATATTTGAAATGATTTACTTGTGCCTTTCATCAGATAATCAATTTCCTTCTTGCACTCCATCATCAATCGATCTAGATTATCGAATTTAATAAACTTGGAGTTTCCATTGGCTTTTCTTACTCCATCCTTGAAATCCTCCAATATCCCGTTAAATACATCCGCCATGCACATCATGGAATGTAGCCATACCAACATATTGAATTTATATTCGTTGTCAGCATCATTCATCAAATCTACCAAAGACTCACTTTTTGTCAACATAATTTTAGATTCTCGATCTACAATATCCTTTATCTCTTGCCGGTATCTCATGGCTCCAACGAAATCCATCTTAGAATAACATTCATTTGATTTCTCTACCAATTTCCTGATATCTTTTCTAGACATCAGAAGATCCAATACCTGTTTTTCTCTTTCGTTTTTATCCACGTTACTAAAATTATTTATTTTATTTATTAAATTCACATTCATATCACAAAATGTTTACTCTAACCGGGTTAAACGCCAACCCACTATCGATTATCCCACTGACGTAAGAATCATCGAATACTTTCCTACCAATTCCGATAGCTCCATTGATATCAGCATTTAGCAGCTTCCCAATAGAGCTTTGAAACAATCCTCGTTTCTTTCTTTTGCCTAAATAAACATCATGCTTGCACAGTTTCTCAAAAGCCAAATGATCTACTTTGGAGGTATAGGATTCCTCGTTAATACAAAAATTTATTCCAACTAATTTACATTTGTAGAAAATTTTGTCAATTAGTTTTGAGAATGGAATCTCTACAAACTTCTGATTTATCTTCTTTCCTAGATTTACTCCATTCTTCCATCCTTTGTTTAACCCTACTATAAGACTACCAATATTATTGTCAATACAATAATTGACAATAAACCTGCTGATCTTATGGATATGATCATCTATCCAAAAATTCCTATAATTATTTAGCTGTCCAAGTCTCCTTGAAGTTCCCTTATCTCCAATGTAAGACATCAATCTAGCTCTCTTCTTATTATACCACTGATTAAAGGACTTGATAATCTTGCCGTTTACAATGAAAGGCTTGATACCTACATTGCTTATACATGTACATAAATTATTCAATCCCAAATCAATCGAAAGAACATTATCCTTATTCAGGTTTAGATTCTGTTCCTTCTTCTCATAAATCACCTCAACCACATAACAAGTGGCTTGTGGAATTATCCTAACCTGACATAATTTGTTATCTCCTATGTTTGTTTTGATTGGTTGAATTATGTTTTTGATAAAATGGATGCAACCATCGTTTTTCAATCTGCAAGCAGAAGTCGTAAAGACTACCATATTCTGCTTCTTACCTCGCTTGTACTTCGGCAATTTAGGTTCTGAGTTGAACTTAGAAGGATTCTTTTTATATTCCTTCTTTGATCTGATCCAAGATTTTGTTACCGAAAATACTTGAGCTACGACTTGTTGGGATACTACTGATGGTAGATTCCTAAAATCAACCTGATTCTCCTTACATAATTTAGTAGAAAACTCATATTCATTTATGTAATCTCCGGAAAATATACCTTGTCTGACATTGAAAAGAACATAATTATACAACAACCCGGATTTGAGGCATATATCCTCAAATCGGTTGTCTTTTACGATATGTCTCTCAACTAATCTCATTTTTAATATCTTATGCCATAAATATAAACATAGTTTATGATACAAATAATTTATTCTATCATAACCAGTTATTTATTAACACAAATATAATTAAAGCCTAGATATTTACCTAGGCTTTTTAATAAAGTCAATCTTTTTATTCTTTCTTTTTGACTCATCCCAATCCGATGAGTACCTGCATGTCCCTTGTTTGTGGATCGAGAAATCGCACCAAAAACACAAGGGCTTGGGGCGGGGTTCAAGGCAGGCCGGCTGGCGTCCCATGAGGTAGCGCTTCTCGTACTTATACCCCTGTTTGGCGTCGTCCCAAACGTGAGCTTGATAGCTATCTATTTTATTTGTCTCGAAATCATACATGTCAAGGAGAATATCGTTAAGTTCCTTGACCGATCTCTCTACTTTCTCCTTATCTACCTTCACGTTCTGATTGTCCAGCATGCGGGTAAAGAAATAGCTGCACATATCCGGCAATACCTTATATTTTCTGAGTATGTAAAAGGCGTATATCGGATGTTGGAGATTATGAAGCAGCTTATCTTCATCGAATAACTTTCTCCCGGACTTCCAGTCTATCGTATACATGGCTATCCTGTCCTTTGTCTTATACTCTCCACGCCAGTCCACCGATCCTATGATATGTACCTTATCGTACGTAACGCCATCCAAAGTAAGGGGCTTGGGCAGCTTATAGGGCAAGACAAAGTCCTCCTCCACGCCTACCGGTCTCGACCCCCGGATCACCTTCTCCATTGGCGTAAGATCAGACCATGCCTTCTTATAATTGCCAGCAGCATCCTTCTCAAACAACCCCACAATCCATCTTATTAACCTAGCCGCATGTTGCATGGACTCGATCTGAGATTTTACGCTATCAAAAGGTATCTTCTCTATATCGGCGTAATAGTTAAATGCCTTACTCATGTCCTCATAAGAAGGTCTGCATCCGTTCTTGAAGAAATACTCCATCGTCTGGTGGATAACCGTACCATATGACGTAGCCTCATGCTTCTCCGTGGATCTGTGACCCTCCACGTAAGTCTTATACCACTTATACGGACACTGGACAAACGTATCTATCTGCGAGTAAGAAGCGGCGAGAACCTTCTCTCCATTTATTATCTTACACAAGAGATGTGTCTCCGGGATAGTCATCATCGAATATATTTAAATCAAGTGATGTTTCGTATAAATCATATGCTATATTTTGAAGGTGATGGAATCCTTTGATATCCATTTTAACAACTGTGTTACCCCATAAACGTGTGATACTTAAAACGTAATCTTTTGTTATTGTTATATCCCCTTTATTGCGGTAATCATGATTATCATAATCGTTAAATCCAATCCAATCCAATATCCTCTCATTCAAGCTTATTGGATAAACATCACATTCGGAAGTATACCACTTTATTGTGCCATTATCAATTCTGCGTTCGAGAATCAAACTCCCTTTGTCCTTATGCATACCGGTAATACATCCTATCCTCCATATATTACCATCCTTATCTTTCACAATATTGCCTATTCTTAACTCCTTAACTGAAATCATATTCTTCCTCCTCTTTATAATCATCATCGCAATCATCAACAAGAGGGGTCTCTAACCCCTCTTCCCAATCATCATATCCAAAGTCCATTACTTACTCTCAAGCCAATCGTATAACATATCCACAAAAATCCCTACAGTTAGTTCATCGACAGATTTATCACCAAAGATATCATCCGGTATCCTTATATTCATCTTTTCTTCAATCCCTATCAATACCTCTAATAAATCAAATGGATCCATAGCTAGATCAGATGAAAAGTTACTGTCTTCTCTTACATCGTCAATTACCTCTATATTATTAATGTAATTGAACTCATGCATTTTTTCGAATATCTCTTCCCTCGCTATCTCCAATAACTCATCTCTTTTCATAATCCTTTAAATAATCGTACAACATATTTGTAAGCTCTCCTACCGTCAATTCGTGATAAGGCTTGACACCAAGTACTTCATCAGGTATACATTTACCTGTTTTCTTCTCCATTTCCATTACGACTTCTACAAAATCAAGGGAATCCATAGCCATGTCCATATCCAGCTTATCCTCGTTCATTATTTGAGCGGCATGATCAAAACCATTAAATTCACCCATCTTCTCGAATATTGTCTCCTTGACTACTTTTTCAACCTCTTTTCTTTCCATACTAAATCGACATTTTTAATCTTCTACCTAATTCTTTTTTTATATCTGATATCCTTTCGATATCCATCTTAACATCGCCTGTGATAGCGTATTCCTTGTCCATTTTCTTGGGAGGATCCGGGAGCCGGCTTAAGGCGAATAACCATGCCAGTTCCTTGTTCTTGTTCTCCCTAAGATACAAATCAGACGTCATGCCATACATCTTTATTATTGTATCAAATAACGTTGATTCCGATAAACTCATACGCACACTATACACATTTGATGGTTTCCAGATTAAGTTATCTAATCTCATCGTGTACTCACGTTTAAGATCTATGTGGGATATTACCGCTCTTACTATAGGTTCTTCCTTGAAGTTGGTGTTAGCCACAAACCAGATAAGCCTTTTCTCCACCTCCTTGACAGCTCCCGTATCCTTACCCATATCGTTATATACCCCAACAATACGGTCCCGGATCCCCTCGACCTCCGGTGTCAGGCCGGGTGTCTCTATCAGCATCAGCAGCGACCCTCCCCTTGGCGTTATCTTCCACTTCCCATTCTTCTGAAGCTCTATATAACCAGATGCTTTATAACTATCTATTTTCTCCTTTGGAATGACGCTAGCCATCTCCTCTTTCTGCCGGATCATCAAAAGATACCCGACATCAGACATCGTTAATCCTGATGTCATCATCTGTTCAAAATTTATATACATAAGCTAATGAGTTAAAATATTGACCTGATCTTTCTGGCTACCCTCTCGACTATATCGGGATGATCATTTCCGTTATATATATCTATTATATGTAACCTTATGTTTTTCTTTGATGAATGAAACCAAAAATCTCCATTTTTTTCTGTTTACAGGTTTGAACATCTTCAGTTCTGGTATAAGATAACACGCCACACATGATCTTTCAGCAAGTGATAATTCAACCGCTGCCTTTTCTATTGCTCTGCACATAAACGTATAATTATCATTCTTTATTAGATTGTAAGCCCTTGTCAACACTCTAAGGGCGTCTGCTTTCGATAATCTCTTTCCCTTTTTCATACTGTTTTACCGTATAAGATTCATTAGCCATACCAACCCTACCAACTGATATAGATTGATTTATTGATTGATTAAGATGCCCTATAACTGACATTTTAGCCCTAACCGTATTGGCGCATCTTAGAAGGACTCGATAATCCTCCAATGCCCTCTCGTACCTTACGTCCACCCTAGCCCTTTTATCGGCGTCGGTCATACTCTTGCATGTCCCGTCTTCTCTCAGGCTTATAGCGATCTTATCCCGTATGATCCTGATATCATCCTCGGCTATCACCAGTTCGGCGTCAAGAACCCCCTTGTATGAGCTAAGAAGATCCTCCACCGCCACAACTTCCCTTTTTAGGTTCTCCAATTCCAATATCATTGAGTTATCATTTATCCTTTTATACTCCTGTACTTTATTGGATACCTCATCACAGATATTCATGATCTCCTTTTCCCGTTCCCGGTTTATGATATATCTGATGCTGTATTTAGCCATTTCCTTTAACGAGGATATAATTTCCTTTATCCCCATCTTATCCTCAACCGACAATACGGTCTTCAAGAACATTTCCAGCACCTTTATCACTACAAGCAAGTAATTATGCCTCAATCTCATGTCAATAAGGTGTTTCGTCATGTACTACATTGAAATCATCGCTAGGCGGTATATATTGTTGCTCCAATGGAACACAGGGAGGTGGGGGCGGAAGCGTCACTACGGTCGTATCCGGCTTGCCGCTACCCACGGGGGCATCCGAGCCTCCCGGTCTTTCTTGGTGTACCACACCTCCATCAGGATAATATCGCTCATATCCTTTCATGATATCTACATGTATAGCGTCAATCTCCTCCAATGATCTTTGACGGACCTTTACGATATGATGGAACAATAATCCATCCACACGGAAGGATCGTCTTGACTCGCTCTTGAAACGTTCCAGATTAGGATACCATCCTTGCGGAAATTGCATGTATGAGGAGTACCCGTATCTCCTTGGGATATTCAACACTACCATAGCCGTACACAGCTGCCCCAATGAGTCAGACTGATAGAAATCAGACTGCCTTGGCATATGATCCTTCGGATCACGTCTGCCCTCTATCTCTCGATTAAGTTGCGATACGATAAGGAAGAAGATGTTTGGGAACGTTCTTTTGGCTATATTACACATATTCATCAAACTATCTATATTCCTCTTGGCATCACCCGAACCTTGTACAAGAGCTGTATGGTCTATGGATACAAATACAATTTTCTTATCCTTATTCGCCGGCATATATACATTCCATAGAAAATCTTTAAGCTCATCAACTGTTGTAGGTATGGGTATATACGTTATTCTGTTTGAATTTTCTTGTTTAAGACATTTTTGCATTTCTAGCATCTCCTCTTCATTCATTTTACGAAGGAGGATATCTTCTATGTCTTTGTTCATTTTTTTTGATAGTGAACGTAATACCAAGTCTTCCGGATTCATCTCGAACTCACATCTTAACCATACATAATCATCTGCTTGTGGATTGATGTTGACATTCATCACATTGTTCATGATCTTTTGCGCCAAATAGGATTTTCCAACCCCTGGTCTAGCTCCTATGGCTATCGCATGTTGAGGGTAAAATCCCCCCAGCAAAGCTTTGTCTAGATAAGGGTATCCAGTACGAGCCGGGAGAAGTTCTCCCGACTGGTATTTCATTATCCTCTCATAGGCGTCCATGATAATTTCCTTGGACGTCTTCCATATCCTATTATCGTTCATCCTCGTGCGTTTCTATCGCCAGCCGTATCGGATTTAGATCCTCTGTTAGCTGATCTTGATTTATATCTTAACCCCTTAGCCGTATGGCATAGATCCTTCCCCTTCCGATAAGCCTTACCCTTTAGCTTATCGGTCTTGTAGTTCTTGCGACCCAACTCCCGTCTCTTGGCTTTCTGCTCAGGTCTGGCGTTGATCTTCTTATCCGTCTCAGCCTTCTTCTTTCTGGCTTCCGGATGTGTTCTGTAATATTCAGTCGATCTCCCCATCCTCTTCGTCCTCCTCATCATCAAAATCTATATTCTCTTGTATATCCAAATCCTCTTCCTTTAAAAAAGATGGATATTCCAATCCCAGACGCTTAATCATATACGAATATGGATCAGACGCAAATTCATCTGGTATCTCCCATGTGCAAGGGAATGTACCTATTACCTTTTTAAGTTTATCGGCTAATTCGCGACTCATCCCCATATTAACCATTTTATTATAAACTATAGCTTCTGCGCTACTCACATTGCCTCCAATATAAAAACCTGTTGGTTTGTGAACAAAATAAATTTTCTTCATTTTACATGTATTATTTATTTTATTAAAGGTATCCAATTTGATTCGATACTCAAATGTTCCATTATCATTAGCTCTAATGCTCATATTTATCCTTCTTACGATCTCCATAACTCATATCCATATCACACACCACCGTATCGGTCGTGTCGTTTACCACATGGAACAGGAACTCCGGACACCCGTGGCAGGCGTTGCTCCCGATCGCCACCGCTCCGTGCCTAGGGCAAGCTTTCTTTACCATGGTTCTATCATATATCCGTATATGATTATCACCATACTTTTCAATATATCTCATGGTATTAAGTAATGATGGCAAAGACATCTTATATGGGGATACATGTTCTATTGGTATATCCAATTCACCAGATAGGCTTTTGTAAATATCCTGTACATCCCGTTTTGTTCTATACGCAAATATATTAATCTCAGTCATTACCATATCCATACTCCTAAGAAGATCCGGCTTAGCCAGCCTCCCCATCGGTTTCCCGAAAGGATCGGATCTCATCCAAGCCCCACACTTCTCGCACCCAACTTGCTTCCCCTCTACCGTATTTATCATAGTGGATGGGATCTTGCAATACGGGCATACAGATCCGTTTAACATAGCTTTCTGGGCTAAAGATAGCTCTTTCATACCTTTTCTTCTATCTCAACATTAAATAGATTGCAGAATCTATTAAAATTCCTGTTCTCTATTCTCATATCCTCCTCATACCTGTCAACTGATTTGATGAAATCATTATAACAGTCCTCGCACATCCATTGATTGATTACCGCTACATAATAGCCCACGGATGTAGGTCTGTTACACATATCGCAAATACCTAAGCACCCATATCTGGTGAGCTTATCCATCATCTCCTGTCTTGTTATTTCAAGCACCTTGAATTTCTTGTAATTGTCAACTACCTTTGCCATTGTAAATTTGTTTAATAATAAAATAATCCGCTATATCCATTCCATCATTTATATTGGGTTTTGATTCGAGAAAATCGCTTATCTCTATATTCATTCCCTTCATATCCCTATCCACTTTCTTCTTCCACTCGTTAAACGCCGATCCTTTGTCAGGATATAGGACTATTCTCCTACGTCCCAATGTCTCTATCATCTCCCTTTTCAACATATGGATACCTCCGCATGCCATGAAAAGCCTATCCGGATATACGATATTACAGATGACCGCCGTCTTCTCCGACTCAACTATATATACCGGGGCTTCCTTAGGATAGAAGTTGATAAGAAACTCGCCGAACAGGCACTGCCTTAATAAATAATCTTGACCGTCGAGGATGTGAACCCAGCATACATGATCCATGGGAACCTTTACCCTCTTACCATCTGGTCCGTAATCCATTATCTTCCCGGTCCTTATCACCCAACTTTTATCAAGTTGCCAGAATACGCAGCATTTACCCCAATCCCCGAATCTCATCATCCCGATCTTATATAAGCTGAACGCTCTATTGGTATGATATGATCCGAATATATTGGATAGATAATCCTGAAGATCAGATGTCTCGAAAGGATTAAGCGTCTCAAACATCTTGCTTACCGGAATGCAGTTGGCTATATCCGGATCCACTGGAGGTCTGTACCTCCTTAATACTTTGTTTGAATCGGTAAAAAGATCATTGCTCCCAAGTTCGCTCCCTGTTGGATATTTAAAGTAACCACATTTATTTTTATGATCACACACCCCAAACTGCTCTCCAACGATCTGACCGGTGGTTACGTCCACGTACGGCGTAAAACAATTATCCTTGCCGCATTGCGGGCACGTCATCTTCCTCCTTGGCTTGCTATGATCCAACTCATACCGATGTACGCTCTTGTCAAACTCCCTGAATTCCATTATCCTCTCCTCTCACTCATCACTCTATATATATAATCTCTCAGCGACTCTTTTCTTATCAAACCATTCAACTCAAAATCACCCTCTATATCTAAAGATCCGATCCTTGACGTAACCGTATAATTGGTTTTCTCAAACTTATACTTACCTTGAAGATATACAACCGTAGCCATATTAAGTATAGGATTATCGGTTTGTCTCTTCAACTTATATTGACTTGTCTTAGCGGTAGGATCACCCGGAGCGAAGTTATATATCTCCTCTATCTCCAATATCTTTCCGTAGTTCTCCAGTATCATTCTTCTATATAGCTCAAGCTGGAAAGCGTACTCGTCATAGAAATTGCCTTTCCTGTTTGATTTGAAGTCCAATATAGCGAATATCCTCCTGCATCTCTTTATCTTCTTTTTCTCCGTCTTAGGCTGACCTTTCTTGGCTCCCGTCTTATAGAACTCTCCTGTCTCGACCTCTATCTCCACTGTCTCCGGCTCGCTGTCCATCTCCACCACGGCGTCCACCGAAGAAGCTACCTTTAACCTGCTTGACCTCAACATCTTTTCGATAAGTACAGGTTTAACATGTCTTTCCTTGCAGAATATAGCGAATGATATCAGATCCTCTATCAACTCATCAATGTTATCCACCAATATCCGCTCCATCCTATACTTGTCTATTCTTAGCTTGGCTTCCTTGACCACCTTCCTGATCCATGTCGGGATCAGCTTTATGTTAACCCCGGTCAGATACAATCCAAATAGATAATGCATGATAGTACCTAAGTCAGCCCTATAGTTAGCGTACTCATCAGGGTCCTTGCCCTTGAGTCTCATCTCATTCTTCCATTTCTCCAAGGCTCCGGACGTATCACAATACCCATTGGCGATATTGTTAGTGGCTCCATCGTATATGATAGGATACCCATCAACATCCATCTCATAATACACGCGCTTGCCGGCAACAGTCATTCTATATAACACCGGCGTCGGGATATCCGTTATCCATTCAGCGGCATAATACTGCTGTTCGGTCTCCAGATCATACTCAACTTCCATTTCCTCTTTAGGCTCTTTTTTAGGCTCTTCAGCAGACTTTTCCTCCTCATCCATATCTTTCCTTAGGATCGTTGACAAAACATCTAATATGCCAAAGAAAGCGGTAAATTTAGGATCTATATGATATGATCTTAATATTGGTAATGATGATCGCCAATAATATGATGGCGCATTCTCGTCCATTGACTTATTATAAACAAACTCTATTACAACACCATCATCCGTGATAACCACATGATGTTTTTTGGATAAACGAACTCTCATATCATCAAACGATTCTTGATCGCTTATGACTTCCATATCCATTCCTTTCTTATATATCGTATCACTTATAGCCTCGTATCCAAGAGCTAAAAGTAATTTTTGTTTTCTTCTATCCATGATAATAATCTGGTTTTTAATTTACCATCCTCCTCGACTCTAGGTGTGAGATCCCTCATCCTTCTGGCTGCCAACAGCCATACGTTACCAAACTCATCCAAGAGCCGGCTGAAATCCATCGTATCTAATAGATAATCGAATCTTGTATGCTCATCAGCCGTCAAGTAAATAATGTTATCGTTATCCTCGGCGACCGATTTATATTTCCGTTTAGGGTATAAGTGGCATATGTTGCTTACCCCAGGACATGGTATATATGCGCCGGTAGCAGATCTTCTTATCATACTTAACTTAGCTACGTGGGCGCCAAAGAACACGGCTAGGCTCCTACCCCGGGGCTTGGCCTTCGCCCGTATCGCAGTCCTCCCCTTTGGCGGTAGTTCCTTGGCTCTGCATGCTGGACATAACCCCTTGCTCCTTATGGCTACCATCCTCCCGCATCTCTCACACGGCAACATCCTACCTCTCATGCCTTTTTCTTTTTATAACTTTTATTGAACTCCATAAGGCTCATAGCCCTATATCTTTTAAGCCTATCTATCTTACTCTCCGCCCAATCCTGATCCTTGAAGTTGATGATCGTATCGAATATCTGAGCCAGTTCCCGGATATTAAAGGTCCTGTTCTGTATTTTCTTATAGAACCCTGACCTGCTATATCCTAGTTTAGACGCCAGATAAGTCTTGTTAGACAATGTGAGGATACGATAAATCGTACCCTCCATCTTGCTTATCTCCATCAACTTCTCGGCGACGGACGACATGGTTTCGTAGCTAGCCTTGTTGCTTACTATCCTCATGCTTCTCCGGGTTCCTGATCTTACCGTCAAACTCATAGAAATCCATCAACTTCTTCTCCTCCTTAATACAGGTTACCACGAAGTCTGATATAGTCCCTTTCATGCCCTCCTCGAAGTTCTTCTTGGCATGATCAAGGTCATTGGCCCGAACGATGTAGTTAAACGCCTTGCGTTTCTCATTGCCCGATTTCTCGTCTATCGTAATATAATCAGCCGTGACCTTATAGAACCGGTCTCCATCCATGGCAAATAATTCCGCTATCCGGAATCGTTTGATATCAACGCTAAACTCACCGGAGATAAATGGCCTCATCTCCTCTATGATCCTAGCCTCACACTCGGTATAAGAAAAGGCATCCACTAAATACTCTTCCTTTACCTTCTTCTTCATGCCATTCTCAGCATCGGTCTCATAAGAAACCGTACATTTAAACCAATTGTGCATTTTAATCTATATTATTATTAAACAAAGGATAATCTTTTATTCCTTCACGAATATATCTTTCTGTATCATCATTCACGTCATAAGCTCTCTTAAAAAACGTCATAGCCGTATTCGTATCATGATCCACCAACGGAAGATATTCCTTCATAAAAAGAGTTCTAAGATGATTCATGTGATCGATTTTGCGCCTTACATCAATTACTTTTAACCATATCTTGTCACGGATTTCACACATCTTTTTTGTGTTCTCCTTATATTTATCTACCTGATCTTTATATTCCTTCTCGATCTCATCGTTCTTATCCTTGATAGACTTGTAGGTTCCCTCATCTTTCGTGTCAAACATCGGAATATGTTTGATATTGATTATATCTAACTTACTGTATAGTTTCTCATTGGATACAACGAAATCATATCTAGTTCTGTATAGATCAAATTCACTTAATAACTTAGCTATCTTAATAGCATCATTCTGATCAAGAACGGCTATATTCAAGTCTTCTAAATAGTAGAAGAAATGTGATGGAGAAATAGACTTATAGTCATATGTCCTCATGATTGGAGGCTCATCTATGAACCTTACACCTTCCTCCGCACATTTTGTTACAATCAATTTCTCTACCTGTTCATCAGTAAGATTATATATCTCCTGATCGGTCATCTTATCAATTGTATTCATCATCCTCATCCTCCGACATCGTTATAGTCTTTGTAAACTTTTGTTTATAAACCTCACTCATAAGGCAGTCAAAAGTCCTATCATCCATACTAGCCATAGCACTGGCTTCTACCATAAGATCCATCTCAATGTTCTTTACCGTGATTTCATAGTTATCATCATCTTCTTTATAGAAGATGACTTTACCACCATACTCGAAACCATCATCTTCGATCTTAACCATATCGATGATCTTCTCCAATTCCTTTACAAACTCACTCTTTTTCATATATGTAATTTTTATGTGTCTACAAAAGTAGACATTTTGTTTTTTGAATTAAATTAAATAAACATTATTAATAGTTAATATCATCCTTTCTCCTATCATTCATGTTTATTCCTTCATAAACTCAACATAACATTTATCCACTCTGGTTATTGTTCGATAGTCATCGGTACGGATACTATATCCTTTATAGCTTTTGACTATAGTACATATTTCTCCTTTTTCTATAACCGTACCACCCTTGCTTTTTAAATGGCAAAGGGTTTTTACTTTCACTCCTATTATCTTTCTCAATGCTATTATCCTCCATATATTTTAAACCCTTTTGTGTTATATTTGCTTATATCAGCGCATAAATTACACCCTCCATGACAACAGCACCACGAGCAAAAAGCTAGTCGCTCCCGCACCCGCACGCCGTGGCTCTCCCGTTATCGAACTCCCAGACCAGAGGCCGGAGGCCGCATCGTGGACACGGCAACCATTCCATTGGATTCTCCGGCTCCTCATAAGCATCAATACACTTGTACTTATATCTCTCTACCATTATGATCAACCATTACAGAATTGATTTAATCTTTCGATTCCTCATCTCATTCTTATCCTTGAACATCATTATCCTATTTACAATCCCCTCCGATTCCATGTATGTAGAGAATCCATGTATCCTTAGATATTGGATAGCTGATAATGATTTCTCCAATATCTCCCTATATTCCATATCTGTTTTAACTGCTTTCTCCATGATCTTTTTCCTCCATTTCTTCTAATATGACTTTAGCCAGATATACCACCTCACTTATCTGGTCGTAATAAACATCCACCCCATCAACTTTATCATTATCGTCATCATATCCATCGACCATCAAATTATCTTCCCCCCGATAAATACACGGATGTTATAGATAAACAAATCAACCCGTTATCGGTAAAGATCCTTATTTCAGCCGGAAAATCATCTACATGGGTTCCGCTATCCATATCAAGATCAAGTCTCCCTGTTCTCTTGATCAAATCAACCATAGCTCCATAAGCTACTACGTTCGCATTTAATAGCATTTTATTTAATGCATTTACTCTTTCTACGTTTTTCATATCCACCCCCTTTGTATTACATCGTTATATGTTATCCCATTATCTTGAATCAGTTTCATAAAATGATCTTCGGTATAAGCCAAAGATTCTCCTCTGTTAGCCCTTTCTATATTCTCACTCATCATCCCCATAGCCTCTATCAAGGCCGCTGAGGAGTTGGCTATTAACTTAGCCGCTTCTATTATCTTATTATCATCCATAATCATATTACTTTAACCTCCTCGTTCCACAAATGTCTTTCATATACCATGGTGATCCCTATCAGGATTCAGGTATCTCCTCTCCAATAATTAAGTATTTGATATTTAAACTTATGGGGTAACTCTTGTATCCCTCCTTTATCCTTGTCATAAGGATAAAAATCAGATAATTTTACTGTTTTCATCTTTTGCCTTATTAACGATACATTTGTAAAACAACCCTATCTTCCGCCTCCCCATCATCAGGATGGACATCAGTAAAATCAATGATCGAAAAATCATATAAACATGGTGTGTACTCTGTCTCGTAACCATCACCGGCTACCGTCACATTTATTTCTGCCTTCTTGTTCACGACAAGCATTAATTCGTTAATTAAATCCTGTACTGTTACTATTCTTTTCATATCTAATATTTATTTTGAAAATCTGTAATCGCCCGCATAATCAATCCACACACGAAAATCATTTGCATATTTTCTTGCGTCTTTCTTCGTTTTTCGATGTATGTCTTTACTAACGCTACCTCCCAAAACCCTATCCAGCTCTTTTTGTAAAACCGCTCCGATAAGAGGATAGACGTCCAAATAATTGCCTTCACACTTTTCGAAATCTATTACCTTGTTCCCTATTGCCCGTTCTAATGCCTTGTCCATTGCCTTCACGATGGATTCTTGCACATCTTTATATCGATTGATAAAATCCTGTTCTTTATTTTCCATTTTAATATATTTTTTACAAAAGATGTTCATTACATTCATAAGGAATACAATAAACATACACTGTCCCATTCAAACATTCATATTTAGTCTTCCCATCCTGATCGTCTGTAATTGTTCTTATGAATAAACTGGCCTCCCAATCATCATCTTCATAATATTTTACTAACACTTTATCAAATGGTTTGAAATCATACCTTAACTTCTCTTTAATACCAAAGAATTGTTTCAAGTACATTTTAGCTTTAGGCTCTTTGCTTGTTTTAAGAGCATCAATAAACTTTTGCCTTTCATCCTTAGTAGCAAATCTGTATCTCTCAATATTATTTTGATTGGCAGCTCCATTGTCGAAATATAAATAACCCCCTTCTTGCCAAGAGGCATGATAAGACGTAAGGTATTCCCCGTTTGTATTCAATATGAATAAATAATCACCTTCTTCATTGCTCAATACATCCCCATCCTTAAATGCCGTATATTCCGGAATATTAATACAAAGCCTACATCCTCTTGCTCCTAGTCCATTATCAGAGAACCAATCAGATATTATACCGCTATCAGAATAAATCACTCCTAGTGTATTAAACATCCCCCTATCTTTATTATAATACACTAACTCTACCTTATGATTATGTCCGACCGTTACAATCTCACCATCATATTCACCATTGCTAATTTTCTTTGCCAGTTCTAAGTCAAATGGCTTTGTTATCATTCTCTTTTCCATAATTTTACATGTATTTATATTGTTATTTTTCACTTTAGCTATATTATCATCTTGTAGCAATCTTGCTTTAAGGTCATCTATAGTCCTTAAATCCATATTATATGTGCATAGATGAGCGTTCCCGTAACCGGTTAAATTGTTTATTACAGCCACATGATATCCGCCACCTATCTTATACACTTCCTTGACCTCCCATATATCCCTGCTATCATATTCATATCTATTGTTCCGGTCTATAAAATCTTGCTTTATAGATACCATATCTCCTTTTTTAATATTCATATCTTCTTATGTGTTTATATATTATTTGCCTGTCCAGCCAATCCAACGAACATGGGCGGACGCCTCGCTTCCCTCCGTACGTCTTACCTATACACGCCGGCTCCACCGGCAACGCCATCCATGACATTTTGGATGCCTCCATACCTCTAGGTACGATCAATTCCTTATTCCGGGTCATGATTCTTTTTTTTTAAAATTTATATCAAATTCCCGTATATTAAGTATCTCCTTGAAAACCATCTCTCTAATGAAACAACCCATTTTATGTATTTCATCTTCATTAGATATTCCCCACACTTCAATTGCTGCATGAATCGCATCTTTCATAGAGAAACAGATCTGAGTCCAATCACTATATTCTCTTTCATCGTTTAAAATATCTTGTATCTTTCTTTCGCAATGTTCTATATATTCTTTATTGAAATTACTCATAACTTTTCAATGATTTTCATTATAAATTTTCTACTTAATTCACCCCCCCCCAGTGGTTGATGCAGTAGTCGCAGCAATAAGATTCAGGCAATCATACGACTCTGCTGATGTCTAAATCTAATCCTTCGAACGTTTCCAAAACATGCTATTGGAAGCGCCATCGCTAAATCTGATAGTGATCGCACCGCTATGGTACAAGCGTCACTTAATTCCATCCTAACTGTTTTGCAATACTTTCCATTTCATTATACGCAATCCTGTGACATCCAGCAACCAATAGGTCGTTCTCATAGCTATTGATCTTCCATTTGTGACCGGTTATATCCAATGCCATATCGTGTTGGAATTTACCGCCATTATGGAATAATTTTATCAATTTCCAAAGTCTCTCAGCTTCAGCTCGTTCTATCTTGATATTCCCGCTGGTCTCAATTATGCTATTCTTAATGCGAAGCCATACGTTAGGCTGGTCATCCTCCAAATAATAATGTAGATATAATTCCGGAATCTCGCCAGACTTCCACATCTCGATCTGTTCTTCAAATTTTTTCTTGCGATCTTCTTTTTCTTTTCTTCTTTTTTCAAAAATTAAAGCCTCTTTTTTCGCCTGACTGTCTTCCCATCTCTGACATCTGGCCACATACTCAGCCCACGTTCCTTCACCACAAATCTCATCTACTATCACATTGGTCGTTCCTAAAGTTTCTAACGCTTGATGATTTAGCAATACCTCAAACACACGCTTTAACTCATGGACATATTCACTTTTAATCTTATCCGATTCATAAGATAACTCATGTTTAGTTCCGATCCAGGTGTTTGCACTCTTTTTAAGAAGGCTCTTGGGAGTACCCATATTAAAGAACTCAATATAATCCATTAGACTTCTAAATACTCCCCAAACATCCCTATAAGATAGACTCGTTCTGACCTTCTTATATTTCTCAATATCTTTTTTGATAAGCTCCAATTGACTGGTGATAAAAGCCATGCTGCCATCATCAGACATATTATATCCAACAGAAAACACCTTTGAACCAGTTGGTATTGCACTACGAACACAACGTTGATGTTTACAGGTAGAAGAAGAATAATACTTATCGTTAACCAAATACGCCTTTTCACCACATTTATTCCTTACGATTCTTCCAACCTCAAAATGATAACCATAAGAATAAATACTTCTACCTTCAAAGAAAAGATTACTACCTCTTGCGGATTCTTCCTTTTCGTTTGCCCACAAATGAGCGACCATAGAGTTGTTCATATCTATTAAGTTTTGAATGTTAACTATTGATTATACTTGCTAAAAATAACATCGACACAAGTTCCGCCAATAGCGTTTGCGTCATTATACGAATAAAAACCTTCTGTTCCCCAATCCACACCAACTGGACAACCATCTGCATGTTTTACAAAGTCATCAACTTCTTGCGCTTCCTCATTAGATATTCCAGTGTAGTCACCATTAATCAAAGCCCCAATCCAATAAATCGGAAGCCTATATCTTATTACCTCCATATTCATAACTTCATCAATTTACAATTACTACCTTCAAATACCGGAACCATACCTTTCCACCTAAAATAATCAGTAGCTACTTTGAAAGCATACAGGGGATTCACGTTCTTGATTTCCTGCAATGGCTTGAGGAAATGCAACGGCTGACAGACATAAAAGTTTTCATTGTTCAAACGTCCAAAAACTTTATCCATTACCGATTCATTACAATTAGTGCCATCCAGTATAATTAAATCGCATCCGGTTTTTCTGGTTCCAAAAATAAATGTCTTGTTCTTGTTTTCCGGAAGCATGAATATTTCCTTATCAATCTTAAACCAGTCAATCTGGCAACTCTCTACATCACGGCGAACAATCTCGTCAATCTCACGGGCATATTCTTCTTGTGTTTTCATACTATTTCATTTAATAGACCAACATACACATCCCCATTCTCATAATAAAGCTGACCCTCATACTGGTTATGATGAAGCTCCTCACGTATCGCATCTTCATCGTCAGCCCAATGTTCATATTCCTCATGCCAAGCCTTGAAAAAATTATTATAACATTTTTCTGTTAAATCCTCTAAAGAGAAATTCTCCGGGTAAGTACACCAAGTATCGTAATAATCAATTATTGGTTTAAGAAGATAATAATCATAACACATCCCTGTTAATGGACAATTGTCTTCGTATCCCAATATTACCCGACTGCGTCTGTACTTGTAATTATATTTCCCATCTATATATTTACCTTTAGAATAATATTTACCTTTCGTGATATGTGGCATAATGTTGTTATTGATATACCTGAACAATAATTTACCGCATAGATTCTCAGGGAATATATCACGACGATAATCTGTAGGACGTTCATAAATAGGATCTTTGTATTTAAACTCATAACTAAAATCATATCTCTCGTATCCAACTTCCCAATCATAAACCTCAGTATCTATCATATCCTCAAAGGCTTTCATTGACTTTTTATAGTCTACGCTATAAGCATCCATACATTGCTCCATTACATTCCAGCGCTCACGCTCTATGATCTTTTCTTGTGAATCTTTTGACAGCTCATCAAATTCATACAGTTTTAATACAATCTCTTTCATAATTCCTCCTCTTTTAATATAACTAGATCCCTAATGTCAATCGAATGACATACGTACCTCCTTATGTTCACGTTTAGAGATATGATTGTAGCTATTCTCACGAACCGCCACAATCCCGATTTAAGTATTACTCATTGTTTCTTCCATTCTCTATATCCTACCTCAAAAGCTATAGGATCATATCTTTTCAACATAACTCCATAATTATCCCTACCTGTATATCTATCTTTGCCTCCTATCATCCATTCTTCCCTAGACAAAGAACTACCAAGAGCGTTAAGCATGCTTATATAATCTTTCTTGCTTTTCATATCATAATATTACATTAAACAACTCGTTTAGCCTATCTATCTCATTTAAGTACTCATCTTCTTTATCAAACTTAATTTGAGTCCCATTATCCAAACCAAAGGACAGGGTGAAGGATATAACCCAGCCCGATCCGTCCACGGTCTGCCCCTTGGGAACCCAAGACATCACCGCCTTCTTGGATATCCACCACCTCCAACTCGCTCGATTTGAACCACGCCAACTGACTGTAAGTTTCACCTATCCATATTATACTCATTCTCCCGTCCCGACTGACCTCCTTGACCAGCCCTATATGGTTTTTAGTGTCCTTAATCACATTTGATTCGTCAATATTTGTAAGCCGAACAAAATCCATCGGTCGTATCATTTTATTCTCGTCCATGTCCTTATCCTCCTATATTCTTTTTATTTTCTCAATTTACGCTTAACCTCTTTAACATATTTAGCAGAATGCAATCCCCTATGCAATCTTATAGCCCGATCTATATCCTTTTTAGGATTATGGTGAGATTGATATATCTCGAACATTTCCCTAGCCTTGACAGGATTTGTCCTATCATCGTATCTATACCGCTTCTGCTTCCGTTTAAGGCGCAATATCCTGTTAACCTCATCTACATACACCTTTTTCATCTGCCACCTCCCTAAAGCCCCCGAAGTGGCGTTGTACGCCCGATCGTCGTTCCTTGACTCCACGAAAGATATGGCGGCCGCCAGCTTGTCCCATACCCGTGCCTCGATCACGGCCGGCTTCGGGGCGAGGGGCATGCCTCCGTTCCCTTTTGGCGGTGTCAATATTATCATCGCCGTCACGAGTAAGTATCTTATCATATTTCCTTGTTTTTATAAAATTCCTCCCCAAATTTCACGTTATCCACATAATCCTCCATACACTCATGAACAATTATATGAATATCCCCCTCCGTATATGTTACCTCTGACATCAGCCTCTCATTAGTCATCCACCAAGAATAACTATCAATATGCCGTGTCTCGAATCCATGATCATGTAACAGACACATAACATTATGTTCTAAATGCTTACCCATCATCACATAATCATACACGATATATCCGTTGATACTTTCATGAAACCATCCGAATGCGCAAACATATTTACTCATTAGCTCATACAACTCCCTTGCCACCGGATTAGGTGTTACCTCATCCATATCAAAATCCATACTCCCCTCGATAAGTTTATTCACATCCCGCTCATCAATACAAGCTCTAGGCATGCCCTCCGCCCTCACATGAAGGCGTGATCGGTGATCTCTACTTAATACTGTCCCGACATATCTTTCTCCTTTTGCATACCCTATATTATGGTTACCAGTTATACGAAACATGATTTTGTCACCTACATTAATTTCTTCCATATTTAAGATGTTCATATTATTTGTTGTCATCTTTATACAAAAAGAGGATATAATGGCATGATATTATGATATCAAGACACAAATACGTTCTTTATCATATTATCATACATATCCTCTGTACAACGTTATTTATGGCATTATATCGTATATGACGCCGTAGGTCATAAATACATCTAATTAACCCCCTTTTAAGGGCTTATTGTTATTTAGGTAACTAGCTATGCCTAATATTTTCGAAATAAGGGCTTTTTTAGCCTTATACTCATCGTTTATCCCTATTATCGCATATCTGTATACCTCCCCATCCTTCGACACCTCCACGCCCACGTATTTAGGCGCAACGGAATCCTTATGTAATACGATAAACGGGCTTTTGCCGTCTAGCTCATTTATCAACTGATTAAACTGTCGCCTCGTCATCTGATAATGATATTATTTCTATGTTGTAAATACGATCTTTTTTTACCCTTATCTTCTCGCATAGCTCATCGAAGCACTTATCTTCTTCTAACTTATCAACATAATATGATACACTTGATTTAGAGCTTCCTTGAAGATATATATTCCCTCTTATATTCTTTGAGAAAAAATTAGGCAAGACCATCTTTTGTCTCTTATCTTTATTATCCATGTAAGATATAACAACAACCCACAACTCTGGCTCCCGTTCTTTTACCGATAACATAAGATCAAGACTCGATTGACTATTGATATTCCTCCTGCCAGTTTCGTTATAACGTAGAATAATATAATCATCCGCGTTATCATTCTCAACCATCACGACTATAGGGCGATCGCCCTTCCCATTATCACATAATACTCTTGCCTCTTTCCCGTCGCGGAGATATACCTTATCATAATCTCCGTTTTTGTATATCTCAAAATCAAACTCTATCACCATATCATTTCCTCCTATTGATATATTGTTGTGTACGACCTTCTTTTATTTTTTCGAAATAAAACTTATTCCCATATAACCGGGTGAAGCAGATGTTATACCCGAAATGTTCCGCACGTCTTATCTGTGCGTAACCTCTACTGATGTCATTATTATCAATCAGCGTAACAAAACAATGTGATCCTACCTCTGTGTTTAAAACCAGATTTTCCCAATCTTTTACCTCCATATCAAATCTCCTTAAATAATTTTTTGTTATGATTATCTCTATTATACCATTTATCAATATTATCGTACTGCTTTGGATAAACCCCATAGGCCTTACACCACCTAGGTAACGGCCCGTTCAACGCATCTAACGCCGTCGCAAGGTCGAACGTAGCCTCCTCCTTGATACAACACCCCGATCCACTCCCACGGCTCGGTATATAAGCTCTACTATATGCTACGCTCATCCCATATTCCCCACGACTCAGATACCCGATGTTAGGCGAATCAGGGAAGGCGTAATACAACATTATATAATCACCCTTACTCCAACCTCTATTATAAGTATCATCCTGCCACGCAAAAACCCTGCAACCGGCTTCTTTCAATTCCGCTGCCGCTCTTTTTAAAACATTGTCCATATTATCTATATTTAATTAAGTTGTGTCAAGGCGCCTGGAACCGACCCCGGACCATATCCGCACACGTACGATCATGATATATCCTTCCGCCCCGCCAAGGTTTTGGTTCAACATTAACAAACTTTCATATCCTCACACATCTTAAAAAAGACCTCTCTTATGATCTTCTTGTATAAGATGTATATCTCATCATCATCCTCATCAAACTCCACTCCCCATGAACGTAATAAATATCTAATATCACAATCCGCTATATGAATCCTGAATATAGACGGAACGCTCATTATGTAATCCTCAAAAGCCTTCTTAATTCCATCCCTTTTGATATGTTCTTTATACTCATTCTTGAACACACTAAGCATAAAAGACATATATTCCCTATCGTATTTAAACTGCTTACCATAATTTTCTGTATCTATATGATCCAGTATATATATCTCTATAGCGTCTCTATCGTATTTTGACATACTCCTTCCTCCTCCTTTTGATATTTTATAACCTTTTTCTCCCCATACGCTTTCGCTAACTGGATAAGTTGACCGGTAAATACCTTGGTACGGTGTTTTACGATCTTATCCACCAGCTCCGGGCATCTGGTTCTCCATCTATAATTAACCTCGCCCTTAGCTTTCTTCTTGTAATACCTGTAGAATGTTACGGCTACTACCACTTCTCCATTCTGCTCGAAAGCAACCAAATCGTAATTGTTGTAAACTATTTCATTCATGTTGTTGTTTCCCATTTTATGTGTCTAATCACTTCTTTAGGCAAAGACATTATATCCTTCACCCTTCTCCCTAAGTTGTACATACCTCCCTTATGAGGATAATAGCCCCCTACATACATCCCTATTCCTCGCGGATGCGACGGGGTTTCGTTACAAGTGAACATCGGATAAAATAAGATCCCTCTTGAATCTTTAGTCCTGTCACTTACGCATACAATAGTATATCTATCAGCGACCTTCTCGCCGAAATCATATACCCTTACCTTTCTTTTTACCCCATCATTGTTCTCTATAATATTATTCATGATGTTATTTATATTAATTAATTTTCTTTCCATCAGCGGTATATGTGCCATACCATTCCCTATCCATATTTACCACCTCAATATGATGTATATGATAACAACCATTAGCTATTCTATTGCAATCGGCTATCACCATAGCTATATTCCTATACCCAGAATCAATGAAAACACGAGCCAATCTATCCCCACTAAATATAGATACCTTGATATCGTCTTTCTCTTTTATAAGCCTTCTCATATCATATCCTACTATCGAACTAATCTATCCTTTTACCATAATTAGTATATGACCCACACCATCCACGAGCCTCATTTGATACCATAATATGATCAATGGGCTTATCCCCGACCATATTATTGGCGTACGATATCGCATCCGACATACTTCTGAATCCGGAATCCTTAATGGATTTTATAAGCATCCTATCATACCCGAATACCAATATCTTCACAATATCTCTTTCCTTCACAGTCCTCCTCGCTCTCATAATATTCTAGCCATAAAATAAACAAACATAAAATCTATTTTCTCTTTGTTATCTTCTATCCTATGTCCGGTGATCTCAAAAATAACCCTACGCTTTTCGATAGTCTGTATATTATCTAACTGAATAGCTATGTAAGGATATTTCATAACTTCCTCTCTATTGATGTTATTCAAAATAGCGTTGACATCTTGCCTGCGAAAATACATATTTACCCCTATGTAGCTGGCAGCCAAAAGACATTCGTCTATTATACCATCTGTATCGAATAACAATAACATATCATCCTTCTCGATAGTATATTCCATATCAAGAATCTTGATACGTTTGCTTCCGTCCTTCTTATCAGCTATAAGAATCTCTATCATATCCTTGTCAGTCGTAAGGACATAATACGCCTCATCCTTTGTAATATTATCACGAAGGTAAGATAGCGCTTCATCTTGTAATCTTAGTAATTCTATTTCGTTCATATTCATTCCTATTGTCGCCAAGGGAAAAAGGACGGCGCTGGCGACAAGGCCTGCCCAGCCTCCCCGCAGCCGCCCGTTCCCATTGGTATTATTCTTCCACCTCTAATTTCCCGTAATAAGGATAAAAACAACCGTCTCGATAAACCGAATATCTGAGCGTTTTATCCTTTGCTTCATAGATGGAAACACAACCGCTGTTATAAGCGTTGGATAGTTCTTTTGCTACAAATCCACCTATTTGTTTTAGGTTTTAGGCGTATCCGCCAACGACCTACCTACATATATTTTTACCCTCTTGCACTTTTTGTCGCCTACGCATATATCCTTCCCTCTAAGCTCCGTTAAATACATGAATCTCATATCAGTCAATTTTAAATCCAACATCCCTCAACCTCTATCTCCATGCGATCCTCCCAATTACATAAACAAGGGTTCTCTCCTTCATAAAAGTAATAGTAAGCCCATACTTCAATATCGCCCACTTTTATGCATCCATCACTGCACCATTCCACGATCTCGTCATTCATGCATACGTTTGTCGGTTCAGCACCAAGCAACAATAGCTTGTTTATTATATTGTCATCGAACCTTTCTCTCGCTTCCTCTTTCGTCATATCACTGTCAGATTTTTAATATTACACTACCGCCAAAGGGGAACAGGGACGGACGACCAGCGGGACCTACTCCACGCCATCGCCGCCTCCGTTCTCCCTTGGCTTCCTACATTCCCACCATCACCCAAAGAAACACACACACCCATACATAAACATAACTTCATACACATAAGATTCCCTTACCATAAAGATACCCTTGTTTCCCCTGTTTCCCCTGTTTCCCTGTTTCCCTGTTTTCCTGTTTCCCTGTTTTCCTGTTTCCCTATTTCCCTATTTCCCTTGATTTCCCCTG